ATCTTGGTGGTTCTTGCCATCAAGTTATGATAGAACTAATTCGTAAATTATGGTGCAAATCTAAAGTGAATCAGATCATGAACAGAGAATCAGTATTCGAACAACTAAAGATTGACGAAGGAGTCGTCTATGAGATTTACCTCGACCATCTCAACTATCCCACGTTCGGTGTTGGGCATCTCATCAAGGAAAGTGACGGAGAGTACGGCGCTCCAGTCGGAACGAAAGTTTCCCCCGAAAGAGTTAGCGAGGCATTCGACCACGACCTCAACGTCGCAATCTACGAATGTGCTGTACTATACGGAGACGGGTTCCACAGTTGGCCAGATGAGGTACAACAAATCTTGGTCAACATGATGTTCAACCTAGGTAGACCAAGACTAAGTAAGTTCAAGAACATGTATTTTCATTTACAAAATGAGGATTGGGTGAACGCGGCAGTTGAAGGTCGTGATTCGAAATGGTATCGACAAGTGACGAATCGACCGCAGAACGCTTGATGACAAGGCTAGAGAATGTCTAATGTAATTTTTCAATATATGATCGTGAGTGACGCAGTAGATGCTCGCGGTGATATTCCGGGCTGGGACGGTTCGCGTTCTTCCCTCTATAAAGAAGTTGCGGATATATCCCGTACATCATTCGAACAATACGCAAAGAAGATCGGTGCAGAACACGTCTACTCAGATGAACGAGTTGCCACCAAAGGTCACGGTTGTTCTACCTCACTACTGCACGAATGCGCTCGTGTCTGGTTGGACCCTATGTTCGACCAATACGACAACCTACTATTCGTTGATACGGACATCGTAGTCAATACCAAAGAGAATATCTTTGATCAGATGGAGTCTGGTGCCGAGGTCTACGGCGTCCTAGAGTCAGACTTCGTTACTGCCGATGGGGGTGGATACAATTCATGGGACTCGAAGGAATCCAACTACCGCGACTTCTGTCGTAAGTTCGAATTGCATGACTGTCCTATCGTCCCTGTAATGCCACCTAACCGACCATCTAAACTAACCATTATGAATACAGGTGTGGTTCTGTGGTCCAAGGAGGCACGTCTACGTGCACGTGAACTGTTCATGAACTGGGAAGACTGGTGCTACACTGGTGACTTCCACATGTCTATCATGAATGATCAACCGTACATCTCTGCGCAGTTGATGAAGCATGAATTCGATGTAGAGACTATCGATACCACTTGGAACGACAGTCCACACTATGCGACCGAACAAGAGTTCTTTGATAATGCAAAGTTTTGTCACTACACTGGTGGTGAGTGGAAGGTCGATATGGTAAAGCATTGGAACGACAATCGTTACAAGACTTCCAAATTCACAAGAGCATTATTTCCGTAAATATTTTCAAAATAAGTGTTGACAAACCCCCCATAAGTTGATATAATTGTGTTTCAAAAGTGAGAGGTTTCTATGAGAGCAAGTGAACAGTTAGTTGAAGATTTGGTTTTTCACTACATTCATCAACCACCTTCGGGTAATCCAGACTGGGGCGGTATCCAACTTGCCCTGCAAGACTATGGGTACACCCCAAGTCAAGTCTACGAGATTCTAAATGATGTGCGACAAGGTGGAACTGGAGTTGTTCAGTTCCTAACGGAGGGATGATGAGAGATAAAGTTATATTAGTGGATTGTGACGGAGTACTTCTTGATTGGATGTACGCATTCCAACAGTGGATGAAGCGCCACAACTACGTGATCAAGAATCCAGATGTGTATGACGTAGGTGTCATGTACGGTCTGGAACGCAACGAGAAGCGACGACTATGTCGCATGTTCAACGAGAGTGCGACGATCCGAAAGGTTCCGCCGCTCCGTGACGCAATCAAGTATGTTCGTAAGTTGCACGAAGAGCATGGTTACGTGTTCCACGCAATCACCTCTTTGAGTAACGACGAATACGCGCAACACTTGCGCACTAAGAATCTCCAAGAGTTGTTCGGTCCAACAGTATTCGAGAAGTATGTGTATCTCGACACAGGAGCAGACAAGGACGAAGAGTTGGAGTTCTACCGTGACACAGGATGTCTATGGGTAGAGGACAAGGTAGAGAATGCCATCGCTGGTGCGAAGGTAGGTCTAGAGTCTGTAGTGATGTCACATGGTTACAATCAGGATAGTGAGTTCCCATTGATGCGTAACTGGAAAGATATATACAACTACATTTTAGGTCAATAATTCCCGCTCAAGGTAGCATGTCGGGGGACTTCGGTCCCCCTTTTTTTTATATAAATAAATCTAATTGGTATACACAAACAAAGGTGAAAAATGAGATACGTAGGTTACAGCGAATTTTATCATGACTCAGGATTTGCTATCATCAATGAAGATGGTACGGTAGAGTTCGCGACCCATGGCGAACGTTACTCCAAGAAGAAAAACGACGCTAACATACCCGATGTATTATGGGATATGATAAATGATGATGACCATGTATCGTTCTATGAAGATCATGGTATCAAGTTTGATATGCGAGGGGGTGTTGAAGCAACGGGTAGAACGACAGAGATGATCCAGTCTTCCGAACGGTTCGAACAGTTCCCCTATCCAGAAGCGTCAGTATACGACGCACATCACCTACACCACGAGTCACACTGTGCCTCTGCGTTCTATACGCGTCCGTGGGATTCATCTGAAGATACTGTCCTAGTCTCTATCGATGGGGTCGGTGAATTGCAGACTGCCTGCATCATGGACCACAAGTTCAATCTAATCAAAGAGTGGCACTACCCTAAGTCGGTAGGTCTAGTCTACACGTTAGTAACCAAATTCCTAGGTCTACGTCCACTCGAAGATGAATATGTGGTCATGGGTCTCTCCGCATACCACGAAACATGTCCTAAGTCTAAAGCAATCACTGACTGGTTGATTCGTTGGTACGAAGAACTGTCGGATATCGCACCAGAAGTTTCTCTAGGTATTGCGGTAGGTGGTTCTAAATCTAAGAGAGAACAGGACCGTCTAAAGTTCAGGGAAAAATTCGAAACGACGCATTCTTTCTGTAGAAGACAAAGTTGCAGCACGTGCTGTCCAAGACTTCGCAGACTATGCGATCATGGGTATAATGCGCGAAGCGTCTAAATATGGTAAGAAGTTATGTTATTCTGGTGGGTGTGCACAGAACGTTGTAATCAACTCCAGATTGTTTGAACTGTTTGATGAGGTACATATTGCAGTATCTCCGACCGACGCGGGGTCTGGTTTGGGGACAGCTGCCCGATCATGGGCAAAAGCAACCGGAAAAGATAAATTAATATGGAGTCCTTATGCGGGGCATAATATCGAAAGGGATGTTAATCCTAGCAGTATCGTCGATCATTTACTTGAACATCGCTATTGTGGAATTGCTAGTGGACGGGCTGAGTTCGGTCCTCGTGCTCTTGGCAACCGCTCCCTTATTGCTGATGTAAGATACGACGTACAAGACACTGTTAACACAATTAAAAGACGACAGAAGTATCGTCCGTTCGCCCCTGCTATACTAGAGGAATATGCGGAAGAGTACTTCGACGGACCAATGAATGAACATATGCAGTTCACCTCATGGGCAAAGCATGACTATGCCCCAGTAACACACGTAGACGGAACTGCACGTGTTCAAATCGTGAAGAAGGATTGCGAATCAATCTTTCGAAAGGTAATTGAAGAATACCATGATAGAACTGGTGTTCCGATGTTACTAAATACCAGTCTCAACATAAGAGGGCGGCCAATGGTTAATGACGAACTAGACGCCCAATTATGGGAGCAAAAGTACGAAGTGAAAGTGTTCTGATATGGGACATCTACGGGAGATAGGTCTGAATTATTTTGAACATCTGTACAGGGCGTGGTCACTTGCGTTCGTTTGCATAGTTCATGGCCTATTTCCTAACATTTGGGAACACAAGGCAAAAGAAATAATAAACGGTGACCCAAAAGATTTCAAGGTGAAATGATGGCAGACCTAGATGCATTTGGCAACCCTGTTGGAACGACCTACAGAGAAGATGTTTGCCCACCAGACCTTATGTGTATTCCTAGAGAAGAATGGGATTTACTGTTAGAAGAAAACCAGCTGGCATGGGACTCTGTAAATAATACGGTAGAACGTCAAGGTGACGCAGAGGCAATTGCCGAATTTACATGGCAAGTTCTATTCCTATCACCGTGGGAACTTGCATACATAGCATTACCAATGAGCGTATTAGCATTTTATGGATTGACCATATATGCGATATTTAAATGGTTACAAAAAAGATTTAGGTAATTAACATGTTTTCAGAACAACCAGAAGTGACACCAACCCCAGAAGCAAAACCATTCAAACAGAAGATTGAGCTTGAAGTAGAATTCGATACGTCGAACAAAGAAGTCAAGGCAAGTAAGTTTGAAGGGTTGTTACAGTTCGCGGATGTAATCGATGCATATCGACTTTTCCCGCGAGCATTCATTGGTACCTATCTGTACCTACTCATCGAAGTCACTCAGTGGTTCATGACGATACCTGAACCAAATGCATCACAGGCGGGTCTGATCTCCGTCGTAGTCGGTGCGGGTGCTGCATGGTTCGGTCTGTACACATCTACGGGTTCTGCACGTAAAGTAAAAAGTATTAAGACTAGTTGATGAAACCCTCTGAACTCGTGACCTGGCGCGGTACCCCAGGCGTCGGTGATTTTATGTGGGCACTTAATTCGTGTCACAGATATGCAGCCGACCACGATATCAGTAAAATAAATCTGGAGATTCACTGGGAGCACGGACCAGACTATCTTCATCACTTCGAAGATCCAGAAACGATAATCGAACGATGCGACTACATCCATAACTTCTATCACCAACAAGAGCGAGTGGAGATACATCACATCTTCAATGCTCAAGGTCGATACAAGAACTGGAAATTTAATGATGATGTTGTTTTAGAATCAAACGGTGAGAAAAGAATTGCTGCAATAAATGCACATGGACAGAAAGCAAGGTTTTGGTTTGAGTCAGGATACTATAATGATGGTGTTGGTGCGAATGCTCCATGTAATGATTGGATATTCCGACAAGATGCATTTCAAGACTATGACCCAGACCGAATCGTGTTCTGGCGTCCTACATGGAACGCAGAGAAACCTCGTACATGGAAACGTATCTTTGATAACTCCGATTGGGATCACCTAATCAACCACTTCAAAGCACTAGGGTTCAACATGCATGAACTCTCTTACCGTACGCCTGCATCCGAAGCGATGCAACTTATATCTACCTCGCGTATGGTAATATGTTACGATGGTATCTGGCATTATGTTGCCAAGAACTTTGCACGACCTCTCGCTGTAATCAGTGGTGAAGGCGTGACTAAATACCATACACCTAATGCGTTAAGGCTCAATCCAGAATTATCAAAAGAAGATATGGGAGTCTGGTGGTGGATAGAAAACATAGAAGAATTGTTACACCACACTAAACGAAAATCAGTAGACTATGAAGAGAGGATGAAGACTTATTATGGAAATGACTAGAGAAACATTTCAAATCGACCGTGCTGTAATTGAGGTAGCGGGGGGATGTAACTACTCGTGTTCCATGTGTCCACAGGACTTACGTGAGGGTGGTCGACACAAAGGGTTTCGACGCATCATGAAACTCGATGAGTTCGAAGGATACGTTGCAGACTGTGCGCAGTATGGATTAAATGTTGTCAACCTAGACGGTTCTGGTGAGGCGACGATGGCAAAAAATCTACCTGAATACATCAAGGTAGTGAAGAAGTATGGGGCGAAGTGCTTCATCTTCTCTAACGGATTCAAGATGGAAGGTCAGTACATGCGCGACTGTGTCGATGCGGGACTGGACTTCTATCGATTCTCATTCATTGGTTCGGACGAACAAGACTATACCAAATGGATGTACAATGCTGTGGGTGGACACTACGCACAGATTAGACGTAACATCGAAGAGATGGTTGCGTATGTAAAGGAGTCGGGTTCTGAGTGTGTGGTATCAACCTATCACTTGATTACCGATAACGACAACATCGACCAAGAACTAGATAAGTACAAGACATTGGTTGATGAGTTAGGTGTCAAGACTGAAATATGGAAAATGCACAACTGGTCCGGTGTTCAAGACATCACCGCATCTGGTGTACGTGAAGGTAAGAAGAAAACTTGTGGACGACCGTTCTCTCCAGACGTAGTGATACGTGCTGGTGGTCTAGACAAGAAGACTGGTGCAGTGCACCCATGTTGTCAAGTATTGGGACGTGACGAAGAAGCAGTACTAGGTCATGCCTCAGAAGACAACATCTTAGATATCTTCTTTGGTGAAGAGTATGAGACTTTACGTGAGCAACACCGTACCGAAGAATACCCAGATTTCTGTAAGTCATGTGACTTCTTAGTTGATGACCCAGAAGTATTAGTATACACAAACCACGAACGTGATCTCATGAAGATGCACGGAACTAACTTCACTCTCAACGATTATAGGGACTAACTATGTTCAATTTTTCAAAACTATCTTTTTATGCAATGCTGTTAAAGACTTGGGTCGAAGCTCGCCTTGGTGAACGCACTACATATGACGGTGTTGTAATCATCGCACTTTGTGCAAGTTACATCTTGTTTGATTCAATCATTACGCTAGGTGCATACGCCGGTGTTCTGTACGGTCTATGGACAATGTGGCAACAGCAGAAATAATCCAAATAAAACTGTTTTTGGAGAGTCTGTTTTTATAAATAATAAGACTTATTCCGTAATTGACTGGCCAGTCCAGCGAGTTCCATTTCGCACGTGCGGCATAAGATTACTTAAAAGAATCCAATGAGGAACTAAAAATGCCTACAACTCACAGCATTGTAACACTAAACGACCACTTCATGGTTGGTAGTGCTGCATCTGGTCACGACTTCGTTCAGAACATGTACGGTATGTACATTCGTTTCGAACAGAAGATGAAGACCAGCGAATCAAATCTTTACATCTCGAACTTCGCGTTCGAAAAAATCTACAAGCCTTTAGTTGCAACTTCTCTAGGACATCAAGTCATCGGAGATACATCAACTACAGAAACAATCATGGAAGGTCAAGAGTCAGGTGGAGTCGCAACTAATCAGTTGTTGAAAATCACTCGTGACTATAGAGACGTTCTAGTATCTGTGTGGAAGACTTGGGAATCAGAATCATCTTGGGAAGAGTTCCGTGATGGTCCATTAGGCTTCGAACTAATCACTGCTTTTGAAGCAGACGCATCTAAGTTCACATACGATATGGAAATATCATATGAAGAACTAGTTAAGTCACCACATCGTGGTTTAACTGCTGTAGTAGATCACCTATTGCCTCGCCAAGATAATCCAGAACTTGGTTCTTTCGGAGAAGCAAAAAGACACATTGATCTAGATTGTATTGATCAGGTCGTAGAAGAGTCTCAAGTACGCTCACTACGTGAAGGCGTATCTGAAGGTCTACTAGACAGTGTCGGTGTATACAAAGACTTCTTGACATCTGAACAGATCGACGAAGTTAACGAGTTTATCGCAAGCTTGTAATACACACTTAGTTTAATGATATATAAAGACGGGACAGGAAACTTTCCCGTCTTTTTTTTGGAGGATGAGATATGTTGAGTGGGATATTAGGTTCGCTTCTAGGGTTTGGTAGTTCGGTTGTACCGGCAATCACTGATCACTTTCAGTCCAAACGTAATCAAGAATTCGAACTAAAGAAAATGGAAAAGATGGCAGAACTCACTTCGGCGGGTTATGACCATGAAATAAAACGGTTTCAGGAAATGGGTCTTCATGAAGAACAGAAGGCACTACTGGAACATGACATCTCTACAACAATAGCACAAGGGACAGGGTTCATATCCGGACTACAAAAGTCTGTGAGGCCCGTGATTACCTATTGCTTCTTTTTCCTGTTTGCGATGATAGAGTTTTCTCTATTACAGGATGCACTAAGTAATGGTACACCTCTATCAGAGGCATTAAATACATTGTGGGACGATGATACCAAAGCAATCTTTGCAGCCATAATGGCATTCTGGTTTGGTTCTCGTGCAGTAGAAAAGGCAAGAGTAGGAACTAAAGGATGAATTTACGAGAAAGAATGATTGATGCGACCATCGCACACGTGCAGGGTAAGATTGCTTACCATAAAGCGAATGTTGAGATTTATTTAACCAATCCATCTGGTATCGGAGAACACCCCGATGTCATGGAGTCGCTTGTTTCTGAAATGAAAGAGATTGCGGAATATCAGGACATTCTTGATGTCGCGCAGAATATTCCTAGATAGAAGGTGGGTGATGTATAACTATGAAGCAACAATACGTAGATGGGTGGACGGCGATACCGTCGACGTTGATATTGACCTTGGTTTTGGTCTCATTTACGCTAACCAGCGCCTGCGCCTTTTTGGTATTGATGCTTATGAGTCACGCACTAGAGATCTTGATGAAAAGAAAAAGGGTCTTGCAGCAACAGATTATGTCAATAAGATGGCTCCGGTAGGTACCAAGGTAACTGTCATTACCCACAAAGAAGGTAAGTATGGTCGTATCCTCGCAGAAGTATTCATTGAAACTGGTTACAATGAGTGGAAATGTATAAATACTTTACTAACGGAGGAAGGTCATGCTACGAGGTATCCTAAGTAAAATTATAATTGGTGTTGCGATACTACTCATTGTATCGTGCGAACCGTCTCCATCTAAAAAAATAGAAGGGACACAAGACTACAGTAATGTACAGTTTCCTATTACTGTTTATACATATGAAACTAGTACAGAATTGAACAAGGCCGTAAAAGACAAAAGTGGTCATGGTCAACCTGTAGAAGGTCTGTCCTTATGGTTTCTAACTAAAAAAACAAACCAGATGTCTCGTTGTGAGATTCATGTCGTGGTTCCAAATGGTGTCGATGACAACCATACCATGACATGGGGTCATGAACTAGCACACTGTGTATATGGAACATATCACAGAGAACCAAAATGAAAAGAGTTAATATATTAGGAAATGGCGATAGCTCTAGTCTGTTCCAAAGGGGTACCGAAGGAGAGTTGTTAGTATGCAACATGCCGCCTTTATCTCTCACTAAGCGAGAAGTTCACGCATCGTGTATGGTTGACTTTAAAATGATGGAAGCGTTAGACAAGGGTAAAGTAAAACTAGATGAGTATGATTGGATTCTAGGTACTCGACCACGTCGATGGATGGAAGTTAATCCAACCTTCTACTTGAAGTACTCACCAAACATTAAAGGGTTCCATACCCACATACCCCCATATGCGCAGTTGCCTGGACATAAGTTATCTGAAGCAGCGACAAACTATTCATGCGGTCATATGGCAGTAGACTATGCATGTCGTGTTATGCGATCTAAAGAAGTCCACCTGTACGGATTCGACGCAATGTTCGATATGAATTTGGATAGTTTCACCGATACCTTTTTAGACGCCAATAGAAGTGCACTGAATGTACACCGCATGGCGAGTAACTGGCGTCCTATTTGGTCTGGATTCTTTAGGGAATTCAGTGATGTTCAATTTGTCATTCATCATGTTCACGCAGATATAAAACTGAGTTTACCTACGAATGCTAAAGTAGAGGTTAATAATGAACCCACCGTTCAAACAGGCGTGGAGCTCCACAAAAGAATTCGTTAAGCACACTGCGATAGACTTCGCAATAGTCTGGGATTACCGACCTAATGTTCTTATCTGGTGCGCAATCTTCGGATTGATACTTTTCTGGATGTAAAAAAAGGGACCTTTCGGTCCCTTCTTCGTTTTCTTACTGTCGGGTAAGTTCCTTAGAATACTTTAACCATGCTGTGCATAATATCGCATTCTTCCGGGCGGCCTGATGACATTTGGTTATCCCACATTGAACGTAGAGCAAACGCAGTGTCGACCATTGTCTTGCTGTCTTTCTCTTCACCATTGAACCATTTAACTGGAGACGGTGCTCCGTAATAAATGTCAACCATATCAAATTCTGGGGTGCACATAGGTGCAAATATCTCACGTACTTGATCTTCTTCAAAACCGACTGACTGATCTTCCATAGGTACACCTAGGAAAACAACTGCGTCGAATTTCTCATGATCACCGTCTAGAGTCCAAGACGATTGTCCGTGCTTGTATTGTTGTGAACATTCTAGTGCTTTATTTGTTACACCAGACATATCATATAATGAGTGCATTGCACCTTTATACTTTGCTTCTGGTGGTCGTGCAACAGTAAAATCTACTTCGTATCCGTAGACTCTCATTACTAGAGGTATTGCTTGGGCGATGATGTTCATATCTGGGAATGTGTGCATGTGCTCACGTTCTGGTGGAATCAAATCAACCATTCGTCCAGCAAACTTATCTAACATCCAGTGAGTCTGTCCGTCATTAAAATGACCAACAAACAAAATGTTCTTATATCCTTGAGATGTCAATGCGTTCGCGAACATTGCTCCGCGAGACAACATCTCTTCAGACATATTAACTTCTGTTGATGCGTGGCGTAAGTACTTGCCCTTTTCAGTAGTGATTGATTTTAGGTGAGAATTCATTGCACCAGCAACGCCTTCTTTCCATGTTCCTTTGACTTGTTTCTGTTTTGATCCATCGGTCAAGATGGATTCGCCTTTTGTGCTAAAAAACATTGGTTAGGGTCCCTTATAGATGTTTTGGATGTGTGTTTCGAATTCCTCGATCTTATCTAAACGATTCGGCCATAGGATGTATTCCTTTTCAGGATTCGCCTTGAGGTTAGTCAAGAGCGGTTGAATCGCATTGTATAGATTATCGAGACGGGTTTGGGTTTCATCGACAGCATCAGATACAGTCTCTAACGCCTGAAACGCTTCGAGCTCTGACTCATCTACTGCGGTGAAACCAAAGTCAAATAATTCTTTCATACATTTATTTATACTAAATAAGTTCGCATATAGGCAAAAGGAGTGTAAATATGCTAGATTTAGTACACATGGACGAACACGTCGCGCACTTGAATGAAACATGGAAGTATCTATACGATGATGATCAGTACGGATCTGACACGTGGCACATCATAAAAGAACCACCATACGAAGGTGACTGCGAAGACTATGCGCTGACACTACTGTGGTTGATGAGTGACAAATCAATGGTCAACTTTTGGATCAATGTATTCACTATGCAGGCACAGTTGCGTAGAGTCATCACCAAGAAAGGTCAAGGTCATGTGGTACTTCGTGTCGGCAACCTATATGCAGATAACTGGACGCAAGAGTTCGTGACATGGGAAGAGATGGAGTCTAGGTGTGGCCACAAAAAGTATCTGTGGATGTATGACCCTATTCTTGTTATTTTAAAAATGTTTGCATCTACGTTAAAAAAATCTTCAAGGGGGGTTGACAGAACCTAATTTATACTGTACAATATCCTAACCAAATGGGGGATATAGTACATGAATATTTTTAGATTAGATGATGATCCAGTGATATCTGCACAGATGATGTGTGACAAGCATGTAGTCAAGATGGTTACCGAGTACGGTCAGCTACTCTCGACTGCGCATCGGGTTCTTGACGGGTCTGTCGAACGTCGACCTTCCAAGTCCGGAAAACGTATGGTAGACCATTATATAGTCGATGGCGAAGCACGTGAGAATATGCTATACAAAGTTGCACACAAAAACCACCCATCTGCTATATGGTGTCGTGAGAACAACAAGAATTACCGATGGTTGTACGATCACTTTGTCGCATGTGCAAAAGAGTACACTCACCGATATGGCCGAGTCCATGCTACCTATGAGAAGTTGTCTGGACTTCTGTGGTTCTCTCCACGTAATATCAATCAGGTAGGACCAGAGACGGTCATGCCACAATGTATGCCAGACCACTGTAAGGAGGCTGTCGTTACCGAAGGGTACCGTAAGTATTATCGTGAAGAGAAAAAGTATTTTGCCAAGTGGACTAACCGCGAGGTTCCACAATGGTTCTTAGAGAGGTAGGTCTCTGGACACTACGAGTCATGTTAATCATCTGGTTGAGTTTCTCTCAGAAGGCTGACGATGACTTGTTCGGAGTACTCACTAGTATCCGACGTTTCAATGAATGTAAAAGGATTGTACACTTGACAGCACCCTAGAATGTATTGTATAATATACATTGTATACTTTATGAAACAACTTGAGAGTTATTATGATACACGGTTCAATGCGACATACTACTACTGGTAGAAAGAAGACGTACAACGCTTGGTCTACCAAGAAGAAACCTACCCCCACATTCCAGCCTATGGAAGTAAAGAGTGAACCTTATCGAAGGGAGACTCCAGTTTATAAATCTCACGATTCGGGTACTTTCAGTACCGAAAAGAAAGAAATAATGAACTACACCGGAACCCTAGTCAAGGGTATCGGCACTATGCACAAGTCCAATGCAATCCCCGTGATTGATGAACAACAGATGAAAGACCTTGCGAGTATGCGAAGATAATGAGTAAAAGTTCTATTGAAGAAGACCAACGCGTAGCAAAGGTTGAAAGTCAAATCAGTCCGGAAGTCAAACAGGAGTTTGCCGGTAGTACGATGTCCAAAGCAGGAAGACTTGCTATGGAACTTAATGTCGAGCGTAAACGTCTCAAACAAGAGATGGAAGAACTGCAACTAGAAGTCGAAGATCTGAAACCAGCAACACCGACGGGTACCATCGATAGTTATGTCAAGTGGGGTGCTACTGTACTTGGTGTGGTTGGAGTGTTCACCATGAGTGCAGGGTTCAGTATCGCGGGACAGATATGCTATGCGTCTGCTGCTACTGCATGGGTTTATGTTGGTCATTGTTGGAACGACAAAGCAATCATGATAGGGAGTTCTATATCAGGTACAGCAGTACTAATGAACCTAGTAGACACCCTAGTGACAATGTGACTAATTCACATAAAATAGTCATCTTTTTTTCAAAATAAGTGTTGACAAACGTTTCTAAAAGAAGTATAATGTTTACATTGAATTGATAAAGAGAGAGTTGATTATGTACTACGTTATGAAAAACTACAAAAACATGAGAGCGGCAGGTCCGTTCGAGACTCGCCAAGACGCATATGATCATATGGAGTCTTATCCAAACCCGGCTGCGCTGTATGTTTCTAGTGCGCGTGAGTTCACTAGTCGTTCTGACTACGCTGAAGTAGGTGAGATTATCCAGTTTACAAATGGTAAAGGTGTTCAAGAAGGTGAGGTGATGTTTGTTCACCGTGACTTGCCTACGGGTGATCCACTACGTAACGCTGACTACTACAGCATTGCAACTGGTCCTAACCCAATGGACCGTCACTATCTGAACAGCAACATGATGAAGATGATGAAGGTCGTCAATCTTTCTGCTGGTCAACAACTCGCGATGGAGTTTTAATATGAATATCATAAGTCTTGAAGAAGCGTGTCACTTCCTGTGGCGCGAAGAGATAACCGATTGGGGTGAGGAAAATATCACCAACCACATCTACGTGAGTAAAGGTACAGATCTTGTCGGTTACGTACCACGTCGTACTGGAGTTTTCCAACTCTTTAATACGCCTAAGAAATCTTGGTCTACTAAAGGACGTAAGTTTAAGAAGTTAAACAAGAAACAAATTAAGGAAATAATTGAGCAAAACACTTGACAGGTGATATCAAATAGTGATATCATTCATAATGAATTGGGTCAGTACGCTTTTGTCCGTGCCCATCAACTAAGTCCCTAGGAGGGCAATACAATGGCTACATCTTTATATAAAAACACATCCGTAACAATCCGCAAGTTCAAAGACACTATGTACTGGTCTATCGACTGTCAACCAGTCGGTCAACGACTTCCAGTCTTTTCTAAGAATAATGAGAAGGGTATTGGTATCATCGAAACCCTTATCGATGGCTATGATATCGGTAAGATAACCGTTATGAAGCTTAATCGAAAAGCTCGACGTGCTATCGCAAGTACCGTAAAGCACGATTTTGAGTCCATCGATGGAGGTCACCGCAAGCGAAATTTGTGGGACTACCTAAACAATAAATTCAAGGTGAAAGGTTCTTTTTTCTCTGACCTACCTATCGAAGAGCAGAATACTTTTCTGGATATCGAACTATCATTTGCGATATATAATGAGTTGGACTCTGAGACTAAAGGACACATCTTCCGTACTCTAAACAAGACTACAGACGTTAACTTTATCGAGATGCTGAACTCCTATGGTGATACTCCTATCGCTAACTTTGTCCGCGAGACTGTGAGAAAGCGTCTCAGGAATCGAGAATGAATTTCACGACCTATTCAAGTTTAATCTGAGCGCTGATGAAAAGAAAGCAAACTATTCCTACCTCAGCTTTGATAACAACCGTTTGATGCAAGATCACTTCTTGGCACGTCTCGTACATCGTTACCTTGTACACCCAACTGGACTGCTGGGTGGTTCTCACGATAAAGAGTTAAAGGATATGTACGAGGATAGTAATATTGACAATAAAGCGATCTCTAAGATTGCTGATAATGTCTACGACCACTGCGAGTTCTTACGCAAGATTGCTGTATATAGAAAGCCTCGCTTTAACGGAAAGGGTTTGAGTCAGCATGATGCTAAGGTTTTGTCTTACTTGTACTTCTACCTTCAAGACACTTACGACAATTTCCGTATTGATAACTATGAAGATTTTTTCCTTGCATATAATCGAGCAAACCAAGCACTGAAAAACCAAGAAGGTCCGTTTAAGAAAGAACTAGTACCCCGGCAATTCTGGTTACAACGTTCCTACGATGTATACAAAGTACATTGCTGCACCTTGGGATACTAAGAAGGTGACAAGGGCAATCACATATCTAATACGAGAGATGCCTGACCTAGAGTCCTTGATTACTATCAGGGACCCTCGTCGAAACTTCTCTATTGTAGATCGTGAAGCAAAGTTGTCTGAGCAAAACTTCAAGTGTGCTATTGATGGTCGAAAGTTAAATATGCAAGACGCACATGCTGCACACATAGTCGCACACACTAACGGCGGTCTTACTGTATACAGTAACCTTGCAATGGTTCGTGCTGAATATAATAAGGAGATGGGTTCTATGGACTTGAATGAGTACAAGGCATCGCTCCTAAATAATGCTGCATGATACGAGACTTTATTACTGATCACATTGACACTCATGTCAACCACGGCACTGTCGGACTACTACTGTCCGGCGGTGTCGATTCTATATCTGTAGGTATCAGTGCTCAGGATGCTGGACGCAAGGTCCACGCATACAGTTTCACTCTGGACAGTCATGAGTCCTATGACTTTGTCAAGGCACGTGACGTAGCAGATACTATGGGGTGGGAATTCACTCCGGTCATTATACCAACCGCCAACATTAAACAAGACTTCCAACGACTGGTCGAACTAGGTTGTCGTAAAAAGTCTGAGTTCGAGGCGGCCGCATATCCTTTTCTTTATGTCTATGACGCCATGGTCGAAAAGTATTCGCTCACTGGATGGGTCGCAGATGCATACTTTGGTGCGTCTCGTAAAGCAACTCAACGGTACTCTTCTTTTAAAAAGAAGCGTAACTATGTGAAGTGGTGTAAAGAGAGTGGAGACAAACGCGTCAACTGGAATGAGTTTCGTGAAGCATATCTCAATGGACACTGTGCTGGTATTGCGACCCACAACAAAGTTGCGGATATGTACGGTAAGGTCCATGTTGCTCCGTGGGGTGATCAGCGAGTCCGTGACTATCTTATGCAGTTCTCATGGCAAGAACTGAATACGCCTCAACAAAAGAATATCATCCGTACCGAATACGATATCGAGAATCTGTTTGGTAAAGTCAAACCCCATATCAATTTACAATTGGGTTCTCAAATAGACAAACTGTTTGAGACTTTGTTGCTTGACAATGACATCAATTGGAAACGACGAAACAGGGTCATGGACCTATGTCGTGATCACTATGAACAAACCTTTGTGTCTGACCTATCTGATTTTATCACTTGACAGACAATGCTATATAATGTATAATGTCTATTAATAAGTGAAGGTATATTATGAGTTATAAACCATACAATTTACAAGATGTCTATGACGCGGCATCCCAGAAAAAGTTCAAAGTCGTTTCTACGTTCGCGGGAGGCGGTGGATCTTCTACAGGTTACCGCCTTGCGGGTGCGGACATTCTCGCCATCAATGAGTTTGTCGAAGAGGCACGAGTCACGTACAAAGAAAACTATCCAGACACCCCTATCGTCCCTAATGATATCAAAGAACTCACGGGTCAAGACTTTCTGGACCTCGTTGGTCTGGAGAAGGGCGAGTTGGATATCCTCGACGGTTCGCCTCCATGCTCTGCATTCTCTGTCGCGGGTAAACTGTCTCATTCATCTGACGGCAAACACTCTGACGGTTGGGGTCAAACTAAGTCCTACAGCGATGGTAAGATTGTGGAAAACATCGAAGACCTATTCTTTGAGTTCCTACGTGTGGCGAACGATATTCAACCCAAAGTTATCGTTGCAGAGAACGTAAAGGGTCTCACAATCGGTGAGGCAAAAGAGTATTACAATCGTATCCTCAATGAATTCGAGAACATTGGATATGAAGTGGTATCTGAAGTCATGGACTCTCGCTACTATGGTGTATCACAGACACGTACTCGTGTGATCTTTATTGCAGTACGTCAGGACGTTGCGGATGAAGTTGGTCTAAACTTCTTGACCATGAATCACTTGTTTCCAGAACCAGCAAGAACTGCCATACCACTCAAAGATGCTTTGGTCGGTCTGGAGTATGACGAAGAAGAAGTTAAGTATCTGACGGAGAAGTTTGAGAGGACCGCGTACTGGAAACAAACCGGATCTCTAATGCCAAGGTTTCCCGAAAAGGTTTTGACTGGTGGAGATTATCATCCGAAGGGTCATCACTTCAATCTCAAGCGTGTGTCTCTGGAGGTGCCTGCACCTACATTGACTGCAATGGGTAACGGGGATACAACCGCTGGTGCATTTCACTGGTCTGAGTCTCGCAAGTTGACACTAGGGGAATTAAAGCGTATAATGTCACTTCCCGATGACTTTAAACTGACGGGTAAATGGAATCAGAAGGCAGAGCGTATCGGTCGTATGGTTCCACCATTGATGATGAAACAGATTGCTGAGTCAGTCTATGAGAACGTATTGAAGGTGTACAATGAAAGATAGAGAGAGTTACCACAAACCAGATTTTAGTTTCGCCCACCGTGAGGAAGGATTCGATAATCACATCGAAAACTCGATTCGTGGTTACAATAATCTACATTCAGATGTTATTAAATTGTCTGAATACTTTGTCGAGGATCTAACTGACGTTGTCGACATCGGTTGTTCGACGGGTAAGACTATCTACGAAATGATGAAACAGAACAATCGATTCGCACCTCTAGCACATTACTCTGGTATTGAGTACGCATCCGGATTTGTTGATGATATGAATGCTCGTCACAAGCAGATTGATATAGAGAATCTTGGTGATGTAGACTTTCATAATATGGACGTTCGTAATGCATCATTCGCTAATTGCTCTCTTATTACTTCTCTGTTCACTCTACAGTTCATGCCACCACGTTCACGACGTGACTTGGTAAAGAAGATCTATCACGGTCTGAACACAGGTGGCGCATTCATCTTTGCAGAGAAGACTATGGCAAGGGATGCTCGCCTTCAAGAAATTATGACCTTCCAGTTCTACGACCACAAGTCTAAGAACTTCGCTGCAGATGATTTGTTATCTAAGGAACGTGAACTCCGCTCTATGATGAAGTGTTCAACTTGGAATGACCTACATTCACTCTGTATGACTGCTGGATTCTGTGCTACCAAGATTCAACCCTTCTGGCAGAACCATCTCTTTGTGGGCGCCATCGCTATAAAATAATACGACAAAACAATTTAACTATTTTCTAAATGAGGGCCCGTGCGATATGCCAGTGTTCTCATAACCCATAACCAAAGGTAATATAATATGAAAGTATCAACACAGCAAGAAACACCCGTATTAAATCTAGAAACCATGCAGTGGGTGGTGGCGAGATCAAGTGCCGCTTCACTAACTGCTGGTGGACGAGGATCTAAAGCAGGTAGGGAATTTGAAGATCGTTTCGAAGACGTGTTAAAATCTCATCTCATCCCTTATGAAAAGCAACCTCGATACACCGACTATAAAGGTACCTCTAATAGAAAGGGTGACTTCAGAGTCGCATTAGACGATACTCCTTACTGGCTTGAACTCAAGCAGTTAAGTGATTTCGGTTCCCACACCGACAAGTTAGACCATCATTTCTGTAACGCTGAAGCAGGTTGTTATGGAGACCATGTCATTATCTTAATCGATCATCATAATCTATTATCGCTAGGTATTAAAGGTCGTCGTAAGTTAACAAATATACAAGTTGATGCCGATAAGTGGATCGAGAGATGTGCAAGGAAAGGCGTCACCTTGAGATATATGCATATTGATGAGTTCGTCGATATGATCGAATGATTGTAAATATTACCAAAATTAATTTGGCATTATTTTAGCATATGCCCTTGACACTTCTTTCAAAAACAGGTACAATAGCTACATAAAGTCGAGTTGAGGAAGTTTCATGGGTTATCGCGTTTTAAACATCACTCCAGAGTTTCGAGAGCAGTATCAAGAGCGGGTTGGACTTGAAGGTCCATTCTTCTATGATGGTCAGCGTGTTCTGTATTATGATGTTCGAGAAGGTGCTTACCTTAATCCTACTACCGACATATATTTAACTTACGATGAGTATCAAGAGGAGTATGCGTAATGAGTCAGTTAGCTGAGTTTGTTTTTGGTCAAGTTGTGATTTGGGGATTCTTATACTCTGGTTACGTCTTGTCTTCTGGCCACCCTGTCCAACCTTACATTTTTTGAGGAGTATATTATGAGCGCTACGTTTAAACGAATCTTTGCAGAGTTGGTACCTAACGAAGGCAAGTGTGACACTGTCGCTGGTGAGATGATCCGCGCGGCTGGTCGTCTGCAATACGACTTCTATAACAACGGTATGGGTAACAATACGTCCGGTGCCCTAAAGTTCCTACGCGAGAAAAGCGCGATCGATAAGGAGTTGTTTGAGTACGTCCTACCCTACACGACGGGTCGACTCTATGAAGGTAAGTATGAGAACGACCTGTTCCATGTTGCCATCGATCGCATCGTGGAGATGACCACTAAGATGGTGACCTTCAATCCTCAGTTGATGGTAATGGAGAACATTGAGGATATGTTCGACTACTCTGAAGACGATCTCGATGAGACATGCCAAGAGTGTTCAGGTTATGGGTACGATGACTATGGTGATGAAGACTGTTACATGTGTGACGGTACTGGATTCGCCAGTTAATAGTTTGGAGGGGAGTTGGTCTTTCGAAGATTCCGACTGATAGGTACGTGGACGACTCCCCTATTTTTTTCGTCCCTTATACGAAAAAGTTATATCCTTATGCCAAAAAGTTCTAAAAATAAGCCATTTATTTTGGCTAACGCCCTTGCGTTTTATCTCTCAATATGCTATAATAGCTACATAAATTAATGAAGAGAGAGATTTGATTATGACTAATGAGAACTGGACAGACAACACAGAAACCAACGAAGACGCTACCTTCCTAACACAGGAAGAGTACGATGTCGCCATGACAGTTATCCCAGTAGACATCAAAGACGTTAGAACATTCCGCGCTGGTTTCGACTTAGTCGAATACGAAGCAGGTACCGATCCGTTAGACGGTTTTTGCTTGATGGGTTTCGACGAAGTCGGAATGTTTTGTAAGAACCCTCGCTATGCATTTATCGGAGAAAGCCGCATGAATTTGATTGGTCAAAAAGTTGAAGGTATGTGGGGTGCCATGTATCCTATCTCACACGGTCTAATCGACCGTCTAATTGGTCGCGACACTGTCGAGATTAAATGGGACGACGGGCAACGTCAAGAAGTCCTAGTTGATGAAATTCGAGAGTGTGGTTACCGTAGTCCTAACGGTTCACCTATTGGAATCTTTTTTGGAGAAGTCGCATGATTGATTATATTTCTTGTACCGAAGACGGTTCTGAGATTCGTCTTTACGATGAACATGAGATGCGTCCCGTGTGCGAATCGAACAACGTTGCTGAGTTGGTCAATGCATATTTGAAGTATGGTATTGCTCCTCAAGTGATGGGTTCCTCAGATTGGTTCGAGGCACCGTTTGCGTCTGCTCGTGAGTACACCATGAAGAAAGTCTACAAACTAATCTAGGGAGAGACAATGCCTAAGATCGTCAAACTGAATTATGACCGAAAGGTCCGGTACCTTTACGACAAGGACACCGAAGAGTGCAACCGACTCGCTAATGAAATCATGGACCACTACGGTCAGTTCTTAGAAACTCCACACGGGTGGTGGATGGAAGATATCACTCGTTTCCAAAAGGAGTTGAGAAACTGCGGTCTTTCTGTGAATGAGTTCCTTCGAAAAGAATTTGTGATGCCGAAGAAAACTGCGGTCAAACCCAAAAGGAAGCCGCGTAAAACTGTCGCAGCCAAAAAACCTGCCGTGACCAAAAAGAAAACTCCGGTCAAGAAAAAGGCGCCTTCTAAGAGAAAAAAGGTCACATAGGCCCTTGACTCTAATACTCACTGTGGTATAATAGCTACATAAAGTCAAAGAAGGAAAGAGAATATTATGGGTTACCGAATTTGGAATGAAAAGTATCGTCACTACTACACTGATGCTATCAAAGTGATGGATGAAGAAATCGCATACAAGTATTATCAGTATGCAGTTCGAAAGAATTCTCATGGATGGAAAGATTCTGAGAGGAGCAAGACTTATGATGCAGAATGGAAATTCGAAGCCAACTATCCTCACGTAACAAAAGAACTCACATTAAAAGAGTGTCGGACGTTTGCAAAACGTGTACTAAAATCTAAATTGTGGGAGAATTTCAATCATAAAAATGATCCAGCGATTGGACTGAGATCTGCATGTAAGACTGTCCGGATAGAACAGATGAGATCGAACTCTTTATCCGGAGTCTGCTATAGGGAACTAATTCGATTGAGTGAGAGTGGCATGAACAAGTACGTTGTCTTACATGAACTCGCACATGCTGCTGGATTTGGTAAACATGACTACCGATTCCGTGAGTGCCTGATTCGATTGGTCTCAAGATTTCTAGGCCGCGAGGAAGCTAAGGCGTTGAAGAAATGTTTCCGTGAAAAAAAGTTACGAGTTTCCAGACCTATCATTAAATCGCCTGAAGCATGGTTGAAAGCAGTTGACCGTGCCCCTATAAAAATTGTCGCTTGAGAGGAATAATTATGTTATCTAATATGGAAAAGTTTAAGTCTATCGTATTTGGATTAACCTTCGGACTTATGTTCGCATTGTGGGTGAATCTAATGCAAAATGTTATCGACCTACCCGATGTGCTTGTGAGTAATAGCACTAATGAGTGTGTTGACGTTTTCAACTACAGAGAGGATGACAAGTATACCTGTCAGAATCTACCTGAGCGCTATAACCATATATGGGTGGAGTGATGGAACAGGTTTACGACATAATTGGTTTTGGTTTGTTTGGGTTCCTCGCTTTGCTGTTATACGTCAACCTACACATGGAAGAAGAGAAAACACTGGGAGAGCACATCCCGTTGATGTGGGAAGAGGGCGGTTGGTTAAGAACTTTTTGGAATATCCTTATATCAAATCGGTCTAAGAAATAGCTAAAAAAGTGTTGACTATTGTTCAGAATTTGGTATAATAGCTACATAAATTGATGAGAGAGAGAAAATTGTTATGGCATATGTAAGTCAAGAAGATAAGAAAAAGTTAACCCCTGCGATCAAAGCAGTCCTCAAGAAGTACAACATGAAAGGTACTCTTGCCATTCGTCATCACAGCAGTTTAGTGTGTAACATCAAGAGTGGTGCTCTCGATATCATCGGAGCGTTACCTGTCGGTGAGTACGGTCCTCGTGACTACATTCAGGTCAATCCTTACTGGATTGCTGAAAACTACGACGACGAAAAGGTTGTTGCGTTCTTGACTGAATTGAAGGCTGCGATGGAAGGACCCGACTTCTTCTGTGAAGATGACAGCATGACTGACTACTTCCACCGAAGTCACTACATCGACATCAACGTCGGACAGTTCAACAAACCTTACCAGTTGGTGGCGTGATATGACTTTTAGACGTTGGTGTGATCTAATGTGGTTCGAGCACTGTGATGAGGTTGAACTCTACACAGGTAAACGTCCAGACTACAAGGCAAAGGATTACTTTGCGAAGTATAAGTGGTTTCTGAAACGTGAATATTTACATGCAATTGCTAAAAAAGTTAAGCAAAGCCCTTGACAATTGTTTTTAAAACAGGTACAATAGCTACATAAACTAATGAAGAGAGAGATTTAAATTATGTTCTACGCAAAACCCAAAATGTCAAACCACCACGATGCACAGACTTTCGATACTGTTACCGATGCTGTTCAGTTCCTTAACAACTACAATGAGTTAGGTCCAGACTTCGTTAAAGAAGGATATTCTAACGACGTTTCTAAGTTGCAGGCAGAAGACTTCTGGTTGCTCGGTAAGTTGGTCGGTCCAGAAGGTACCGAATTCAAGAACAATAAAGTTGTTGAGGTTAAGTGATGACTACTGAATGGTTCGCCACTGGCGAGATAGGTGAAGCGGTTCGTGATGTCATGGATTCTTTCCTTGATGATGTCATCGACTCTACTACTGCAATAGCGACATTATCTTCGATGGGTCTGAATAACGATGAGATGATGCGCCTTATCAATCAAGAACTTGAAGTTCAACAAGCAACTTTTCACTAAGGAGTTAGTTATGGGTCTTATTGCAAATATTTATCGTACCGACCAATCCGACAGTTCGGGTGGTGGTATGAGTTCACGGTTCACTTCGGTGACCATCGTAAACGTCGAAGGTCCGTTCGAACCAACTGTAGGTCGCCCTGCGGTTGAGTTGGTCAAGGGTTATGTTGACGGAACTTGTTTTGTTCGTCCTACGTACCTAGGCGCGGAACGTCCGATGATGGGTGGTACATTCGTCTCCACTTCTGATAGTCGATTCCACCGAAAGGTCCGTGAGATCACCGGAGGGGATTTCTCTGGTGCGGTTCCTTTCCACGATCGGGTAGAATAATGAAGTACGCTGAGAATGTTGATGTTGCGGAATCCCCTAGTTACGAGATGTCCACCTATGTTCATAAGGTTGCACAGTTTCTAGGAATCTCTACCATGCCGGGTCACGTCGAGTTAGAATTCGTCGATGACCTAGGTACGTTCGCTGGACTAGTTGACGGCGATGAGGATCAAGTTGATATCTCTATCGCTGAGTACTTCGAAGGCAAACGGGTCGATGAGAAACAAATGAAAATCAACATTGCCCATGAGATGATTCATGCAGTGCAGATACTAAGCGGTCGATTGATTCATACTGGACTAACTCTGAATGAAGGTGTGATGTCCTATAAGTGGATATTCGATGGGCAAGAGTATGAGAACATGAAGTACTCTGATCAGCCATGGGAAAACGAGGCATATGATAATGAAGAAGAAATCTATCAAGCGATCGAATCCGGTCGCGAAGTATGCGCGGAAATTCAATCGCGCTTCTACCCACGTCGACCGTAAGAAGGAGTCGAAGAAACGAGGTCAATTGACCAAAGATGAACTGTATCCAAATAATGGATTCTAGCCACTTGACAACCCCCTACATATAAGGTATAATTATGGCAGTAAGTAAAGAAGTACGTTATGCAATGATTCGTGCAGCAGCACTCAAGATTCAGAAGCATAGTAAGATCAGTAAGTCTAACAAAAAACTTGCCGATGAAGTAGTAAGTCTTGATCGTCAAGACTATAAGTCAGATGTACGCTGGGGAGATGAGGACCGATTCGTCAATACTCACTTCTCCGATGTATATGAAGCAAACCAAAATGAGGAATGGAACTAATGGCCAGTACGCCAGAAAACCTAATTGACTTAGGTCAATACCCACGTAATGACGTGGAACTTATCACACGCGAGTTCATGCGTTGTGCATACTTAGATACCCTTGATTCTTACATTAAGGATTACCACGAACGTGATGAAGCAGATGAAGAGCGTAAGAACATTCTTCTTACACTAGATGCATTTGAGCACACGATTGCGGTATTGGATGGTAGTGAAGCTTTTCTTGAAGCAATCCATGCGTCAGAAGAAGAGGCTGCTGAGGAAGAAGAGTTTGAACGATTCTAAGGAGGAGTCGATGTTTAGTTATGATAATATAGTTGATCAACTTCGATCAAACGTACTTCAGGTCACATTTAGTAAGGTCAACGGTGAGGAACGCATTATGCCATGTACTCTCCAGACAGACTATATGCCTGAACTGTCGGAGTCTAAGGTCAGTCAAGTGGATGACTTTTCTGTAAATAAGTCTGTGATCCGCGCATTCGCAATCGACAAGCAATCATGGCGGTCTTTCCGCGTTGATAATGTCCGTGCGATTGAGGTAATCAATGGATGAGACTACTGAAGAGAAATTCCTAACCAAGAAATCATTCTCTGCGATGATTGAGAGTTTCGTTTTTCAAAACAGAATGTCGTACATGGATTCCATTGTACATCTCTGTGAGAAGAACGGATTAGAGCTGGAAGACATCAAGAAGTATCTGTCTCCCACTATCGTAGAACATCTAGAGAGTGAAGCACGTCAGTTGAATTTTCTGCCGAAGCAGAATACACTAGACGTATAAATAGTAATGCCCTAGAGGCAATCTCATACATTGTTTATATTTAAGTTTATATTTAAGGAAATATTATGTCTTTTGCAAATCTAAAGTCCAAGTCTATGGACATCTCCAAACTTGTCACTGCCGCTACCGAAGCGTCAGGTCAGACAACTAACACCAACAAATACCAAGACGATCGCAAGTGGAAACCAACTGTTGATGAACAGGGTAATGGTTATGCCGTGATTCGTTTCCTTCCCGCTACCGAAGGTCAAGACCTACCGTGGGTCCGTTATTGGGACCACGCATTCAAGGGTCCAACCGGACAATGGTACATCGAGCGTTCACTAACGACCCTAGGTCAGAACGATCCACTAGGTGAGTTGAACTCGCGTCTGTGGAACTCAGGTATCGAAGAGGATAAGGAAACTGCACGTCGACAGAAGCGTCGTCTACACTACGTTACTAACATCCAAGTTATTAATGATCCTTCTAACCCTGCCAACAACGGCAAGACTTTCATCTATGAGTTTGGTAAGAAGATCTTTGATAAGATTATGGATCAGATGCAACCAGAATTTCCTGGCGAAGAACCAGTAAACCCATTCGACTTTTGGGCTGGCGCTGACTTCGAACTGAAGATCCGTAATGTTGCGGGATATCGTAACTATGATAAGTCAGACTTCAAGTCTCCTTCTGCATACCTAGGTTCAGATGAGACTAAACTTGAAACGGTGTATAACACACTATATGACTTAAACGAGTTTGTAGTACCAGACTATCCGAATGCACACGACGCCAAGTGGTTCAAGACTTATGATGAGTTGAAGAACAAGTTGGAGACCGTACTGGGTCTCGCAACTGGTGCTGGTGCAACTATCAAGAACGAGGCACTTGCGCAGACTGCTGAAGCGGCACCTATGCGTGAGTCGTCAGAACCGACTGTGGTATCTGCTCCTGCTGTTGAGGCTGCACCTTTGGTTGCGGCGGAAGCGGACGATACACTGTCTTACTTTGCGCAGATGGCTGCGGAGGACTAAAAATGGATACAAATATGATTATTCTAATCCTAGCGGGATTAGTTGCATTTGGTCTGATCTACCGATCAGTATCAAGCAAACCGGAAAAGACAACGGGTGGGGGTACTTCCCCTACCACTCCGACTCAACCAGATCAGTCTGAGTTGATGTCCTTAACAAAGGCTCAATTGGTTGAAAGGGCTAGTGATCTTGGAGTGTCTGTACCTAAATCTGCCAACAAGGCAAGGATCGTACAAGCGATTATTAATATGTCCAATCCAAACTAATTGATTGTTTGGTAGTCTTTGGGAGTCTTCGGACTCCCTTTTTTTATCTACCAAATGCTAAAATGTTTGGATCTGCACCGTCAGTTGAAGTGACTCCGGTATGTACATGAGTTTCACCCCCGCCTCCACCTGAAGTGTTGGTTGAATTGTTACTGTTATCCTGTATAATTATTGGATTGTCGCTTGTTTTATTATTCTCTTTTACTGCTTTATCCAATTCTGATCCAGTCATAGGTTTCACCGCATCCACCTGTGCGGCCGCTTCTCCCTTCAGTATATAATCAAATCCCTTGGCGTTTTCCGACCCAGCTGCAAGTAATGCTAAATTTTTAGGAGTAAGTGTCTCTAAAACTCTTAATACTATATTTCCCAACCATTTCTTCAGATCTTTAAATGGTTTATTAATAGCAGTAAAGATACCTACAATTCCCTCGATGAAATCTCCAGATATTAATTTTTTAAATCCACCGATGAGATCTCCAAATATATCACTTGCATAGGTACCTATACTTTCAATTACACCAAATAGCTTTTCTTTTAATAGCAAGTATAAATCACCAAAACTAAAAGATGAGAGAAATTCTTGAATTCCTTCGAACCCAAGTTTTCCAGAAATCCATCCAAATGCGCCCTTAACCATATCCAACATATCAATAACAAAGAATTTGATTAAGTCATCGATTATACGCGCAATTGTACCAAAACCTAAGTCTCCGGTCTTTATGTCATTAAGAATATTTTTTCCCGCAATAAATGCAGCTACAAGGGGAGCCAAATACCCTAGATGCTATTTTGAAAACAGTAGCAATTGTTCTGCCAAAGCTACCAAACAGTGAAAATATTTTTGTAAACGCAGCACCTATTCTTTTAAATATGCTTCCGCCTTTACCACCCTTAGTAAAGGAAAGGGTATCTTTTAATGTATCAAGGGGTTTTGTAAATGATTTAAATTTTTCGGAGATTGACACTAGGAGCTTAGCTATTTTGTTCTCCGTGAATAGGGTTTTTAATTTGCTAGCAAAGTTGCCGACTGCGTTTTTTATTGCTCGGCCTCCTTCAACGAAGACTGCTTTAATCGTATACCCTATCTTACCCATGAAGGATTTTAACGTTTTAGGTGTCAACTTACTTGTAAGCCATGCTAATGGTTTAAAAAGACTAGCTATCGAACCAGTCAGTGCACCTATAGTTATGGCCGCCGCAGATGCTAGCTTACCTAGTCGTAATAGACCAGAGGATTCTTTTTTTGGGTCTTTATCTTCTTTAGGTGGATTATCTGAAAGATTACGGATGGCATCTAACAAATCATTCTGCCATTGTTGTTGCTCTCTCCGTTCTTCTAAAGAATCTCCTGTGGCGACAGGGTCTGGTCGAATCGGACCTACGAATGACGGATCTCTTTCAACGACTGAAGAGTCTTTTTCAACAGAAACGCCCCTTTTGCAGTTTGCGTCTAATGTAACCGAGATGACCAAACATTTGGCTAAGGATATTTTCGCTACGACCAGTACGCATGACAACGTCTTCCATAACAGCTATCAATCTGTCAGAATTATCAATATTCAATCTGTTCTGGTCGTATTGTCCCGATCTAACAGATGCCATTTTTTGGTCAACTGATTTTAAGTTGTCGGACACTTCTTTGAGAGTAGACATTTATTATCCTTGTTGTTTTGCCCTTTCGTTTTTCTCTTTGATGTCTTCTATCAACATCATTAAGTAGATCTCTCTCTCCCACGGAATCATTGTTTCGACCTCTTCCAGTGAGTAATTAAAGTTGTTAAGAAGCTGGAAGTTAACTTGATAGTAATTTGTCAAGTTATCATGAGAGAGATTTACTAAAAAAAATCATCCATCCCCTTTAGTGTTCTTTCATTCGCATGGCCACAAGACGTACATTCAAATTTAACATCTTGTGTTACGCTAGGAACCGAATTGATAAATTCAGATACTTTCGCAAACTGATCTGAAGTCATAGAGTCAATGAATTCTGACACGTCTTCTTTTGACTGATCATTCATAGAGATTCGTTCTTCGTCTGTCAACACTGCTTCCATACAAACGACTAATAACTCCCATAGACCCTCTGTCGTTGTTTCGGTAGACAATAATGAATCATTGTTCAAGAACTCTTCATATGATGGATAACGCATCTGTATAGAAACACTATCAGTAATTTCGATCAGATTATTTGTTGTCTCCCCACTCATCTTAATGTCATCAAGCTCAACCGAAACCTTATTTGCTTCACCGCATTCACTACAGGATACCTGAATATCTGCGGATTCGCCTACCGACTTGGCACGAATTTTTGTAAATAGATAGTCTACATCGAATGTAGTCAATGTACCTTCCAAAGGTTCTTCAACACAAGCGTCGATAGTTCGCAATATCGCACGTACCATATCTTTGCGCTCTTGTGTTTCATATGCAATCAGGAGGTTTTTCTGTTCCTTTACTAGGAAAGGTCTAAATGTAGTCTTCTGTCCTGTAGACGGTACTTCAATGCTATAACTTGGGTTTTCATTCAGTTTTGGTAATGCCATGATTTATCCTATAATGTATATTAAATTAATCCACCTAGATTTATATTGATACTAGGATCAAACAACTCTCTTTCATCCTTGATTACTTCATAGTCGGTATATGAAAGTTGTACAGTACACTCGACCAATTGACCGTCATTAGACAGTGGGATTGCTGCAATAGATGTTGGAAACGCCTCTATTAGTTTTACACTGTATATAGACTTATTTCCCACATCTAGATTTATATCAAATGGACCTATATCGAATCCAAATCTTGCTAAAGGTTTTTGTAGTTGGCGAATGTTGACATCAAAGGTGTAGTTGTTCTTATAGTTAACCTCACCTCTTTTTATGTCGGTGTATATTAACTTGGTCCATTCATCAAAGTATCTACGGACACCATAGTCATTCAGCACATAGAAAGTCATCGTGACATCCTCTACACCAAATCCATTCACCACCTTCTCTTGAAATATACCGACTGTCCTATCCAGGCTCATCATTTGACGGCCAGGCAGACTTACCTCTTTACATAAGACATTAAGTGTGTCCGATGAGGTATTCTTATCCAAGGTAGGTAGATTGACCGCGAACTGGTTCGCCATTGCGATACCATTCTTTGCTATCAGTTTACTTTTTAACTCTTCTATTCCTGCCATTTCTATTCGCCTATCATCTGTTTAGAGTCGTAGTAGACCTTCTTAGAGTTTGCCTTACGGAAGTCTGCGGTCGGTAGGAATGTAGCAATCTCCCACTCTGGTGCAGGTACCATTGCGAACTTACTCTGTACGTGTTCATTCAGATAGTGTTTGAAACACGGTTTAAAGTACTTCAACTTACTTGTCTTGACCAACAACTCATACGACATCTTGAATCGTGTAGAGTCTGTTGAACTTAGTATTCGTGTGATATCCATCAACGCATCCAACATCTTCGCACGTAGGATAGGTGGAAGGTAGTGTAGGTTCAACCCATAGAACCCACCTTCTGCCGGACCTACTACGACGACCAATGGAAATGTGTCATAGTACGGTAATGTATCTTTATGTTTAGGATCGTAGAAGAACATGTACATACTACCGACGATTTCTTGACCCGTTTGCTTTCAACGGGTCTTCTTTCATCAAGGCCTCAGCGTTTGATACTGCGCATGTTCTTGATCTTCTTACGAAACCAATCTCGCGATTCTTTGGTGCGAGGTGTAATACCCGCACGGAACGCTTGTAGTTCTAATCGTTGAAATATGTTAGACATGTCGCTACCGTAAAAAATTCGTACTTCTATTTATACCGATTTTTTCTTTCTTTCTGAACGGCGGTAGTTTCTTTAGTGGTTTCTTGGTACGCATACGTTGGGTAGACTTGGGCATGATACCCATAGCGGTGAGTTCGTTCTCTGTCCATATCTCAAAGTGGTACCCTCTATCCTTTGCGTATTCGGATGCTGCCTTCCACTTGGATTGGTTCTTGACGTACGTCATACCCTCGTTCAATAGAGTGTGACGGGACTTTCCCTGCTTGCGTTCAGGACGTAGGGTCTGCTTGTGGGGTTTGACCTCGACCAGTACAACACGTCCAGACTTGTACTTGATAACGAAGTCCATGAAGTATCGATGCGGCTTCTTATCAGTCTCACAGATGTAGGGGATGACCAACTCTTCGGACATCCATTGTACCACGTCCAGACTGTCATCACACCATTTCATAACGTGTCGTTCCCACCCCGAACGGTAGACGACATTGTCCACGTCCCCAGCATACTTCTCTGGGTTCTTTGGTTTGTATCTACCTTTATATGTCTTCACGTTTTAATAACACCATGTGGTTCATACGATCGGTAGCAGGGTACACGAACTCACGTGCTATTTTCTTGTATGGAAAGTCTGGTTTGGATAGAAAATGTTGTATCAATCTCTTTGGGTTAGGTGAATCTATCTTCTCATCCATCGACAGTCGGCCGACGTAGTCGTCGAATAGAATGTACTTAGGGCGTGATTGTTGACATAGGTTCAGGTCCCGTGACATACCATCGATGCTGTGGTCGCCATCAACGAATATCATATCATAGTCGAGGGTACCTTAGATGGGTCGATATCGTGTGAACTCATGTGAGTGAACTCGAACCTATCGGGGTACATATCAATGAGTTTATTAGCGTTGACCAAAGCTGTATGGTCGTATTGGCCTATGTCAATCGAATGATATTTAACGCGAGGTATCGGTGTTTAGAAAAACGTGATGCGCTGTGTCCGTAGTTGAATCCTATCTCCAAGATGTTTTTAGAACGAGTCATCTTCAATATTACATATACCATTCGGCAGGTCATGTCGTTTGGTATAACATGACCTTCTTCATAAGGCGGCCATCCATCGGTAAGGAATTTGGTATCGTTTACTAAGTTCATTGTTTTTATGTATAAATAGTCAAACAGTATTTATAAACATAGGTTCACCCTCATGGCTATACTAGAATTTTTGTCGGAAATATTCGATCTATCACCCGAAGAAAAAACCGAAGCAGAAAAGAAAGAAGAACAACCACAGAATGTTGCTGATAAAGCTCCATCTAAATTAATATTTCCTGTCCATTCTCAAGACAGGTATGGCGCAAGCATATCCTTTAAAATATTTGAGATAGTCCCGCCGGGTCTTACTTCTAGCGCTGCAGATGTTGCTTCTACTCTACAGGGAGATGAAGAATACAGAAAGTTATTAAATGAAGAAGACGAATTAAGGACTAAGAGAAAGGATGGGAAACTAACCGACGCTCAGTACGAAAGGAAGTCTAAAGAAAACAAGAAGGCTATTGATAACAGATTCGTTGAGAAAGGGGGTGAGTTATCCTTTACTAGTAGTGAAATGAGAGACACCGATGAATCTGTAAAGTTATATCTACCTGTATCGCTGCAACAAACTGACGGTCTTAATTATGCAACACCTGAACTGGGTGCTATAGGTGCTGGACTTGCCCAACAATTCAGTGGAGGTAAAGGTATCCTAGGAGCGTCTACGCAGATACCGCATCAAAAGGAATGACGGGAGTCATGGATTTTGCTATGGGTAACCTATCTGGTGCTCAGGCAGCACTTGCGATGAACAAGATGGCAACGAGAATAGGTAAGGCTGGCGGAGTTAGCGCAGAGGCGAATATGGCATCATCTCTAGTGGGTGGTGTAACCGTGAACCCTAACGTACGTGCATTATTCAAGGGTGTGAACATAAGAGAGTTTTCATTCGCATTCAAATTTATCGCAAAGAGTGCTGAAGAAGCAAAGGCGGTCAAGAAAATTATTCGAAGATTTCGTATGTATGCCTATCCGGAATCAATTGATGTTGGTGGTGTTAGTGCGGGTTATAAATTTCCACACATGTTTGAATTAGATATTATGTATCAACCGAAAGAAGGATCTCCGGTCCGTGTTGGTAATCGAATGAAAAAGTGCTACCTAAAGTCAATCGCTACTAACTACAATGCCAGTAGTATGGCATTTCACCCCGACGGTCAACCTGTAGAAATCGACCTATCATTAAACTTCGTCGAAGAGAGAACACTGACCCGCGCAGATATTATGGAGGATGATGGATACTAATGTCATATTTTAAGAATTTCCCATTAAGTTTTTATTCCTTTGGCGACAGCGAAGAATCGGCTGTTGTCCAGAACATCGCAACCTATGTCGATATACTAGATGACATTAAAGTTAATTCAGCGTTCTATCAGGACTATTATGTTCAAGGTGGAGAAAGGCCAGATCAGACCGCGTTTACTTTATATAGAAATCCTCATATGCACTGGACATTCTATTTAATGAATGATAAGATACGTGAACAGGGTTGGCCTCTAGAATATAGAGGTGTTGTAGAAAAGGCAAAATCGGATTACTCGAACTTTACTATAACAACCACCGGACCTATACACGATGCATTTAATATAGGATCTACCATAACTGGGGGTGATAGTAACGCGACGGGTACTATTGTACATAAGAACTTGAACCTAGGTCAAATCGTAGTTAAGTTATCAAGTGCTTTAGAGTTCCATGTGGCTGAGGTTGCCATATGTGAGGGTGATATAGTTACTGTAACTGGGGCGTCCAAAGAGTATCTTGCAGCGAACCATTACGTACTTAATAATGAAAGAGTCGACCTTGATCTAAGTAATATGAGTGTGCCTTTAGGTGCAGTTCCAAAAACCAACCTAGATTTCTATGTTGAGGAAAATGATAAGTTGAAACAGATACGCGTTATTAAACCATCGTCTATCAACACTGTACAAGCACTATTTAATGAAGCATTGAGATCGTAATGAGTGATAAAGCCCCAGCAGAACAGGACTTTTCTGATAATCTTTCAATACAACGTGTATTACTTGAAACTTCTGCTTCTAAACCAACTATTGAGATATCCAGTACAACTAGTGGGATAGACATTTTTGAACATCTCGATAAACCGTACCTAACCGCCGCTCTGGCATACGTTGATCAAGAAGATATAATTGGATCATTAGATATTTCAGGTGGTGAGAAAATTACTATAGATCTGAAGAGTATGCAGAACAGTTCAACACGAGTTGTTTCCAAAACATTCTTTATTGATAAGATAGTCAGTGCTGATAAGACATCGGATAATGTAGAGATGTTCGTCTTTCATCTGATCGAAGATATCGGATACCTATCTAACCTACACAATTTGAATAGATCCATGAGTGGCAAGCCTAGTGCTATTATCTCGACTATATCTAACGAGTTCTTTTCAAAAGATATTAAGAGTTCATCTACTGACTTTCAATCAATGAAGGTCATTGTACCTAACTTAACTCCGATAGAGGCTATGTGCTGGATTAAGAACCGAGCATCGACCAGTGACGGGTATCCATTTTATTTGTACTCGACCTTAGTAGATAAAGAATTAAACTTCAATGATCTCCGAAGCATGATGACAGGAATAAAAATAAATCCAGATATGCCTTTCACCTTTTCAGAAAGCGCATCTGGTAATGATGAACAACCTACAGTCGCTCGCAATAGAACAATAATGAGACATCAATCTAAGAACACCAACAATATATTTGGATTGATTCGCGAAGGTATGGTAGGGTCCAAGTATTCTTATGTAGATGTAACTAAGAATAAGGTTGTAGACTTCGATTTTAATATCGATAATGAAGTCGTTAAGTTATTAAGACAAGATAAAATTGTTGATAAGGGTACTCCTATATTTGATAGTTCTAGGCTAGATGATACGAAGGGTGATATTACTAGCAGAAAGATCACACAGATAGGCGGTACAAACGCATACGATACACAAAAGTCTTACATGGAAAGTGAAACCAGTGGACAGTATAAACTTAATATCGTCAATCGATCAATGGCGTATATGTTGACTAATAATAAGATAGACATAATCGTTGACGGTGTTGAATTCCTAGACGGAAACGCGAACAAGACTATCGGTAACAAGATCGATATACGGTTTTTACGTAATACCAACACTGAGCAAAAAGACAGAATATATGATAGAAAGAAGTCGGGTGATTTTTTAATCTTCGCATGTAAACATACAATATCCCCAAGAACATATACACTAACTCTATCTGCTATGAAACTATCTAATGGAGAATTGTTATGATACCTAAAAGTTTTGTTGAGTATTATGGCGACCATACACGATGGTTCCTAGGTACCGTGGTCGATATCTTTGATCCACTGAAACTAGGACGTGTTAAGGTCAAAGTGCACGGTGTATACGATGAGATCAAGGATAAAGATTTACCTTGGGCACAAGTGATCATTCCGGTTACAACAGCAATACATGAAGGTAAAGGACAGAATCTTGGTATGTTAGTGGGTACTCAGGTTTTTGGTATCTTCTTGGATGGTCAGAACTCTCAGTTGCCGTTGGTTGTGGGGTCGATTCCGAAAGAAGATGACACAAACGAGAAGGCGTTGAATGCATATCCGTACAATAAAGTCTATGAGACTGAGACAGGCCACTTTAAAGAATATGACGATTCTTCAAATGGGCGTATCCGTGAAGAACATAGGTCAGGTACATACTATGAGATGCAAGACGACGGTAGTCGTGATACCACCATACAGGAGAATGACGTTCTACGGGTCAAGGGTGATATAGAGATCAGAGGAGATAAGGACGCTAATATAACTATTAAAGGTGATTGTAATATAATTGTCACAGGTGACGCGAAGATTTCTGCAAAGAATGTAACAGTACGGGCGTCCGATAAAATATCCTTATCCGGAACTGTTGTTAAAATAAACTCATGACTAGTTTACCTTGTGGTGGTGGGAACCTACCCACTAAAGCAGATTATGTTAATATGATGAATCAGATCTCTAAGATCCCGTCGGACTTGGAGAGTATGCTAGTGGACGCACAGTCCCAACTGGAAGCACAGAAGACAGAGGCACTAGACCAAATAGAAGATCTCAAACGTCAAGCGAGAGAGGCTGAGGGTGACGCACGTGCGCAACTAGACGCAGAGATTGAGAAACTAGAATCAATGGACATTGGTCTGGAGATTCAGAAAGAAATAGAAGATCAGATAAAAGAGATTACCGATACGATAGAGGGAGTTGGTGATCTACTAGCCCCGTGGTGGCAGAAAGGTCAGGTACGAGATTGGGAAAAGGAAGCGGAAGACGCATTCACTGAACTCATACAGGACTACCATATATTCATTCCCATGAAGATCATGGAACTTATCAGTGCAATCATACCAGTGACATTTACTGTGCCTATACTTGGACTATCCATAGATGTTTTGAAAATATCTACCGCTGAAGAACAAGAGAGACTCAAGGCACAGATTAGTGGAGACACCGAAGGGTTCCGCGCAAGTCTACAACAACTGAAGGATGATTTCGAAAGTGGTAAGTTAGAACAAGATGCCTATGACTCTGCGATGGATACGCTACAGGAAACGAAGAATCAAATCGTTGATACCTTTTATAGCTTAGTTCCAGCCGAGTACCAATACTTCAACGGTGAGTTTGGTGTGGAATGTGGTGAGTGGAAGGCAAAACTTACATGGTCATACATCAAGAACGAGATCATGGCGTTTGTTACCGGATCATTATTTGAACTGTTCGATAAACTAATCGGTAAGTTCAAAACGATATGGGACGCGCTAGGTCTACCCCCTTTACCTATGTTGTTAGACTTTGATATTGCCGCATGGATACGTGCTCAGGTAGAAGCGGCAAAGGCAAAAGCAGAGCGTGAAATAAAACGCATAGAGGATCAGGCAGAACAACTACAATCGGATATAGAGAACTTTGACATGGATGCAGAGATCACTAAAATCAAAGATGACATGTTATCACAGATAACTGAACTTGCGCTACCATTTCCCGCACCATTCAACATAGCATTAAAGGATGTGTTCGGGGGTGATATTGATAAGAAAACTATCTGTATAGAAGATGAGATACATCAATTGACTACTGCGGCTAGGGATTGGTTCGAGAACGCAAAGAAAGGACTACTATTCGATTGGGTTAAGATTGTTAAGAAGTTTTTCAATGCTATAGGATTAGGTGCTATATTTGATTTTATTGACTTGACTTTATGTGACGTTCTTGGTATGATAGGTGTCCCAACTTCATTCGATATAACTTTACCTGAATTGCCTTCAATCGATGTTGCAATTTCTGTATAAATAGTACAAAAAGAGTTGATAGACTAATGGCAAAGAATTTTTCAATAGAAGACGGTAATCTATATAACGCTCCGATCACTACATCGATTAAGCGCATCAACAAAGATATCGATACTAGTTTTACCGCAAAACCTTCTACAGGTGACATCTATAAGGTCACCGATGCTGCAGCAGTCAAACAATCAGTTAAAAACTTATTAATGACAGAAAGAGGTAAGACACCTTTTCGTCCGTATTATGGTGGAGGTTTGGAAACTTTTCTATTCTCTCTATCAACCGATCTAGAACCATCCGATATTGAGAACAGAGTACGACAAACGATTGAAGCACATGAACCTAGAGCAAAATTAGTAGACGTGAAAGTTACCATCAAAGAAGATTACAATACCGCTAATGTGGTTATTGTATTTGATGTTATAGGATCTACTAAACGAGTAACTCTAGGACTAACTATTGCAAGGACAAGATAAATGACTATTAATTCATCCGACTTAGATTTCTATGATATCAAGTCTAAACTAAAGACGTACTTCAAGCAAAGTGATGAGTTTGCAGATTATGACTTTGAGGCAAGTGGACTGTCTAATATTATGGATGTGTTGGCATACAATACACACATCAATGGTCTTATTGCAAACATGTCAATCAATGAATCGTTCTTGAGCACATCTCAGTTACGATCGTCTGTCGTATCTCACGCAGAGAGTCTAGGGTATTTCCCTACATCGATGACTGCAGCTCGTGCGGTGGTAGATGTAGAAATAACAGTATTGAATAATGCACCTGCATCTCTACCACTAAATGCAGGGTCCAAGTTCTTCGTCACGATCGACGAAACTAACTATGAGTTTTTTACACTACAAACATATGAAGCGATTAATGATACCACAGGTAAGTTTGTATTTCCTAATGTAACACTAGTAGAAGGAAAAGTCAAGACAAAAACTTTCTTGGCCGATAGTAATATAGATGTACCATATGTCATATCAGATAATAATATAGATGTTTCTACTATGTCGATATCTGTATTCCCTAACGGAAACACAAGCGAGTCTAATAATTATTTCAATATAAAAGAAGTTGCGACGATTACCGATCAATCTCGTGTTTATATCGTACGCGAAGCAATGAATGGTTTTTATGAAGTCTTGTTCGGTGACGGTAATGTGCTTGGTCAGCGACCACAAGCAGGTAATATAATTTCAATCGAGTATATCTCTACCTCTGGGGTAGAGGGAAATGGTGGTTCTGAATTCAACCTGAATGAATATACGGGAGAAGACTACTCAACTAATATATCTTTGGTATCTGCATCAGCGGGAGGTTCTTCCCGTGAGTCTATTTCTCAGATCAAGATGAACGCGCCTCTGGCATTCTCTGCACAAAACCGTTTGGTTACTGCTGACGATTACACTGGTATGATCATGAGTAAGTATGGTAGTTATTTAAGAGATGTTTCAACATGGGGTGGTAATGATAACATACCCCCACAATATGGTAAAGTTTTTGTTAGTTTAAATTTCGCTGACGGTATAAACGAAGAATCCAAAACTACAATAGAGAACTTGATACGTAGTCAGTTGACATCCAACTTATCTATTATGTCTATAGATACAGAATTTGTCAATCCCGAAATTACATATTTGGAACTGATTACTAGATTCAATGTTGATCCAGTCAAGAATATTTCTGCCTCACAATTAGAGGTTGCGGTCGAATCTATTATTACTGAATATACAAATTTGACATTGAGTTCATTTGATTCATCATTCAGACGATCTAATCTATTAACTCTGATAGACAATCACTCCAACGCAATCCTAAACTCTAAGATGGAAGTCAAAGTTCAACAACGATTGGACATCGATTCTATAGTTACTGATTTAAATGTTGCTAGAAAAGCACTAGATCCTCAGTCAGAAGACTTGACTTTTTTGGAAAAAGACTTTACAATAAACTACCCAGTCGTTATCGCTTCGCCAGATAAAGACGATCATATTATTCAGTCGTCTATGTTTAAGTGGTATGATAAAAACGTATTCGTTAGAAATGAACTGGGGTCTACTCGATTACAATTGTTCGATGTCAACGGAGATGTCAAATTAAGCAATGCGGGTTTCTATGATGCAGCGAAAGGTACAGTGAATCTCAGAGCCCTTCGTATTGATGTGGATGGTTACTTGAGCAGCGGATTAAAGATATCTGCAACTCCAGCAAACCAGAGTACAATATCCCCGTTGAGGAACTACATCATAAAACTAGACTCAAGTGGATCTACAGTAATTGGTAATACAGAGCAAGGGTCTACTAAGGTCTTATTATAATGTCCGAATTTCTAGAGAATCAATATAGGATTAATCCTAAATTCCACCAGAATCAAGTAAAGAGTATTCTACCTGAGTTTTATCAGACAGAATATCCTAAACTAGTTTCTTTTCTAGAGACTTATTATAAATATACGGGTGAAGACGGATCTATTTCTTTTGACGAACAAATTCAAAGACTGTTCAACATAAGAAACATTGCATCAACAGATCTGCGATATTTGGATCTATTAATTGCTGAGCTCAGCGATGGATTAGAATCTGCTTCGTTCTATAAGAATCCGCGATTAATGACAAGATTACTTGCGGACTTATATCGAGCAAAAGGAACACAAATATCAACCGAACAGTTTTTCAAGGCATTCTTCAATGAAGACGTTGAGGTGTCTTATCCTAAGAGAGACATCTTTATTCTGAATGATAAACCTGGCGGTTCATTGATTGGACCTCAGTCACTACACTACATTCAAGACGATAGACGATATCAAATATTCTCAGTTCTTTTGAGAACAGGTCTATCGTTATTAGATTTTGAAACATTATATAAAAAACTGGTACATCCAGCAGGATTCTATCTTGCAGTGGAGACCGTCACTCAGAGTTCTGCTGAGGTTGGTCTTGAAGCGGGAGAAGTTACAGATCCTCTAGAAGTACCTAACTATGCTATCGAACTCCAGACTAGACAGATGGGTTCACATGTACAAGCAAGATATTCTCTACTTACTATGGAAGAGAATGACGATATTGATAAACGAACTCAGGATCAGAAAGACACTGCTACAGGTATTGTCGTGAGTTCTTTAGAAACACTAGACAAATATGATGACATTTCTTTACAGCAGTTGGTAGATGATTTCACCACAGTCGCAGAATGGGCAGGCGTGAAATCCCCAACATTGGATGATGAAGGTTTAGACCTATCTCAAGATTATGAAACTTTAGACGCATCAGACCACTAATAACGGAATCCAAAATGACAAGAAGAATTCTAGACACAGGCGGAGCTGCCAACGACGGAAAGGGAGATACTCTCCGTGAAGCCAGTGAAAAAATTAATGCAAACTTCCAAGAACTTTATGATCTAACCACGCTGTCAGGTGATGGTGATATTTCTATAGGAGATCTTAGTGATATCGTTGACAGCTCTGTAAGCAAAGCAATCGGAAGTGCAGACCTAAGTGATGCTATTGGTAATAGTGCTACCGTAAATGCTTTAGGCACACGGGTAACTCAGAACGAAGGATTGATCAGTACACTTGATCAACAAATTTCTGACATCAACACACTAATTGACAATACTGATATTGGTGAGAAAGGTCCGCAAGGTGATCCAGGCCCGATAGGTCCACAAGGATCTCTAGGATGGCAGGGTACTGTTGGACCTATAGGACCACAAGGTAATGTTGGTGCTCAGGGTTTCCAAGGTGTTCAGGGTAACGTTGGTGAACTAGGACCCCAAGGAGAGCAGGGTGCTCAAGGTGAGCAAGGTGTCCAAGGTAATGTCGGTGAACTAGGACCACAAGGAGAACGGGGCGCACAAGGAGAACAAGGTGTCCAAGGTAACGTTGGTGAACTGGGTGCACAAGGAGAACGAGGTGCTCAGGGTTTCCAAGGCGTTCAAGGTAACGTCGGTGAACTAGGTCCTCAAGGAGAGCGGGGTGCTCAAGGAGAACAAGGTGTTCAGGGTAACGTTGGACCATTGGGTGCTCAGGGTATTCAGGGTTCTCAAGGTGAGCAAGGTGTCCAAGGTAATGTCGGTGAACTGGGTGCTCAAGGGGAACAAGGAGCACAAGGAGAACAAGGTGTTCAAGGAAACGTTGGACCATTAGGTGCACAAGGTCAGCAAGGCGCACAAGGGGAACAAGGTGTCCAAGGTAACGTTGGTCCATTGGGTCCTCAAGGTGAGGCCGGCGCACAAGGTGAACAAGGTGTCCAAGGTAATGTTGGTCCATTGGGTGCACAGGGCATTCAGGGTTCTCAAGGTGAACAAGGTGTCCAAGGTAACGTTGGACCTTTAGGACCACAGGGTGGACAAGGTGCTATAGGTGAACAGGGTCCAAGGTAATGTTGGTCCATTAGGTGCTCAGGGTGATCGGGGACCACAGGGCTTCCAAGGTATTCAAGGTAATGTTGGTCTATTGGGTCCTCAAGGTTCGCCGGGTACGGTTGGTCCACAGGGTGTTCAAGGTAATGTCGGTGAGATAGGAGCACAAGGAGAAGCTGGTGCTCAAGGGTCTACTGGACTTCAAGGTAACGTCGGTCCATTGGGTGGACAGGGTGTTCAAGGATCACAGGGTACTGTCGGTGTTCAAGGTAATGTCGGTGTTCGTGGTGCACAAGGTGAAGATGGACCACAAGGTTCTACCGGCGTACAGGGTGAAGTAGGAGATAAAGGTGCTCAGGGTGAAGCGGGCCCACAGGGATCTGCTGGTATTCAGGGCAACGTCGGAGACAAAGGTTCTCAAGGCGATAAGGGAGAACAAGGAGAGCAGGGTCTACAAGGAAACGTTGGTGATAAAGGTGTCCAAGGTAGTCAAGGTTTTCAAGGTTCTGTTGGCGTTCAAGGTAACGTTGGTGATAAAGGTGCTCAGGGAGACACTGGTGCACAGGGTCTAGTTGGTCCTCAAGGTGCAGTCGGAGACACTGGTGCACAAGGTGAAACTGGAGCCACAGGAGAAAAAGGTGCAACTGGTGAAACTGGAGCGCAGGGTGGTCAAGGTCTTACTGGTGATCCAGGCCCTAAAGGTCCAGCAGGAACTACGCCAGGCCCAGTAGGTCCACAAGGATTGCCTGGCGATGCGGGTCCTCAAGGACCAGCAGGTACAACCCCAGGCCCGATAGGTCCACAAGGTGCTACAGGTGACGCAGGTCCACAAGGTGCTGAAGGTGATACTGGTGCACAAGGTGAAACTGGCGCACAGGGTATTGTAGGACCGCAAGGTACAGTTGGTTCTCAGGGTAGTGCGGGTGCACAGGGTCAAGCTGGTGCACAGGGTGCTGTAGGTTTCCAAGGTGCACAGGGTCTAGTAGGTAATCAAGGTGCTGTAGGTGATCAGGGTGCTCAAGGTGATACTGGTGCGCAGGGTAATGCGGGTGCACAGGGTCTAGTAGGTAATCAAGGTGCTGTAGGTGATCAGGGTGCTCAAGGTGATTCTGGTGCTCAAGGTGACACTGGACCGCAAGGTGCTGTAGGTTTCCAAGGTGCACAGGGTCTAGTAGGTAATCAAGGAGAGCAAGGTGCTCAAGGCGCAGTTGGTTTCCAAGGTGCTCAAGGTCTAGTTGGACCACAGGGTGAGCAAGGTTCCCAAGGTGCTGTCGGTGTTCAAGGTGCTCAAGGTCTAGTAGGTAACCAAGGAGAACAAGGGGATAAAGGAAATCAAGGCGAGCGTGGAGCTCAAGGTTTAGTAGGTCCTCAAGGAGAACAGGGTGGTCAGGGTGCTGTAGGTTTCCAAGGTGCACAGGGTCTAGTCGGACCACAGGGTGAACAAGGTTCCCAAGGTGAAGTTGGATTCCAAGGGGCACAGGGTCTAGTTGGTAATCAAGGTGAACAAGGCGGTCAAGGTCCGGTCGGATTCAGAGGCGCACAGGGTCTAGTTGGACCACAAGGAGAACAAGGTTCTCAGGGTGAAGTTGGATTCCAAGGTGCTCAAGGTCTAGTTGGACCACAAGGAGAACAGGGTGCACAGGGTGCAGTTGGTTTCCAAGGTGCACAGGGACTAGTAGGTAATCAAGGAGAACAGGGCGAACAAGGTCCGGTCGGATTCAGAGGTGCACAGGGTCTAGTTGGTCCTCAAGGTGAGCAGGGAGGCCAAGGTGAAGTTGGTTACCAAGGTGCTCAAGGTCTAGTCGGACCACAAGGTGAGCAGGGTGCACAGGGTGCAGTTGGTTTCCAAGGTGCACAGGGTCTAGTCGGACCACAGGGTGAACAGGGTGGTCAGGGAGCAGTTGGTTATCAGGGTGCTCAAGGTCTAGTCGGACCACAAGGTGAGCAGGGTGCCCAAGGTGCGGTTGGATTCCAAGGTGCTCAAGGTCTAGTCGGACCACAAGGTGAACAAGGTGGTCAAGGTCCCGTAGGCTACCAAGGTGCTCAAGGTCTAGTAGGTAATCAGGGTGAACAAGGTGGTCAGGGAGCAGTTGGTTACCAAGGTGCTCAAGGTCTAGTAGGTAATCAGGGTGCTGTAGGTGACCAAGGTGCTCAAGGTGCCGTAGGTAATAAAGGTGCTCAGGGTGCCGTAGGTAATAAAGGTGCTCAGGGTGAAGATGGTCCTCAAGGTGACCAAGGCCCTCAAGGTGGGGTAGGTAATAAAGGTGCTCAAGGATCTGTAGGTGACCAAGGTGCTCAAGGTGCCGTAGGTAATAAAGGTGCTCAAGGATCTGTAGGTAATAAAGGTGCCCAAGGTGAGGATGGACCACAAGGTGACCAAGGCCCTCAAGGTGGGGTAGGTAATAAAGGTGCTCAAGGATCTGTAGGTAATAAAGGTGCCCAAGGTGAAACTGGAGCGCAGGGTGACCAAGGTGCTCAAGGTGCTATTGGAGATCAGGGACCACAGGGAGTTTCTGGTTCAATAGGTGCACAGGGTCCAGTCGGCGGATTTGGTAATGCAGTATTGTTTGATACCAGCGCAAATCTACCTAGTAACATTAACTCAACTGCATCAGCTATGATTAGACAGTTCCGTACAGTGAACACTATATATGCTGGGGATGTTTATTGGCATATTGGAACTGGTCGTGTTTACAGGGCAACAGTTGACAGAATAAATACTACGACGAATTCCACTTTTACTGAGTTGACAAATAACCAAGGATTTGTGGATATGAGTGGACTACTAAATACAGGGACAGCACCCAATGAACGTATTGAGTTCACAAGTAACAGTATTGATATCTTTGACAATAGCAATAATCTAAGAGTCAAGATTGGTAAAATATCGTAATTGAATACACCCCCGAAAGGGGGTTCCACATACAGGTATATTATGTTTACAGTAATTGATAATTTTTATGCAGATCCCGACTCAGTTCGGGATTATGCTTTAAGTCTAGAATTTAATGTGTCGGGTAACTATCCCGGCCTAAGAACATCTCCATGTACCAATGCTGGTGGATATGTTGATTCTATGAAAAACTCTTTAGAGGGGATCATAGGAAAAGCAATAACATACTTTCCACTAGACAACTATAACACTTCCTTCCAATACACTACCGAAAACTGCAAGACATGGATTCATCACGATAAAATGTCCTATGCGGGAGTCGTGTATCTAACGCCTGACGCGCCTCTAGATTCCGGAACTGCAATCTATAAACATAGACAGACTGGAATTATGAAACATGAAGATTCATGTCCAGTAGATTTTAATGAATTCCAGTTGGTTGAAGGTGACTGGGACATTGTTGCAGAATCTAAAAATATTTACAACCGACTGGTATTATATGATGCGATGTACTATCATCGCAGTGTAGTTCCCGGCTTTGGTTCAAACCAATACGACGGTAGATTATTTCAGACATTCTTCTTTGAGGCAGAATAATGAAATTGATGACAACGTTGTTGACTTCCAACGACATTCCTAAGTTAGCACGATTAGTTAAATCTGCCCAACAAGTCATCAAAATTGAACCAATCGAATGGGAAGTGGTGATCGTTGTAAATAGTATTCATGAAGGATACTACGAAGATGTATGCGCACTTAATCTACCATTCCGTGTAGTCAATACGGAAAGTAATGGCAAACCCGGCCGCGGTAAGAATGCATGTCTAGATGTATTTCTAGAAAGTGACTGTGATTTTGTATCTCAGATCGATGGAGATGATTTTTTATATCCGTCGTACTTACAGTCGCTGTGGAATCATTATAAGCATTATCCTTGTATTGACGTGTTAGGTGTGGTACCATGTGATTCTATTTGCAGTTGGGAATTGGTTTCGGGACATTACTGGCAAGTTAATGAAACTTACTTTGCAAGTGTATGGGGAACATCGATGTGCGCTCCTCACGAAAACTTAGGACCACAAGAAAGTCATTTGTTTATTGATGAACGTCCAGTGTCGGTTGACTTCATTATGTTGCAGAGTCGTAAGTCTGCACAAATAAAAATGAACGAAGATATTGGTAACGGAGAAGATCACGCATACACCTACAAGTTATTAGCAGAACACCAGAAGGGAAATCTGTGTTACTTCCTATCAATGTCAAGCGACTTATATTGTATCGATAGGACGACTGAAGGAAGTGCTCAGAAGGTTCATAGTTACGAAGAATATCTACAGCCGCTGAAGGACGAAGCACTTAAACATGTCTCCCAGTGGAGAAGTAGTGCATATGAACTTCCGGTAATATACAAAGACTTATTGATGAATCATCATCAAAAAGAATCATGGTTAAACAAATTTTTAAATGACTCATAAAAACGTTATAAATATAAGAATAATATTTCTAACATGCGTAGGATAAGAACATGGCAGCAATTGTAAGACAGACATTAAGTAGGAGCTTAGCGAAGGATCTGCTGATAGATATGCAATCTTCTGACAGCTACTATATTGGTATCGGTAAATCAGACGAATTTCCAGTTTCAGAGAATTCGGAAACAACTATAGACCCTGTAGACTGTCCACGTGATGAAAGAGAGTTCCGACATAACCTACAATCGATCAAGAAGATCGAGGGTTCAACATTCGTTGCCAAGAGAGTAAATTGGTCATCGGGATCGATATACACTGGATGGGATGACGCAACTCCTTCGGATATCGTAGAGCCATGGACGCCATTTTACGTATTGAACGATGCTAAAGAAGTATACGTTTGTATTGATTACGGTAAGAATATAGACGGTAGTCCAAAGCAATCTATGGTCGAGCCTAATTACGGCTACCATAAAGATCTTCTAGATTCAATAGATCCTACCAACACATGGGACCATACCAAAGTTTTTGAAACTGGAGATGGATATACATGGAAGTTCTTATATTCCATAACTCCAGAGCGCATCTATCAATTCTTATCATCCAATCACTTTCCGATACAAGAAACGGAACCAGATTACCACGGTGGAGATTCAATCGAAGATCTACAACGTGATGTTCATCTTGCTGCTGTAGGTGGTCAAGTCACTCGTGCAAAAGTAATCACACAGGGTCTTGGTTACATAACTGAACCTACAGTCACAGTAGTCGGTGATGGATCAGGCGCAACTGCTACTGCCGTTATTGACGTTGATGGTAAGGTTACTGAAATTAAAATGACTGACTACGGTTCTGGATATACTTACGCTTCGCTTACAATAACCGACGGTGATACCGAAAACTGTACAGCAGTACCAGTAGTAACTACCTCAGAAGGTTTGGGTAAGAACCCTATAGATGATTTGAAAACAAGTTCTATTCTAGCCGGTATCAAACCAGACGGTAATGTCAACGGAACATTTATCACACAAAATACTTTCCGTGAAATGGGTCTTATCAAATCACCTTTACTACCAGACGGATCTGCTCCGTTCACCGGAACTTCGGTAAAGGCATTACCTACATTAACATTAGAAGATACCTCACCATTTGTGTCGGGAAAACTTATAACAGGCGGAACTAGTACCGCCAAGGCATATGTTGATCAGTCCGACGGTAACGTTGTTCATTACCATCAAAATGAATCAACGGGGTTTGTTGAGTTTGAAGAAAATGAGGCCGTAGTTCAAGAAGGTCAGGTTGCGGGCGTTATCGCAACGGGTGGATTGTCTCCAGTAAATGGTATAGATCGCTTCTCTGGTGAAGTCCTATATATTGAGACAAGAACAAGAATCAGACGCGACGAAGAACAACAAGAAGATATTAAGATCGTAATAACCGTTTAGGATAAATCATGGCAGATTTTACAGATAAGACGTTCAGAGAAACTTACCGCGATTTTTACGATCCGAAAGATGGTTATTATCGTGTACTCTATAATTCAGGTAGGGCTCTTCAAGCACGTGAGTTAAATGAATCACAAACAATAATACACGAAGAGATTGCACGTTTCGGTCGTAACATATTTACAGAAGGTGCACTAGTCAGCCCAGGTGGTTCGACAGTTGATAATAGGATAGAATATATTCGTCTTGATGCTAATAGTGTTATAGATCCTAGTTTAGTTGGTGAGACTCTAACTAACGGCACTATACAGTTTATTGTTCTTGAGGTGTATAGTGCAGTACCAGATCAAGATCCAGCAACTCTTTATGTTAGATATACAGATACTTCAAATGTAACCGACACGGAGAAAGCACCTCGTGTTGAATCAGGAGACATTTTAACTCGCCCAGATAATTCTACTCTTACTGTAATCGACGACAGTGAAGATGAAATTCCGGCAGCAGGTCGTGGCACTAAAGCGTACTTTGCGCCAGGCGAGTTCTTTGTACAGGGACACTTTGTTTACATGGAAGGTGGAGAATCTTTCCTATCAAAGTATAGCACAGAACCAACGGCAGATATCGGTTTTGTGATTGAAGAATCAATCGTAGATGAGAGCGAAGATACTAATCTATATGATAACCAAGGCGAAGTTCCAGATATCACTGCGCCAGGCGCTCATCGATATCAGATCAAACTAACACCTACTACTCGTGATCAAGTAGATATAAGTCAAAACTTTATATTTGTCGCACGTGTTGTTAACGGTGTTATCACACGCGAGGTAAGTACATTCGATGCATACAGTCGAGTTAATGATCTGCTTGCACGAAGAACAAAAGAAGAGTCTGGTGACTATGTTGTAGATAAGTTTACTGCGATATTCGAACCTCTGGATAACACTAATTTAAATCTAGATGTTTCTGAAGGTATAGCATATGTAGATGGTTATCGATTAGAATTTGGTCAAACGGATATTACCGTACCAAAAGCAAGACAAACTCTTCAGACATTTAACGAACCAGTACCAGTTGCATATGGTAACTATGTTTATATCGACCCAACCTCATCTGAAGGTTTCGGTAGATTAGATGTATTTGGATATTTGGCTATCTACAACGCAGCATCAGGCGGATCTGTAATAGGTTTCTGTAACGTCCGTGGTATACAATCCGACTCATTTGGTTACCGACTATACATTTTTGACATTCGTATGTCTTCAATACAAGGTGGTACAGGATATCATAGTTTTGCTGATGCAGTATCATTACAGGATAATATTCCAGGCGCTGGTAGCCCCAAGAATTCAATTAGTAGATAGCACAATACATGAGTCATCTAACAATAGTCTGCTGTTCCCGCTACCTAGAACCAGTCCAAAAGATGATTCGATTACTGCAAACTATACTGTACAGAGATATACTAGAATACAGTCTGATAGTCAAGGTGTTATTAGTTTGTCTGGCGTTGAAACTAATCGTTGGATAATCGCAGAGTCCGAAACCTCTATTCTAACTGGTCCAGAATCAGTACCAAGTATGGCGGGTGTATATTCGGGTCTGAGGCCAAACAAAAATCATGATATTGCATATTACGTTGAGGTCTCTAACGCAACACCTCGCACAAAAACAATAACGGTTGCAGAAAAAACACAGACTCTTCCATCGATAGACTGGGAGAAACGTCCTGTATTCACAGATACCGTAGATGGTATCTCTCTTCAATCGGTTTTATTCAGAGATAGTTCTGGTACAGATTGGTCTGCTGCTGAAGACATCACTCACCAGTTTTATCTAGATGGCGGTCAACGTGATAACTTCTATGACGAAGCTGTCGTGTACTTGAAGCCAGGATATCTTTTACCTACAGGTGGCCAATCTGAGATAAAGGTTACATACACACATTATACACATACTGGACCAAGCGGAAGCACGTTCTTCTCTGCTTCATCTTATGCAGACGATAGTTATGAAAATATCCCTAACCATACCAGTGCGACAGGTCAGTCCATCTCTTTAAGAGATGTATTAGACTTCCGACCTTCCCGAACATTTGGTTACACCGGAGAATTCAACGTAGTCGCAGAGTTACCTCAGAATGCATCTGCCATCACTATCAATGATATAGAATACTACTTACCTCGTATTGACGTTCTAGTTGCGAACGCAGTAAACAGCAGCATTGGGTTTGGTGAACTACAGGTTATACAGGGGGTTCCTAGTATAACTCCAAAGGAACCAGAGATTCCAGTAGGTTCACTGTCGCTATATACGTTTACTTTGAGCCCTTACACATTCAGTGCATCTGACGTTTCGACAGCTTATATTCCAAACAAGCGATATACTATGAAAGATATCGCAAAATTAGAACGACGTTTGGATGAGTTGTATGAAAGGACTGCATTGAGTTTCTTGGAAACTAATACTCAGTCCCTAGTCATTACTGATAACCAAGGGCAGTCAAGAGTTAAGTCAGGATTCTTCGCTGATAATTTTAGCACATTCGACTACTCTGACATTAATAACGAGAACTATAGAGCGTCCGTTGATAGAAGTGGATTGTTACAGGCATCTTTTCGTGAAAATTCAGTACGACTATCATATAGCGCAGATAACGTTGATACCGTAATAAGCAAGAAGGGTGATTTGGTTACCCTACCATATGTTGAAGTCGAATTCACCGAACAGGAACTTGCTACTAGTTTTATTAATGTTAATCCTCATACTGTAGTATCGTATATCGGTAATTTAGAATTGTCTCCATCATCGGATGAGTGGAGAGAATCTAGAGATTTGCCTCCGGTAATACAAAGCATTTATCACACTCAAGAAGATTTGTGGTACGGCGGTAGTTATAATTGGATCGACGGTAGTGTAACGTCATTCAATAGTAACTTACATATGCCTTTGGCTGAATATCAATACAAATATGAAAATATGGTTCACGCACAAGACTTGCTTGGTGAAACTATTGGTGGACAGCAAATCATTCCGTATATGCGTTCTCGTAGAATCAACTTCGTCGCCAAAGGACTTCGTCCTAACACTAAGATGTTTGCATACTTTGACGGTGTAGACGTAAGTGATTGGGTTCGACAGGAATCAACCACACAAAGATTTGCGGATAATCCACAAGAATTTGGTAGTGAGTATGCAAACGAATCAGGATATCCAGCAGACTTAGGTGGACCAACTCTCTTGCAGACAGATAATAAGGGTGAGCTAATCGGATCATTCTTCTTACCTAATACAGAATCTTTGAAGTTTAGAACAGGAACTCAAAAGTTTGAGTTGTTAGACGTAAGTCTGTATGACGCTGAGTCTACTATATCTACATCTGCGTTCTATTCATCACAAGGTGCTTTAGATACCGCTCAGGGTAATATCGATACTACTAGAAGAATCTACAGAAGTGAAGGACGTAATGATCCTTTAGCGCAGACATTCTTCGTTGACCAGATTGAAAACCCTAACGGTATATTCCTAACTCAGCTAGACGTATTCATGGAGTCTAAGGATAGTACTGCTCCACTACAGGTTGAGATTCGTACGGTAGAGAATGGAGTTCCTACCAATCAGGTCGTTCCAGGCTCAGTTGTGTTTGTCAATTCCGATGATGTTACTGTCACTTCATATGATTCTATTTCAGGTGAAAACGAAGGAATGAATACACTAGTGACTACTGGCGCAACTGCTGTTGAGTTTGACGAACCGATTTACTTGACAGGTGGTAAAGAATATGCGATAATATTATTCAGTGAATCCGTAGAGTATAACGTATATATTTCGGAATCAGAAGAGTTTGTCATAGGTAGTAATCAAGATAAGGCTCCAAGAATTTCTACTCTAGGTTCATTATTCTTATCTCAAAACTCTAGCACATGGACACCAGATCAAAGTAAAGACTTGATGTTCAAGTTACATCGAGCTAATTTTGAAACATCAGGTAATTTAGTATTAGATAATGCACCTTTACCTAAAGTCACATTAGAATTTAATCCTATTGAAACTGTTGCCGGTCTGACTCATACAGATGATATTGCTAACAACGGAATAGTAAAGATTTATCATCAAGGTCACGGATTCAGTGACGAAGATATAGTTTCTATCTCAGGCGTTGTCAATGATATTGGTGGAGTTCCCGCTTCAGAAATGAACGGTCTACTTGAAGTATATGAACCAACATGGGACGGTTATTATGTTAAGGTTCCTACTGTAGCAAGCGCTAGTTCATCTGGTGGTGGTAATGCGGTTATCGCTTCACAGCAAGTCTACTATGATACGTTCGTGCCACAGATCCAAGCAGTAGTACCTAACACTACTAAAATAAATGCAGGGTTGATTGCGCCTGTCGCAAAATCCTATGGTTCTTCTTCAGACAGTCGTACAACAGATCAGTTTGTATACACGTTACAGGACGAAGTTCCGGTCTTTGTAAATGAATATAATTTGAACTCTCTACCAAAGATTGTTGCTTCTTCTGAAAACGTATCTACTGAAACGTTAAAATTGAACCTATCATTGGTCACAGCAGATCCAAAAGTTTCTCCTGTAATTGACCTTCAACGTGTTGCGGTTATGACACTAGAAAACGTAATTGATCACGATGTATATGATCCTAATACAGATACACCGGATTATACCACGTTTGCATATGCTGCGCAACACATCACAACACCAGTTGTTGTTGATGAGTCCTCACTTGGTCTGAAGGTAATATTTTCAGGTAACCGACCATCTGGTTCTGACTTTGAAGTCTATGTTAAGACAGCACCAGACGAAGACACCTTGGTAGCATCTACTGCTGTAGAAGGAGAATCCATACACGAATGGGTAAAGGTTGATATAGACAGAGCAATTCCTACAAGCGACAACCCATCTAATTTCCCAGAGTATGAGTATACTCATGAGTCAGAACAGTTTACCGCATTCCAGATTAAGATTGTAATGCATTCAGAGAACTCTTCTAAGTCTCCTTTAATTAAAGACTTACGTGCAATCGCTCTGATAACAGGAGGTTCGGGTTCCACAGGTACTACTACCACATCAAGTTCAAGTAACAATAGTGGTAGTACAGACACTACTAGTAGCACAGACACCGGCGGAGAAACTAATACAGACACCGGCGGCGAAACTAATACAGGTGGCGAAACTAATACCGACACCGGAAGCGAGACCAATGAGGTCAGAGACATAAGTTCGCTTTTCGCTGAGACCGTTCCAACAATATCAGCAAGTAGCCGCGATGTGGGTAGAGAGTGGTCAGGTACATCTGGTTGGGAGCCTAGAGGAGTCAGATTCAATCTTGAGTTCCACCTTGATGGATCGTTGAAAGTCTATAGTCAAGTAAACGCTACGGATGTTGGAACACGAACTCTAGTGCATACTAGTCAGTGGTTGGATAGACCTATTCAACAATTTACTGACGGTCCAGATAATAACTTCTTTGACTATCTAGAAAGATTTGGAATTACAAGCACCCTGAAAAAAATCAACGATTATGAAATACCTAATGATAATGATCCGAATGATCCGCTCATGTCTCACACAAGTGACGGTGTGTCGGTACTTCGAAACAAAACAACCTACGATCATGTCGGTGACAGTTTTGCAACTAATTTATCGGTCTCTGAAAGGGGCGAAATGGGTAGCACAGGGTTCATTCTAGTTGAATCCGATATGTCGGGTGTTAGTGAATCCACACCATATACTGGTACTGTAGAGATGGACATTAGATTGTCTCCACCTACTAGTGAGGCATTTGGTGGTGATTTGTATGAACCAGCTGGCGATATCATCCAAACACTCACGTTCAATTATGACTTGCCTGTTGGAGACCGTATGACGGTCGATACAGACGAAGGCATCGTTGTAGCTGTCGCTCATGATGGCGTATATTGGGAAAGTGGTCGAGACTTCCACGCAATTTATCCATATAGTCCAGAAATGACCTCAGAAGCAGAAGGTCAAGCAACAGTTCAACCAATATATATTGAAACGGATTCATCTGTAAATGGTACTCAACATGATGTTAGATTCATAACTTACGGGATCGAAAGACCAGAAGGTCATAACACACACTACTATCCAATAACATACACATTTGGTCCGGAATGGTCTACTACGGGTACTGTTACTATGAACTATGGTACAGAGTTTGTGAACACGATTACTTCTGAAGCTTCAGGTAACTATAGTGTCAACCTATCCACTACTCACAGTGGTGAGACTTTTGATTGGTTGGATATACCGATCGGTATTCGATACACAGATGAATATAGAGATGCGGGTGGATCAGTAACCCCTTCTTGGCAATCAGAAGATAATGCTCTAGTCTTTCATTACTAAAGGTTTTACATGAAGTCGCATATAAAAGTAGAAGGACATAATAATCTAGTGCGAGATAGACGCACTGGAGTGTTACTAAATACCAACAAGGCTGAGATAGATAAAGCACGGAAGATAAGCAAATCAAATCAAGAAAAGCAAAATCATATTGAATATTTATCCAAAGAAGTTAAAGGATTAAAGGAAGATATGACACAAATAAAAGAATTGCTTTTTCGTTTAGTAGAGGATAAAAATGAGCAACAATAACATACAAGTAGTCAACCTTGCAGACAACATCAACGCCGCGATTTTAAAGATCAATCAAAACTTCGCTGAGATAGATACGTCTAAGATGACAGAGGCCGAAGTCAATGCATTGATTCAGGCTGCGATCGATAGTCTAGACTTGAGTCTTGATGCCGCTGCAGTCCGTGCAATCATCGAAGGTTCCGACTTGGATATGTCCGGCAATAAAGTTTTGTTTGGCAACATGTACCAGTCAGTGTCAGACCTACCAAATGCATCTACCTATCACGGTATGTTTGCCCATGTTCATGATACTGGAGCCGCATATTTTGCGCACAATAATTCATGGGTAGAACTTGCGAACAAAGGCGATTCTGGGTCTAGTGATTTTGATGGAGACTATAATAGTCTAACTAATAGACCATTTATACCATCCAACTTGGACGATATGGGTGATGTTAATACCACAGGTAAAACTATCGGTCAGGTATTAAAATGGAATGGGTCTATTTGGATATCGGATGATGAATCCGGTGGTGGCACTGGCGGTGGTGGTACATCTGTCTACACAGTCACAGTATACGCACGTTCTCCAAAAGAGACTACCCCTACAAAACCAAACAATGGGTCATATACATTTTCGACCGGAAACTTTGTAGAACCTACGGGTCCAAACTGGTACAGAAGTATTCCTTCAACTCCAGCAAACGAAGATGTCTGGCGCGTCTACTACAACCTTTATTACGCTTGACCCAGACGTAACCGTAAACGCAGGCACATGGTCAGATCCATCACTTGTAGGATCACAGTCAACTCCAGTAGATAACAGTGCGGGAGCTAAGTATGCACAGATATTTGCATATAAGAGAGTTGCAAGCGATACGACACTTGGCGCAGCTGATGCTCCAGTGGGTGGTACATTTGATTTCTCTACAGGAATTTACTTATCACCAGATGAAGAACAGGTAACTGCATCGGTAGATGCTGGATGGGAAAGCACACCCCCACCTCGTACCGACGAAACTCCTCAACTGTATGTTGTAACAGGTATTGCAAGTGATGTAGATCTTGCAGAAGGTAATACAGTTGATACTTCGATCACATGGGGAGATCCACGACCAACATCTTCAGGTACAGACGGTCAAGATGGTAGGTCCACGTTCCTAGCGGTTGCATATCGTCGCGTACCAGATACCGCAGACGCCAACAACGATTTAGTTGTACCAGATGAGCCACGTGGTGGTGGTATCGATTTCGGTGCAGCCACTCCAGCAGGGGTTCATCTAGGATTCCCTATTACAGATTCTTCGGGTAACCAATGGTACTCAACACCACCATCTGGTACAGATACTCTATGGCAGTCATATCACTTATTCACACAGTTTGGTGATACCGGCGAAGACTGGGCTACAGACGACAGAACATCTACAGGTACGCCACTTGATTGGTCAGAACCTACGATTCAGTCGATCGTTCCAGTATCAACATACTTCAAGTCTTTGTATGCGCGATCACATGAAGACTTAACAGAGGCTAAATACATTCTACCGAATCCAGCAAACAATGCGGGAAATGGTGCGGTGTATGACTTTACATTAAACAGATTTACAAGTTTACCTTCACGTGAAGGTATCAATTGGACAGAAGAGATGCCGCCGTTGTTCGATAGTAACGACGAAAGCAATGGTCCACTATGGGAGATCAGTACAGTCGCTACTCTTCGTGGTGCGATCGGTGCAGATAATACTCTAACATTTACTACACCAAAACTAATTCTTAATGTTGCGATTGATGGTATCGATGGATATCAAGTCACACAGGTTAATGCATACCGTCGTGCGGGTAGTTGGACTACATCCACTGCCGTGTCTGGCGGATCATTTAACTTCGAAACTAAAACATTTACACCGCCTGCAGATTGGTCTAAAACAGTACCAACAGGTGATAGTCAATTATACGTCATTACAGGTGTTGCGTCAACTCGACCAGACAACTATCCAACAGCAACTACTCCTCTGGTAGAAGATACTCAAATAGAATGGGATCTCCCAAATGCAACTCAGTCGGGCGGTAATGGTGCACCTGGCCGATCTACTGCGCACGTTGTTGCGGTAACCAGAACACCAAGTGCTAGTGCCCCAAATACTCCTACAGGTGGTAGTGTTAACTTCACGGGTGGTATCGCTAAAGTAATGCCTACTGCAACCGATCATACATGGTATGACGATGTGGGTCTTATGGACGCTGCGGGATATAACGTAGGCGTAGGTGGTACTATATGGGCGTCTGAAGCAACCTTCTCTATCAGTGGTGATGAGGGTACAGACAACACTGCAACATGGTCTGCTCCTTACCTAGATCACAATAACGGTGCGGACGGTTTCTCGACATATCAGGTACAGATCTTTAAGAGAGATTCTTCTACTGCGACCGTATCAAGCATTATAGGGACTCTACCTACAAACAATGACCCAAGCGGGAGTGTTTACTATGATTTTGATAACGATGGAATGTATGGACTACCTTCTGATTGGTCAGAAACTCCACAAGAAGATCGTACACTAGGTAATGCACTATGGATGAGTCGTGCGGTAGCTACAGTTCAGGGTGACTTACAAGGAATCGATGATGATTTAACATGGACAAGTCCAGTTATCCACTCTATCGATGGTGATTCAGGAACTCCGGACTTAGAAAATCTACCTAGAGAATCTCGTGGGTACGTATATTACTACACCGAAATTGAAGCGGAACAAGATACTCTAGCCGCGGGACTACAACCTTCTTACAACGCAGCCGGCGCAGCACTAGGATTTACTTGGGATGATTCGGATGGCGGTTCAATCACCGGATTGAATGGTAACTGGGGAATGGATCCTACAGTGGGAACTAATCTATCGGGTACGTTATGGGCTGCTAGATACTTTGCAGAAAAGGCCTCCGGAGAGAATGGTGCTACAACAGTCTCAGTAAGTGCTGCATTCCGTAGTTACAACTTCAATGGCTTGGTTACTTTCCAAAACATGAACCAAGAGTTAGGTAATCCGCAATCAGCTTTAATCACAACTATTGATGGTGGTCATATTACCACGGGTAGAATCGATGCAAGTTTAGTTGCTATTACAACTGATCCAGATAGTTACCAAGCGGGAGACACTGGTCTAAATATAACATCTAGTGTAGCCGGACAAGGTAGTATGTCAATTACTAACGATCTTATCACAATTAGTGATACTGTTATTGAAAATAATGTTGAAGTCTCTAGAGTTAGAGTTAAGCTAGGGAATCTATCATGAGTTATGGACTATATATTTCAGACGGTGTTAATGGTGGCGTCATTACAAATGCTAATAATGTATTCAATGAAGAGTATGATTTTGAATTGACTGATCAGGCACTATCTGCTGGAGGCACATATAATATCCAAACAAGTGGTGCTGGAAATCCAGCACTTATAGGAATTCATTTGTCAGCAAATAATTTCATTACAGTATCTAGAGATACGACTAATGATAGAATTGTAATTAGTAATACAAGTGGCGGATCTCAATCATTTTCTGCAAAAATATTTAGGTTTCAATAATGAGCGAATACGGTCTTACAGTATATAATGATAATGGCGGGTTAATGTTTGATTCTTCTCGCAAAATGAATAGTTATATTATTACAGAAATTGGAACTGGTACTAGTCCTAGTACTACTGTAGCCAGTGATGATTTTCTTTTTGTAAAAATTCCTTCGAATCAAGCAAGTAGTTTTGCTAATACAGTAATTTTTATGGGTGCGGGGTTTAATGCCCAGTTTTACGGAAGAGTTGGAACTTTCAATAACAGTGGAGATTCATCTTTTGCTAATGCAACAGCAGTAACTCTAGATTATTTTGTAGTAAAACACTCCAGTAAGGTATCATCTACCGATGATTATGGTTTGACTGTGTATAACGAAGATAATACAATACAATTTGATAGTCGATCTATAAAATTAGGTCAGCATTTTCAAATTACGGAATATCATGAGCCACGAAGTGTAGATGCTTGGTCTACAACAAATGGAGGTATTAGCTTAGGTAGCAACTCTGACTATTGGGAAATATCGAACTGGACAAGTGGAACTTTAAGCAGTTTCGGAGGACCAGATGGCGGAGATACCTCATTAATAGGATTGATGTTTAGTGGAGCTCCATACGCAATCAATTACTACAGTCTTGCCGGAAGTGGTTTTGGTGGTGGTGGTGATGAAGGACCCTTTGGTGGGGGTAGTTCTACTACAAGTAGCGAAACCTGGGGCAATTCAATTACAGGAATGATTCTTTCGGCAGAATTAATTTAAAAAGAGAAAATAAATGATTTATTATATCGCATACATTAGAAATAATGAAATACAAACATTAAAGTTAGCATCTGGTTCTAATGAACCTGAAGGTTTAAGAGAAGATGGAACAACAATTGTCCATATTGATTTTGTAATCTCAGATAAAGCTGAGTTTATACAGACCCATTACTGGGATGGTAACTGGAAAGAAAGAGAATCTTCTCCAAATAGACATTCTTCTTGGGTAGATGGAGAATGGGTCTGGGATCAAGAAGATCTAATGAATGAAGTCAGATTTATGAGAAATCGCATGATAGCGAGCACTGACTGGACTCAGCTCTCAGACTCTCCACTATCTACTGATATGAAGAATGCGTGGGCGGGGTATCGTCAGGAATTAAGGGACTTAGACTTTATTGATCCGAATATGTCAAATATTGATCAGGTCAACTGGCCAGAAACTCCACAATAATTTTACTTGCATTTTTTAAATTATAGTGTATAATGAGAATCTTATAAGTAAAGTAAATATTTTTTAAGAAATGTGCCTAGACTCCGTTTATGCACATTTTTTTTGTTATAAATATACTACGTCATTAACCAATAAACTTTAACTTTAGCTAAAGAGAGACGATATCGTGTCAGCATCTAGTATACCACTAAAAATTAAAAATACCGATGGTGACCTACAGGAATTCACTCCAGCAGAAGAGATGTATCTTGCTGTAAAAGTGGGTGAAGCATTAGCGGAGGCCTCCGCTGGTGATGTCGGTGACATCAGTCTAACCAATGGTACAAACATCGGTTCTTTTGTAGATACGTACTACAATGAACCAGCGGGTACACACCCAATGTCTGCTATCACTGGCACAAGTGTAACTACAACCTTGAAACAGGTTGCTGGTTCCGCGAGTGAATCTGGTTCTGATTTTGCCCGTCCTGTCGGTTATTACGCAGATAACGCAAATCCTGGCTTCTACGAAATGGTAGATGGGGATTTGGATAATCTGACAAACCGTGCACTAAAAAACATGGAGACTCTAGGTCTTCAAGGTGCATTCGAACTTTCAACTACCTCGCCAGGTAGTGATTGGACTAAGCACATCGAGAATGTGTTTGCCGATACACATGGTGATGGTACAACAACTCAATATCATATCTGGAAACGAACTGCACTTGCAACTCCACCAGCTGGTGTAGTTACTACACGTCCAGTCGCAACAGATTATGATGGTACATCATTCAATGGTCTGAAGTCTATGACCGACGCGGAAATCAAGTACACACTTGGTCAACGTGCTAAATCACTTCGATCTACAGCAGGTGCGATTGGTTCATACCAGTTGCGTTCATCTGCACAAGGCGCACCATCTTTGGCAGGTACATGGGTACCACGAGGTTCTGCCTCTAACACCCGTCGTACTATTGTCGACGTTGCATACTCTCGTACACGTAACTCAGCTTACACTCGTACTAGGGTTTCTGCATACTCACGTGACCGTGTTTCTACTTACACACGTAACAGTGTGGACACATTTGCACGTACGTTTGTTGGTAACTACACTGGTGCATATTCCCGTGACTTCGTAGGTAATTATTCACGTGATTACGTAGGTAATTATGCAAGAACACGCGTATCTTCATATACACGTAATAGACTAACTGCATTTACTGGATACTTTGCCGGTACTTACAACCGTTCACGTGTTTCTACATATGTTCGAAACCGCGTCACACCATTTACCGGAACATTCTCACGTACTCGCACATCTGCATATACTCGTGGTCGTGTTTCAACTTACTCAGGTACTTACTCACGTACACGTAGTTCTTCTTACTCAGCAGACTACACTCGTACACGCGTATCAACATACACTGGAACTTACGCTGGAACTTATTCTCGTAACCGTGTATCTGCATATGCCGGTACCTATTCACGCAACCGTGTATCTGCTTACGCAGGGACTTATACTCGTACTCGTACTTCAGCATACTCTGCTGATTACACCCGTACTCGTATTACCAATTATACACGTGACCGTGTAACTAACTTTGCAGGCGTTTACTCTCGTGCACGTGTTTCTACTTACACACGCAATCGAGTCACTAACTTTGCCGGTAACTTCGTAGGAAACTATGCTCGTGGATTCGTGGGTAACTACTCACGTGGATTCGTAGGTAACTATTCCCGTGGTTATGCAGGTGATTATGTTGGTAACTACGCTCGCGTTTCTACTCGTACATCTACTCGTACACGTTATTCAGCATATGCTCGTACGTCAACTCGTACTCGCTACTCTGCATATACACGTGACCGTGTCACTAACTTTGCCGGTAACTTCGTAGGAAACTATGCTCGTGACTTCGTTGGTAACTTCGTAGGAAACTATGCACGTAACTTTGCTGGTAACTATGCCGGTGATTACGTAGGTAACTATGCAACCACATTTACTGGCGACTTTGTTGGTAACTACGCACGTGGATACGCTGGTAACTATGCTGGTGATTACGTAGGTAACTATTCACGTGATCGTGTAACTAACTTTGCTGGTGATTTTGTTGGTAACTATGCAACAACGTTCACAGGTGATTTTGTTGGTAACTATGCTCGTGGATATGCTGGTAACTATGCTGGCGATTATGTGGGAAATTACGCAAGAACTTCAACACGTACTCGCTACCAAACATACAACTATACACGTACTTCAACACGTACATCAACACGTACACTAGCATATACTCGTACATTGTACTATGCTGGAAACTACGTAGGTGACTACTCTCGTAACCGTGCGTTCTCATACGCTGGTGATTACTCTCGTAACCGTGCATTCTCATATGTCGGTAACTACGGACGTACACGTACTGGTCACTATACTGGTAACTATGGTCGTACTCGTGCTACTAACTACGCAGGCAACTTCGTAGGTAACTATGGACGTACTCGTGCCGCATCTTATGTCGGTAACTATGCTCGTACATCAACACGTACACGTAATGCAACATATACTGGTAACTATGGACGTACTCGTGCCGCATCTTATGCGGGTAACTACTCACGTACTCGTGCAACCAACTTCACAGGTAACTTTGTTGGTGATTACTCTAGAGGACGTGCTGCAACACTTGACTATACTAGAACCTCTGTTAACGGAACGGGATATGTTGGTAACTATACTCGTAACAGTGTAGCAACTTCAAACTATACTCGTACAGTAACATCAACGCGTACTTCCACACGTACTTCTACTGGTGCTGGTGGTACCGTAACCAACGCATATTCCGGAAATAACTGGTCGTTAACTACAGGTTGGCGTTCGGATAATGAAGGTGGAATCAATTTTGTTACCGTTTATGTTAATGGATCTATAGTTGGAAGCATGACAGGAAACGGAACATCTCTGACTGCTGGCGGTGTAACATATTATCGTGCTGTTTGGAGAAACACGAATGGATTCGTATCACATTATGGTGTTACTTACCAATCGGGTGGTTCATCTTATGCTGGTAACTTCGCTGGTAACTTCGTAGGTAACTTGACATATTCCAGAACAACCAGTTTCGCGGGTAACTACACACGTACTCGTAATTCAACATTCTACTATACTGGTAACTACACTCGTGGCGTAACATATACTGGTAACTATGGTCGTACTCGTGCTACTAACTATACCGGAAACTTTGTAGGTAACTACGGACGTACACGTAATGCATCTTATGCTGGAGATTACTCACGTAACCGTGCTGCATCTTATGCCGGTGATTTCGTAGGAAACTACTCTCGTACACGTAACGCATCTTATGCGGGTAACTACTCACGTGATCGTGTAACTAACTTTACAGGTAACTTTGCTGGAGATTACTCACGTAACCGTGCGTTCTCATATGCCGGAGATTACTCTCGTACACGTACTGGTGCTTACACTGGTAACTATGGTCGTACACGCACTGGTCACTATACTGGTAACTACGCAAGAACTAGTACTCGTACTCGTACTGAGACTGGTTACTACACTCGTACTGGTTACTATGCTGGTGATTACGTAGGTGACTACACACGTACTCTAGGTTATGCCGGTGATTATGTTGGTAACTACGCAAGAACTAGTACTCGTACTTCAACACGTACTCGTTACTCTGCTTACGCTCGTACTCGTATCACTAACTATGTTGGCGACTTTACTCGTAACCGTGTAACTAACTTTGCTGGTAACTTCGTAGGTAACTACGCAAGAACTTCAACTCGAACTTCTACTCGCGTTCGTTACTCTGCATATGCTCGTACTCGTATCACTAACTATGTTGGCGACTTTACTCGTACTTCAACACGTACTTCGACTCGTAACCGTGGTTCTGCTTACGCTCGTACACGTGTGACTAACTATATTGGTGACTTCACAAGAGATCGCGTAACTAACTTCGCTGGTAACTTCGTGGGTAACTACGCACGTGGGTATGCTGGTGACTTCGTAGGCAACTACGCTCGTGGATACGCTGGCGATTACGCTGGTAACTATACTGGTGAGTACACTCGTACTTCAACGCGTACTCGTTACTCTGCATATGTAAGGACTCGTGTTTCGGTTTACACACGTAACCGTTCATCTGCATACACTCGTGATCGTGTAACTAACTTTGCTGGTGACTTTACAGGTAACTACTCACGCACATTCTCCGGACAATACTCTCGTAACTATGCGGGTAACTTTGTTGGGGATTATGTTGGTGACTTTACTGGTAACTATGTTGGTAATTACACTCGACAGTTTGGTGGAAACTACGTAGGAAACTATGCACGTACTTTCACTGGTGAATATGCTGGAACTTACTCACGTGGATTCGTTGGTGAGTACACTGGCGCTTACTCCGGAACTTACTCACGTAACTTCGGTGGAAACTACGTAGGAAACTACGCTCGTGGATTCGTTGGTGAGTACACTGGTACTTACTCTAACACATTCACAGGTAACTACTCACGTGATTTCTCCGGTCAGTACACTCGTGACTTTGCTGGTGACTTCACTGGTAACTACTCAAGAGCATATGCTGGTGAATACACTGGTACATATGCCCGTGATTTTGTTGGTGACTTCGTAGGTAACTACTCACGCGACTTCGTAGGTAACTACTCACGTGTAAGGGTTTCTGCTTACGCAAGAATCCGTAGTTCTGCATACTCAGGTACTTACTCACGTGATCGTGTATCTACATACGTAGGTGACTTCACTGGTAACTACTCACGTACGTTTACAGGTGATTACTCACGTAACTTCGGTGGCAACTACTCACGTTCCTTCCTAGGTAACTATGTTGGTGCAACGATTAGCGACACTCTAGTACATACACCAGAAACTTATACTCTATACTGTAGGGTTGCATAATCAACCTAAGTATGGTATAATATGAGAACAAGGCGGGTCATTCATTTGACCCGCTTTATCTCAACACTATATACATTATAATTTGAATTGAACTCTCTGGAGATATTTAATGAGTCGTAAACAATGGATGGATAATGCGTTCTGGGAAACGGAAGAAAAGAAAGAACTAAACTGTATTCTAGAACTTGAAGATGATATGGGTCGTGTCACACGACAACAAATGTTTTTACACCGTCATGATAAGGATGGTAGTGAGAACGAACTGTTTAATGAAGTTGTTGATGCCCTAGGTGAAGATTCGATTGACAAGGAAACTGTTGACCGTGTTGAACGAAAGAAGGCAGAAGCAGAAGAAGAGAAGATGCGTGACGAAGAACATAACAAGGCACGTAAACTAGAAAAACTCTTCAATTATAAGATGGAAGCGTTCGAAGTCGAAGAGATTAAGAACTCTAAGAACCGTAAGTTGAAGGCAAAATTGCGTCGTGCAAAGTCTAAGATTGAAGTCGATATGTACTCAATTATGATTTTACAAGACCAACTAGAGGCCGAGACTAATGGAAAAGACTAAAGGATTCATAATTGTTGCGTCCAAGAAACGCAACTTTTATTTGTACGCAATCAATCTTGCAGAGTCTATTCGGGATTATTATGAACCTGAAGAGGAATGTAAGATTTGTTTGGTAACAGAAGAAAGATTTCTTGATGATCGTGGTAGAGATGTTGCAGATGATATTATGTTTTGTGACGACCACTATCGCGCTAAGTTATGGGGGATGGCAAAATCTCCGTATGACTTGACAATGTACATTGATGCTGATATGGAATGTGAGCACGAAGACATCGTCAAGGTTTGGGATGAAATGAAAGACCATGATTTGGTCTTCTCAGCATTGACAGATGATCGTGATTATATTTACGCAGAAAGAGACTTTGATACGCCAGAAGGTAAATCTAAGTTCACACTATGCGGTGGTGTTTGTTTATATGATATGTCTAAACCAATTGTTCGTGAATTTATGGATGACTGGTGGGACTTAACATTCAGACAGATGAATGATTCTTGGTGGCCGGAAGGGTATGTAGATAGTCTCAAATCTTGGGACCAATTTTCTCTCTGGTGGTTAGTCGAGAAAGAAGAGAAATATAAGGACCTCAAAGTTGGTATCTTTGATGACGACTTGAGGTGGAATTATTACAACGCCCTGAACTGGGCAATCACACAACCTGAAACGGGTCCAGTGATTTTGCGTCACTTCTCGGCAGGGTTAAACAAGGATACTCCAATCGTATGACACAGGTAAACGACTCATATCTAAGGCACGTACAGGTAAACAATCCTGAGTTGCTAGAGATTCTAAACGAATACGCCAAGTTGCATACCATGAAAGGTTTCGAAGAGAACTGTCACCTATCCTCTGCACAACACATTCGCCAGCGTCCATACTTTGTTGGACCTAAGCATATGGATGAGATTGTTGCTCAAGGTCAAGGTCACGAAGGGTTCCCAGACGAACTAGTTGGTTACAACTTTAAACTTTCTGACAAAGCGCATATGATGTTTGAGAAGGATGCTGATCCAATTTTCAAACGCGATATGACTCATCACTTGCGTGACCTAAACGACAAAATGATGAACTTTTTGTCTGTCAAACATAATGCACTTGCAGCAGTATACCCGCCAGGAGGATTCATCTCATGGCACAACAATGCAAATGCGCCAGGCTATAACCTAATCTTCTCTTATTCAGAAGATGGTTCAGGTTACTTTGAGTACATTCACCCAGAGACTAAAGAAGTTATTCGTAGTCAAGACAAGCCAGGTAAATGGACTTGTAAGGCAGCATACTTTGGTCACTATGGTGAGACAGATAAAGTAATGTATCACGCTGCGTCTACAGACGATTGGCGCGTCACGGTATCATATGTTTTTGATCATTCAGAAGCATCTGAAGGTTTCCGTGCAATGGTCCTTTCAGATATTGAATCTGAAGACTAAAAAGATTTTCTTCTAACCTTGAACTGTTATAAATAGAGGAAGACGTTTTATAAACAGTTCAGGGTTTTGAGGATTATGGCTACTTACGAAGATTTTACAATTGACCAAGGCGCAGACCTAGCTCTACAAATAGAGTTGGTGAATCCCGATGGTTCACAGAAAGACCTTACTGGTTATTCAGTAGCAGCCAAAATGAAAAAAACTTACAGAAGTGCTGAGTCGATCGACTTCACTGCTGTCATTCCTACACCTTCCCTAGAAGGTATCGTTACAATATCCCTAACCAATCTACAGACTGACGTTCTATCCACTCGCGGTAGATATGTTTATGATGTGGAAATAAGCTTCGTCGATGTGGACGGACATACTATTATAGAAAGAATACTAGAAGGTAAGATCAAAGTCAATCCTTCGGTAACAAGGTAATACCATGCCTATACGAAGAGTCAGTGGTGTAACCGGAGTAACATCAATTAATGGGTTTGGTTCAGGAACCAAGGTCAAACGAGTTACTGTCGGTCGTCCTATTAGTAATGTTGTTCAGAACATTGGTGCAAACATCAAGACATTTGACGGTCTTGGTGATATTCCCAGTATCGAAGAACTAAAACTAGGCGAAATTGGTATAAATACTCAGGACGGCAAACTCTATATCAAACGAGAGTATGACGGCGGTATTCAAACAATTGTAGAGATTGGCGCTGTAGGAGATGAGAGTCTCTCTGCGACAACTACATTCAACGCATATATATTCACCTCAGATGGAACACTCGAAGTCATAACGGGTGCAGACGACGCTGGCAACGTATTACAATACGATCCAGATCCGAACAGTCCATCAAGAATTCAAGTATATCTCAACGGTGTCTTACTCCATCAAGGAATAGACTACGTTGCAGATGACGGGAGTACTATCTCCCTAACCCATGTGGTAGACGATGAACAGGTAGTTCAAGTTGCCGCATACAACTCCACAGGCGTTTCTTTTGGAAACGACCTCATCATAGATGACCACTTTGCCTTTATTGTGGGCACCAACGAAGAAACTCGTTTTTATCATAATGGTACTGACACAATCATTAAACATTTAGGTTTCAATGATAGTCAGTTTAAAATGCAGTATCAAAATGATGATCGACTTGTTATGGATGACGCGGGAGTTCAACTCTCTGGTCCTTATACATTAAATGGTAGCAATGTCGCCACTCAAGTTGAAATAGATGCATTACATGCTAGAATAAATGGGTTAGATAGTGACCTACAGGAAATTAATGAACTGTTACAAGAATTACTACAATTCAGACAATAGTAAAAAACCCTAAAGTGAAGAACATTTCACGTATAAATAAATGGGTATATTAACCATTCTATAGTATCTCATCAATATGATCAATAATAAGTCCTTTAACAGGGTACTTGCAGAGAGTTTATTTAATCTTGCGAAACAAAAGCAAGATCAAGTCTCAGCATCTCCTGGCCAAGAAACTGCACTATTCGATTATATCGAAGGTACCTCTTCATCAACCAATGACCGCACAGTGATTCCTGAAGCACAATCGATCACTGCTCAGGGCGACACTGCGCTATTTCAATTGAACGGTACGCCAACTCGTGATGATTTGATTGATGTGTGGGTGAACGACGTTCTTCAGCATCCTGAAGAAATCTATGAAACCATCGACGATACTATACAATTTTTTGAGATCCCCCCGCAAGGGACGGACATATACATCAAATTTCGTTAGTATATTATTAAACGTTTAATTATATCCCAAAACCAATAAACTCAACCTAGGAGATAACCTAATGGCATTTAGGCAGATTAAATCCCCTGCACTAGCTGATAAAGCGGTACTTAATACCAAGCTAGATGAAAGTGCAGTACAGGGACAATCAACCCTTACAGGTATGGTCAATCCAGCGGATTGTTTCACCCTTCTCTATGATGTCAATTCAGACTCATTAAAGAAGATTGGTGCAGACGCATTCTTCGCATCGTTCACTACGGACGACTTGCAAGAAGGGGCTAACCAATATTTCACACCTGAAAGAGCAAAGACTGCTGTTGCATCTGATATCGCAAGTGCGGTAGCAGTAGAGACTAATCGAGCAACAGTCGCAGAAACACTACTACAGACTAACATTGACGCTGAAGCATCTACTCGTTCGTCAGCGGATGTTGTACTACAATCTAACATTGACGCAGAAGTAACACGTGCAACTGCTCGTGAAAACGCAATTGAAATTGCATATCAGTCAGCTGATACTGCATTGTCTGGTCGTATTGATCTACTACTAAACAATACTGACTCAGACGCGATAGATTCATTTGCAGAAATCATCGCAGCGTTTGAAGATGCAGATGACGCATTATCTGCTTCAATTATTGCAAACTCTTCCGCAATTACTGCTGAAGTTACTCGTGCAACTAATAAAGAAACAGAAATCAATGACCGTGTTAGTGTCGAGATCACTCGTGCACAATCTGCTGAATCAGCACTTGCTGTTCAGATTGGTCAAGAGACAACTCGCGCTACTGGTGCTGAGGCTGCACTTTCTGCACGTATCTCTACTGAAGAAGGTCTATCGACTTCTCTACAGTCACAGATTACTGCTGAAGTCACTCGCGCAACTAACGCAGAAAATGCTAACACAGCTGCAATTTCTTCTGAAGTTACTCGTGCTACTGGTGCAGAAGCTGCAAACGCGCAGAACATCACAGATGAAATTCTTGCACGTGCTGTTGCAGATACACAGGTTCGCGCTGATCTAGGTGCTGACATTGTTACTGCTGAAGCAGCTGCTAAGGCACACGCTGAAGCACAAGACGCACTAATGATTGGTGATGCAAGTGTTGACGGTACTGTATCTAATACTGTTACTGACCGCATCGCAACTGCAAAAGCAGAAGCAATCATTGAAGCAAGCAATTCTGTAGCAATCGAAAACCAAGAACGTAAAGATGAAGACTCAGACATCAACGCACGTATCGATCAAGAACTTATTGACCGTGCTGCGGGTGATACTACTCTACAGGGTAACATCGATACAGAAGAAGCTGCTCGTATTGCTGGTGACGCAAACCTACAATCACAAGTTGACTTCATTACAAACAACACTGATCCAGCTGCTCTAGACTCACTAACAGAAATCGTTAGCGCATTCCAGTCATCTGATTCAGACATGTCTGCACTTATTTCGTCTAACACTACTGCAATCGCAACTGAGAAGTTACGTGCAGAAACAGCGGAAGGTGTTCTACAAACTAACATCAATACTGAAGCATCAACTCGTTCAACTGCTGACACTGGTCTACAGTCTCAGATTGATCAAATCAACGTTGACATTCAAGTTGAAAAAGACGACGTTCTTGCTGAAGCAAAAGCATACACTGACTCAGAAGCTGACTCGCACCAGGCTGTTGCAATTGCACACGCTGATGCACAAGACGCCGCACTTATCGGTGACGCATCTGTAGATGGTACTGCTGGAAACACCGTTACTTCTCGAATTGCAACTGCTAAGTCGCAATCATATGCTTACACAGATGCAGAAGTTGCAACTGAAAAAGCACGTGCTGAAGCAGCTGAAGAAGCAGTCGCTCTACGTACTACTGTACTAGAAGGCGAGATGGACGCAGTTCAGGTTCTTTCTTCACAGAATGAAACCGACCTACGTGCAGAAGAAGTTGCTCGTGCATCAGGCGATACTAACCTACAAGGTCAGATCGATGCATTGAATGCAAACACTACAATCGACGTTGATGATCTACAGGATCAAATCACGGCAGAAGTTACTCGTGCATCAGCTGCAGAAGTCGTTAACGCGGCCGCAGTCGTTACTGAAAAGCAACGTGCAGAAGCGGTAGAACAGGGTCTACGTGCAGACGTAAACACTAACATCGCTAACATCTCTTCTAACCTAGGTGATATCAACGTAGAACGTACTCGTGCACTAGCTGCAGAAGGCGCTCTAAGTACTCGTTTAGATCTTGTTGAAGATGACTTCAACGCAGTAGACTCAGACCTACAAGCACAGATTCTTGCTGAAACTGCAAGAGCCGGTGGTGTTGAAGCAGGTCTACAGACTTCTGTGGATTCTCTACAAACTCAAGTAACTGGTAACGACTCAGACATTCTTGCTCTACAGAACTTGCAAGGTACAGATGTTGCTGACCTACAAACTCAGTTGGACGCAGAAGTTGTTCGCGCCTCTGCTGCTGAAGTAGTAAACGCAAATGCTGTTGTTGCAGAGACTACACGTGCAACTGGTATCGAAGCTGGTCTACGTACAGATGTCGACTCTAACCAATCACAAATCACTGCAAATGATTCAGACATTCTTGCTTTACAAGTATTGCAAGCTGCTGATCACTCAGACAACCAAGCACAAATCACTGCTGAAGTCAACCGTGCAACTGCCGCAGAAGGTGTTAATGCCGCTGCTGTTGTTACTGAAAAGAACCGTGCGGAAGGTATTGAAGCAGGTCTACGTACAGACGTAGATAGTGTTCAGGTACAGGTTACTGCAAACGATTCTGATATCCTTGCACTGCAAAATCTACAAGGAACAGATGTTGCTGATCTACAATCACAGTTGGATGCGGAAGTAGTACGTGCAACAGCTGCTGAAGGCGTACTGACTACTGACCTAACAACTCTAGAAACTCGTGTTGACTTCATCGTATCTAACGAAGACGGTGCTGCTCTAGACTCATTGACAGAAATCGTTAGTGCATTCCAAGGTGCAGATTCAGACCTAGACGGTCTTATCTCTGCTAACTCTGGTCGACTAACTACTGCTGAAAATGATATTGATGCTGTAGAAGTTCGTGCAACTGATCTAGAAGCACGTGCAACTGCTGTTGAAGGACGTGCAACGTCACTAGAAGCAGGACAGGTTGTTCAGAACGGTCGACTATCAGTCAACGAAGCAGACATTGATTCACTACAAGCGAAGCAGGGTACAGGCGGTTTCCATACTACTGCTCAAACTGTCGTTGGTGCTGTTAACGAAATCCACGGTGAGTTGGATGTCGAAGCAGGAAATGTTGATCTATTACAATCAGAAATGGATGTCGCTGAAGGTCGTTTAGACGGACATGATTCAGACTTCACTGCAATCCAAGGTCGTGCAACTTCACTAGAAGGTCGCGCAACTACTCTAGAAGGACGTGCAACTGCACTAGAAACTAAGCAAGGTTCTGCGGCACTACAAACTGTTGCAACCGATCTATCTGCTGCGATTAACGAATTACACGCAGAGATCGATGGTGAAGCTGCTGATCTGACTTCTCTAGAGGCTCGTGTTACTACAGAAGAAGCTAATGTCGATACTCTACAGTCTGAAATGGACGCAGTAGAAGGACGTGCAACTTCCCTAGAGTCACGAATGACTACAGAAGAAGGTCACGTAGATACACTACAGACTCAGATGGGTACTTCAACTCTTCTAACAGTTGCTACAGACGTAACTGCAGCCGTAAACGAATTACACGGTCAAGCAGATTCTAACACAGGTCGTGTTGGTACTCTAGAAGTTGAAATGGACGCTGTCGAAGGTCGTGCAACTTCTCTAGAAACTCGTGCTTCTGCACTAGAGACTGAACAGACTCTACAAGGTGGTCGTCTAACAGTTAACGAAGCAGACATTGACGCACTAGAAGCTAAGGTTGGTTCTTCAACTGAAACTCTAGATACTGTTTCACAGACTCTAGTTGGTGCAATCAACGAAGTACACGGTGAGACAGATACTAATACATCTGGTCTTGCGGCTGCTGTTGCTCGTGCAGATGCAGATTCAGACGCACTTGTTTCTGAAATTGCTGACCGCATCGCTGCTGATAGTCAGATCCGTATCGATCTAGCTGCTGATCGCGTAACTGATCAAACAGACTACATCGCACGTGACGCAGTTGTTCTTGCATCTGCACAGACTTACGCAGAAAACGAAGCGGATGACGCAGAAGTTGCTGCTAAGACTTACGCAGACGGAATCGTTGCTAACGAAGCAACTCTACGTGAAAACGCAGATGACGTTCTAGATGGTAAGATCACAACAGAAGCAACTGCTCGTGCAAATGCTGATAACGCTCTAGACTCACGTACTACTGTACTTGAGACAGAGATGTCTGCTACACAGTTGGGTGCAGGTCTTGCAACTGACGGTACTTACGTCGCTCCAACAACTACTAACTACATTGATGCATCTACTTCTCTAGCAGACGCAGACAAGAAGTTAGACGCTGCAATCAAAGCCGTTGATAACACAAGAAATTCTGGTATCAACAACCTACAATCACAAATCGACGCAGAAATTGCTCGTGCTACTGCTGCGGAAGGTGTACTAACATCTGACCTAGCAACTGAAGTAACTCGTGCTACAGACGCTGAAACTGCACTAGGTGTACTAATCACTACTAACGCAACTGCTATCTCTGACGAGTCAAGCCGTGCGCAAGGTGTTGAAGGTTCACTACAGACGCAAATCGATTTCATCACTTCGAACACTGACTCTGCCGCTCTAGATTCATTGACAGAAATCGTTGCAGCTTTCCAAAGCGCAGACGGTTCTCTTGCTGGTCTAGTTGCTCAGAACCAGACGGATATCGCAACTAACGCTTCAGGTCTTGCTCAGGAAATTACTGATCGAGTCGCTGGTGATAATGCGGTCCGTGGTGAGTTCGCTGCTGCTGATGCCGCACTACAAACTCAGATTGATGGACGTGTCCAGAAGTCTGGCGATTCAATGACTGGCGACCTAGCAATGGGTGGAAACAAAGTTTCCGGTGTTGCAACTGGTACTGACGCTGCTGATGCAGTGAACAAAGGTCAGATGGACGCAGGCCTTGCGGCACAACACATCTCACAGTTCTCTACAGACGATCTAGTAGAAGGTACTAAGAAGTTCTTCAGCGATGCACTTTCTCGCGCTTCAGTATCTCTAACAGATGTTGCTGGTGAAGGTAAGGCATCTTACGACCAATCTACTGGCGTATTCTCAATCGACACTGCTAAGACCATGCTGGAACTTGCAGACGTTGCTGATTCTGATTACGACGGTAAGAACGGTTATGTACTACGTGTAAATAACACTCTAGACGGAATGTCTCTACAAGATCCAACTCAGTTGGCATTCAACAACGCACAACGTCAGACTATGTCTGGTGACGGTGCGCAGTCTACTTTCGCTCTGAACTTCTACACGCAAGATCAGAACGCGATCGTATTCGTTGGTGGTGTTATTCAGGATCCATCGGTTCACTACTCGATTGATGCTGCTAACCAGACTATCACGTTCAACGCTGCACTTCCAGTTGGTACACAAGCGGTTGTTATCGCTCAGTCTACTAACTCAGTTGGTGTACTTGATCCTAAGTCTGTCGGTCTTGAGACTCTTGCGGATAACATCAAGGTATTCGAACAGGGTAATGATGTTGTTGCCGGAACTTCTGCTACAGTAGTTTCTGCATTCAATAAGACAACTTATCGTTCTGCTAAGTACGTAGTTACTACAGAATTGAACGGTGAGTTCGAGACTCGCGAATGTCTAGTTATACACAATGGCACAGACGCCTTCATTACTGAATATGGTATCCTATACACTGGTTCCTCACTATTGGGCGACACAGACGTACAGGTTAACGGTTCAAGTGTTGAGTTGACTTACACGGCTGTAGACGCTGGTGCGGTAGTATCTGTATCTGCGACATACGTCGACGCATAATAACATCGGGGGGAGCATCAGTCTCCCCCCACTAAATCTAATACATTCTAAAAAGGTATAAACTAATGAGTACTAATAAAAAGTTTAGAATTCAGAACGGAGCTGACATAGTTGGAGAACTATCAATCAACGACGTTACTGTTATTGGCGCAGACGGCAAGGTTGTCGCAGGCGCAATTGCTGATGCGGTAGCAGATTTAACTGCTTCTGACATCGCAGACCTACAGTCGCAAGTTACCGCGATTCTAGGTACGTCTCCAGAAACTCTGGATACATTACAAGAAATCGTAACTGCATTCCAAGATGCAGATACAAACCTAGTGGCAAGTGTTGCGTCTAACTCATCCGACATTGCTACAATTAATGCTACTTTAACAAGTGGTGTTGCGACTCCTGCTGATCTGGATACACTTGACACGTCTGTTCAAGCAGAATTAACAACTTTGCAAACAGCTGTTGGAGATACATCGCAATTTCCTCGCGACCCTTCGATATATGAAAGTTACTTGGCCGTACGTCCAAGAACAGGGTCTGGCGTAGAATCATTACTTTTGATAAATCCATTAAGTCCGACATCTGGGCATATCACTTTACAAAGCCCAGAGGGCAGTTATAGCATTTATGGTGGAAGTCTACTGACTATACCAGGCAAACTTCTTGTAGGCGCATTCGGTGGTGACACTACCGTATCAAATGCTGGTGTCGTTTTTGTGTATGATACTACTGATTACAACAAAGCACCTACAGTTCTTCAAGCGCCTACTCCTACAGAAGATGAATTTTTCGGCGAGCAAATAAGAAAAAATGACAACTCTGTTATTATTTCGGCCGTGGGTGGATTCTATGTCTATGATATTAATGACTTAACTTCAGCACCTACTTATGTTGCTGCAGATGCATCTTTATTCTCAACTGGTAATGGGGTAAGACTAGGCGGTACTTCTTATCAAAATACCGGAATGGTTGCTACAAATACACACTTATATGCTTCCATATTGCAATATGGAAATAATGACACTTCAGATGGTAGTGGTGCTCTTGCAGTGTTTGATTTACAAACGCTTTTCCGGAACTCCTGTAAACCTTATTTCTGGAAATGGTTTTTATAGTTATGCAGAAAACTTAATGTTATCTCAAGATGGGACTAAGTTGTATGTTGCAACAGGAAGTAGTCCTTCTGAAACTGGCGGTTTGTATGTATACTCATTATCTTCGTTAAACTCTGGTTCATCGGCGTATCTAGAATCAGTTATGTCGCCAGAAAATTCTTGGTATAATACCCAATTAGGTTCTCCTCAAGATGACGCGTTTGGCCATTCTATGGTAGAAACAGACACTAAGTTGTTTGTTGGTGCGCGATTTGCATCACCTGGCACGAGTAGTTCCAGTTACGATAGTCAGCAAGGTTCTCTTTACGTATACGACAAGAATAACCTTTCATCATCACCTCTTGAAATTACCGCACCACAAGGCGGCAACTATAATGGTGCGTTATCAAACAGATTTACTTGGTCTATGACAAAAATCGGCGATAAGGTATATGTGAGCGATCGCGGAGATGATGCGTGGATGAATAATTGGGATACTAATCCTAATGAAGGTAAGTCATGGGTTTATGCGTATGACGCAGAGAACCCTTCTTCGCCAGTATCTTCGTTCAACGATGATCAGATTTCTGGAACTGCCAGTGGATTTTATCATTTCTCTGAAATTATGCATGATGCATCAGTAGAAATTTTAGGTGCGCAAAAGTCAGTTGTCGATGTACTTAATGACCTTTCTAATGATGTTGCAACTGCTAAGTCAGAAGCAATCTCAACTGCTTCAGCAGACGCAACTTCTAAGGCAGATGCGGCAGAAGCAAGTGCTTCAGCAGACGCAACTACTAAGGCAGATGCTGCAGAAACAAGTGCTAAAGCATATGCTGATCAAGTTGTCGCTGCAACTGTTGACGCCGCTCCTGCTGCACTGGATACTCTTAACGAGTTGGCAGCTGCACTAGGTGACGACGCAAACTTCGCTTCGACAGTGACAGCATCTATCGGAGCAAACACTTCTGCAATTGCAACACTAGACGCATTCGTTGGTGAAGGTAATACAGAAATACCTAGTGTATATTCACCATCTGTTTGGACTTCTTCTAGTCCAATAACACAGAACGTGACTATCACGGCACACCCAGACGGTACGCAGTTTGCGTCAAATAGCCCGTATACTGGTGATACAACTTGGCCGACATGGATTGAAGAAGGACAAACTGGTCAGAGTTTCATAATCAGAAATCTGAATGGTGGTGGAACAGTCGCAAGAATGGTCTTAACTGGATTAGAGCCAAGTGCAACGTACGAACTGAATACGTTCGTACAACAAGTTGCTGGTCCTTTGAATCATGGTCACCGTATTGATGTCAAGTGGGAAACCGCTGATCATCCTCATGAGTATCAGGTTAATCTATTATATTCTGGTACTGGGGAAGACTATCACCAAAGAACCCACAGTTGGCCTCAGCCAGCAGGCGTCACCTATGCATATGTAGATTTTTACTTTGGTGTCAATGGGACTGCGGTCGCATTCGACGACTTTAAAATCTTCCAGCAGGGTGCATCTATAATTGCACTAGACACTACTGCTCAGACTGTTGCAGGTGCGGTTAACGAAGTACACGCAGAACTAGACACATTGTCTCAATCTCAGTCTGGAGATACTTCATCTCTAACTACTGCAATCGCTACTGCTAAGTCAGAAGCAATCTCAACTGCATCCGCTGACGCAACCGCGAAAGCAGACGCTGCTGAAGCAGATGCCAAGGCATATGCTGATCAGGTTGTTGCTGCTACAGTAGATGCTGCTCCTGCGGCACTAGACACATTGAACGAACTAGCTGCGGCACTTGGTGACGACGCGAACTTCGCATCAACTGTCACTACTTCAATTGCTACTAAGGCAAGTCAAGTAGATCATGACGCAGAAGTCGCTCGTGCGACTGCGGCAGAAGTCGCAAACGCTGCGGCAATTGCTGCTGCAAACTCACGTACTTCTGGTATCAGCACATCTTCAGGTTCAACTGATATTCAGATGACTGCTGAACTTGACATGGATAGTAACAACATCAAGAACGCTAATGATGTTTATGCTGCTCGTGGATTCATTGATCACATTGAATCGAATGACCTAAAAGTTCAAACAGGAACTGTCGATTTCGAAGGTTCTATAGTAAACTTCGGTTCGTCAACAATCACTGGTGGTGGTTTCGGTAATGCCACTAAGGCAGAGATCGACCAACACTTAAACATTCCTACTGCTAATGCTGGCGAATTCGTCAAGTGGACTGGTACAGACTACGAGTGGACTGATCTAGTAAGTGGTCGTTTGGCAACAGATCAACTTCAGATTGCATCTGGTGGTTCAATAACTGCTACTGGTCCTGGCGGAACATTCGACTTCCAAGACGGTATTGTCATGCTAAGTGGTTCGGATGTTAGAGTTGATACTCCGACAGACGTTGGACAAGCTGCTAACAAAGGGTATGTTGATGGTGTTGTTGCGGCAACTGTAGACGCTGCCCCTGCGGCATTGGATACGTTGAACGAACTAGCTGCGGCACTTGGTGACGACGCGAACTTCTCTGCGACAGTAGCAACATCCATTGGAACCAAAGCAAGTCAAACTGATCATGACGCAGAAGTTGCTGCTCGAATTGCGGCCGTCAGTTCGGAAGCAAGTACACGTAGTTCTGCTGACGCAGCTCTACAAGCAGAGATAGACGCTCTTGAAGTACTTCAGTCCGGTGACGTATCTGGTCTACAGTCACAGATTACTGCTGAAGTTGCTCGTGCAACATCTGCGGAAGCAGTCAACGCTGCGAACATCGTGTCAGAAACATCTGCACGTAGTTCTGCTGATGCTGCTCTAGAGTCTGACATCATTGGTCTACAGAATCAGGTCGGTACTATTATTGCCGGTTCCCCTGCATCTCTAGACACATTGGTTGAGATCGTATCTGCGTTTGAAAATGCTGACTCAGATCTATCTGGTGTTATCACTGCAAACGGTGGTCGATTGACTACTGCTGAAAACAACATCACTGCACTTGAAACAGACTTGTCTGCTGAAGAGTCTGCACGTGGTGCTGGTGATGCTGCACTACAGACCCAAGTAACTGCTCACGATGGTCGTTTAACTACTGCTGAAGGTGAGATCGATACTCTACAATCACAAATGGCCACTCGAATCGGAACAGATTCAGACCATTCGGCTGCTCTTGCTGTCGAAACTGCTGCTCGAATCGCTGGTGACAATGCAAACTCTTCTGAAGTTTCTTTAGAAGCGGCTACTCGTTCTGCAGCGGATACTCAGTTGACTTCTGACCTTTCGACTGAAGTTGCTCGTGCAACTCAAGCAGAAGGTCAAATCGCTAGTGACCTTGCACAAGAAGTCATTGATCGTCAAAACGCGGACACTGGTCTTCAGACGCAACTCGATTTCATCAAAGAGAACACTGACCCAGCGTCACTAGATTCTCTAACAGAAATCGTTGCTGCATTCCAATCTGCTGATGGTTCGATCACAGGTGTTGTCAACTCTAACACTGGTCGCATCTCTGCACTAGAATCTGGTGTAGTTGCAATCGAAGCGTGGAATACTGATAACGTCTCAGAAGGATCAATCAACAAGTACTGGACAGAACAACGTACTAAAGATTGTCTATCTGGTGGTCTGTGCATCACTTACTCATCTGTAACTGGTGAGATCAAGGTTGACGAAGTAGAAGCTGAGTCTTCACTACGTGTTGCTGAGTCTGTTGCTTCAGATGACGCTGACAAACTAGGTGGCGCGGCACCATCTCACTATCGTATCGATGTATACGATGTGAATGGTACTATTGTAAACTAATCTAGGTTTCGACCAAGATATGAAAGGGGACTTCGGTCCCCTTTTTTTATGTTTATTTTACGTATAAATAAACGTATAAATAGAAGGGTAACTAATACTGGACTATAGTAATGTATTCAACAAGTAGAGAAGAATTGATTGATTACTGCCTGCGTGCCTTAGGGCATCCGGTAGTTGAAGTCAACATTGACGAAGAACAACTCGACGACCGAATTGATGAGGCGTTGCAGTGGTTCCGTGAACATCATCCAGATGGATCTAAACGATACTATCTAAAGCACCAATTGACTCAGACCGATGTCGATAATCAGTATGTGGATTTTAGTGACGATCTAGATCTTTCCGCCATCGTTCGTATGATCCCTATGACATTTGGAAATGCTCATACCGGATGGTTCAGTGATGCATGGCAGTTGATGGCATATACCATTTCTGACTTTACCCGTCAAGGGGGTATGCTAGGTGACCTTGCGCACTATGAACAGATGCAACAAAATCTAGCACTATTAGATATGAAACTAGGTGGTACACCTCAGATTACATTTGACAGACAATATAATCGTGTTAATTTACATGTTTCCAAAACGAACCTTAAAGTAGATGACTATGTTATCTTTGAGGTTTATGGTATTCGTAATCCAGACGAAACAGTAAACGAATATAACTCGCTATGGAATCACCGATTCCTAAAAGAATATGCAACCGCATTGATCAAGCGTCAATGGGGCACCAACCTAATTAAATTTGATGGTATGGCATTGCCTGGCGGGGTGACCGTTAATGCTCGTCTAATATATGAAGATGCGCTAGCAGACATCGAACGAATGATGGAAAAATTCCGTAACGAAGAAGACGAAGGTCCGATGTTCTTCATGGGGTAAGACATGGCAACTAATCCATATATCAGTTTAAAGCATAGAGAAGAACAAAACCTCTACGAAGATCTTTTAATAGAAGCAATCCAATTCTATGGTCAAGACGTATATTACTTGCCGAGAGAAGTTGTTGAGAGAGAAGAGATCTTCCTAGATTCTATTGAGTCTCAATTCTCTGACGCATATAAAGTCGAAGTCTACATCGAAAACGGTGAATCGTTTGAAGGTGACGGAGACCTATTCACCAAGTTTGGTATTGAACTAAGAGACCAAGCAACCTTTGTTATTGCACGTCGTCGATGGAGACAGCTCATTGGTGATCGTCTATCAGAAGCGCAATTCCGCCCTAGAGAGGGTGATGTGATATATCTCCCATTGTCTGAATCTCTATTTGAGGTCAAGAAGGTCGAGACTGAATCACCGTTCTATCAATTATCCCAGTTACCACAATTCCGTATGACTTGCGAGTTGTTCGAGTTTTCGGATGAAGATTTTGACACTGGTATCGATGCTATTGATCGTGTTGAACGTGAACACGCATTCCAATACGAATTGGTTATGGAAAATACAGGTGAAGATAACTACTACTATCCGGGCGAAAAGGTTTATCAAGACTTTGGTGATTATCGAATAGAAGGAGAGGTCACATCATTCAACAGTCAAACTCGATTGTTGACTATAGCACATACTGGCGCTACAGATGGTAAATTCCATCTATGGACAACTGATATGCCAGTTATCGGAATGTATGCTTCATTTAATTTAGTCACCATAAACGAAGGTATAAACGAAATTCAACCACTGTCACAGAATGAAGTGTTTGACGACTTCGCAAATGACTTTGTCGATTTCACTGAGACCAACCCATTTGGAGATATATCGTAATGATGGGAGGACACTTCTACCACAAACGCGTTCGTACATGCGTTGCCGTATTCGGTTCAATGTTCGATGACATACATGTTTTGAGAACAGACTCGAACGGTAAAGTATTGTCACAGGTTAAAGTACCATTATCCTATGCTCCTAAAAGGTCATTCTTAGAACGTCTATCTGAAATGGAGAACGGAGAAAGTGCAGAAAGAAGAGTTGCTGTAAAGCTTCCTCGTATGTCTTTCGAAATTTCTTCTATCGCATATGATGCAACACGACAGTTGCCTAAAGTTAATGGATTTGGATCTGTTATATCTACTGAGACCGGATCTAAGAGAAAGATCTATGTCGGAGTTCCTTACACCGTAGGATTCTCTCTATCAGTATATGCCAAATCTCAGGATGATGCACTACAAGTCGTAGAGCAAATTATACCATACTTCGCACCACAATACACGTTGACCGTAAAACCTTTTGCTGATGAACCAGACATAAAGGAAGATGTCCCTGTCATATTATCAGGACTAGACTTTGCTGATGATTATGAAGGTGCGATTGAGCAAAGACGGACGATCGTATACACATTGACGTTTGAAATGAAAGTCAACTTCTATGGGCCAGAGAACACAGGACCTATTATCCGTGAGGTGAACACGAACCTGAATCTTATAGATGATCCAGAAGATACTGCGGGATCTATTGTAAATACAACCCCAGATCCTATAGATGTTAGTCCAGACGGAGACTATGGGTTTAATACACAAGTAACAAGTTTTTCACCGGATGGTCCTAGGTATATACCAGAACCACCAACAGTATACTCATATAGTATCGAAGGTGTAACAAACGACCCGACATCCATCGATTGGAGGACTCATTACGCTCCGCCGGGATACACTTGGACTCCAAACGTAGGTTTCACTTCAGATGAGCCATTGATGCATACCGACTGGATGTTCTTCGATGAGTCTTCGCAGTCATCTACTTTGGGTAGTGCGAATATCACCAATTTAGATATGTCCGAAGTCGTAACCGCAAGAGAGATGCTTAGAGAGTCAAACTTTGCATCTAACACGAGTGATATTACTGGGTGGGAAGTTTCTAAAAATAGAGACTTCACATCTATGTTCCGTGAAGCAGTATTCAATCAGGACATTAGTGGATGGACTATTTGTGCAGATAAAACCACACCTATCACTGACGTAGTTGCGTCTTACTGGACGGACTCTGGTGTCACAATCAATCAAAACACTTACTCAGACTTTGATTACATGCATGATTGGGACGATTACGCTCCGACAGGTGGTTACCCACTGAGCAGCGCTGGTGTCCACGGTGTAATTTTACAGTCAATGTTTTATGCCAATGACGTCTTCAACCAACCTATTGGTAGTTGGGACACCTCAGCTGTATTCAGATTTGATCAAACCTTCACCGAATCTTCATTCGATCAAGACCTAAGCGGATGGGACACTTCTAACGCAAGAACAATGGCAGATATGTTTGATGCATCTGAATTTACGGGTCAAGGTGTCGGTAGTTGGGATGTGTCTAATGTGATTAGTTTCTACGACACGTTCAAAAATACTTATTTCAATGCCACAGTAACAAACTCAGATATTTCTAGTTGGAACACAGGAAGTGCTGTCAATATGTCAGGAATGTTTGCCGTTGCTGGTTCTGTGTGGACTGGTGTTCCAGCTCCTTTCGGTGCAGATATCGGTGGATGGGATGTTTCTAATGTCAAAGATATGTCAGAGATGTTTGAAGAGAACGAAGACTTTGACATCAACATCGGTGCTTGGAACGTATCTAACGTGGACACTATGAACGAAATGTTCCAAGACTGTCCTTCGTTCAGCAATAACGGAAGCGCAGACATCGCCAACTGGGACACATCTAGTGTAACAGATATGGGTGAGATGTTCGAGAACGCAACATCATTCAACCAAGATTTGAGTGGATGGGACGTGTCTAGTGTGACTTCATATGATCAGTTTGATAACGGTGCGTCGAGTTGGACGTTACCGAAGCCTAACTTTATATAAGACATAGATATATATTATGAGAGACAACAGTAAACCGCCAGCTGTATTTGACGAAGAACAGAAAAAGAACTTCGTCCACGAACAAGACTATGAGTACTCTCGTGATACTTATTATGACCTAATTGAAAAAGGTCGTGAGTCTCTAGAACTCATGATAGAAGTCGCACGTGAGAGTGAACATCCTCGTGCGTTTGAGGTTCTATCTGGTATGATCAAAGGCATCGCAGATGTCAATGACAAGTTGATGGACCTCAACAAAAAGCAGAAAGAACTCACCAAAGAAGACAAACCTGCCGATTCTACTACTACTAATAATAATCTATTCGTCGGTTCCACTACAGACCTTCAGCGTATGCTGTTGGGAGATGAGAAAGTAATTGATCAAGACTCAGATGAATGACATCCTATACTAAGAATTCCTATCTAGGTAACCCACAAGTCAAACGAGATGGTGTTGCAGAGGAGTGGGACAAAAAGAAACTCCGCGAATATAAAAAATGTATGGAGAACCCTTCGTATTTCTGTAAGAAGTACGTTAAGGTCGTGCACCTAGATAAAGGTCTAGTGCCATTCAAACTGTACGATTATCAGGAGAAGATGTTTGACCACTTCAATGATAATCGATTCTCTATTGTTCTAGCATGTCGACAGTCAGGCAAATCAATTTCCTCTGTAGGATACCTTCTATGGTATACACTATTCCATCCTGAAAAGACCATCGCAATCCTTGCAAACAAAGGTGCCACCGCACGTGAGATGTTATCTCGTGTAACACTCATGTTAGAGAATCTTCCGTTCTTCTTGCAGCCTGGGTGTAAAGCACTGAACAAAGGTTCTATCGAGTTCTCTAACAACTCTCGCATCATTGCTGCGGCAACTTCTGGGTCATCCATTCGTGGTATGTCGGTCAACCTTCTATTCCTAGATGAGTTTGCGTTTGTAGAGAATGCCGCAGAGTTCTACACATCTACGTATCCAGTAATCTCATCTGGTAAAGATACAAAAGTTATCATAACAAGTACTGCGAACGGTATAGGTAACACGTATCAGAAACTATGGGAAGGTGCGGTACAGAAGGTCAATGAATACAAACCATTCCGTGTTGACTGGTGGGATGTTCCTGGCCGAGATGATAAGTGGAAAGCACAGACTATTGCTAACACTTCCCAGTTGCAGTTTGACCAAGAGTTTGGTAATACTTTCTTTGGTACTGGTAATACTCTTATTGAGGGTCAAGTGTTGCTTGACTTACGTGCCAGAGAACCTATCCATCGATATGAAGGTGGAGATCTTTTAGTGTATCAAGAACCTATTGAAGAACACCAGTATATCATGACTGTCGATGTTTGTCAAGGGCGGGGTCAGGATTATTCTACATTTAATATAATTGATGTATCGGTACAACCTTTCAGACAGGTTTGTGTATATCGTAACAATAGAATATCACCTATACTATATCCTAACATTATATACAAGTATGCAACAATATACAATGAGGCGTATGTCGTCGTAGAGAATAATGACCAAGGTATGGTAGTGTGCGTAGGTCTTTATCAGGATCTAGAATATGAGAATATTCACCTAGAGTCTGCGGTCAAAGCAGATGCTATCGGTATCCGTATGGACAGGAAGGTAAAGAGAATAGGATGCTCTTCAATTAAGGATATTATCGAAGGCCACAAACTAGATATTGTTGATGAGAATACTATCATGGAGATATCTACGTTTGTATCCAGAGGAACATCATTTGAGGCCAGTGATGGTAATCATGATGACTTAATGATGAATCTAGTAATGTTTGGATACTTTGTTGGGACGCAATCATTTGGTAATGTTGCTGACGTGGATATCAAACAGATGTTATTTGATCAACGTATGAAAGAAATTGAGGATGATATACCACCGTTCGGAATAATCGATGATGGTAGTGATTATGTTCCTCTTTCAGACTTGTCCGACCCATATAGCATGGATTGGACTGACTATAACCCTAATGAATGGTAAACTTCCGGAAAGTATAAATAGATACATTGATTTATTTTCCGTATTATGTTTAACTTATTATACCTTAACTAAAAGGACACTATTATGACTCTTAAATTCTCCGAGTCACCAGCAGTTCAGATAAAAGAAATTGACCTAACAGGCACAGTACCTTCGGTCACTTCTACAACTGGCGCTATTGTAGGTGACTTTAATTGGGGACCAGTAAACACACCTGTTCTAGTCGGTAACGAATCTGAACTGGCTGCTGTCTTTGGCACTCCAGACATGGGTGATGCGTACTCCGGAGATTTTCTCTCCGCTTCGTATTTCCTAAAATATTCTTCTTCTCTGTACGTTGTTCGTGCCGGAAGTGATGATCAAGCATATGCTTCGTTCGGTCTATTTACCGCAAAGAAATCCAGGCAAACTTGGAGATAACATTCTTGTCTCTGTTGCTGGTGGAGCGGAATTTTCAGGATGGGATTACGAATCGCAATTCTCATCAGCTCCAGACGATTCTAAAAACGAGATTCACGTCATTGTTGTTGACAGTTCAACTACTCCACACACGGTTCTAGAACAGTTTGAATTTTTATCTGTTGAACAGGGTGCTAGACTAGAAAACGGTTCTAACAACTTTGTACTTGACGTTATCAATTCACAATCATCTTGGGTTACTGTTGCAACAGTAGACTTCGACGACGGAGCGGGTAATATAGACTCAGCACCTATTTTAGGTGAATACCAATTGGCAGGTGGTGATAGCAACGGACAACTCTCACAAGGTGAGTACACTACGGGATATGACGCATTCGCAAACAAAGAAAACATTCAAATCGATTTCCTAATTGCTCCAGCTGGTGCACAGTTCAATGCTCCAAGTATCCACAAATACTTAAACTCGATTGCAGTGCAACGAAAAGATTGTGTTGCGGTAGCATCCGTGAAATATCAAGATCTTTTAAATGACAGTATTTCGGCCGGTATTGGAAGTTATGTTTCTGCTTTGTCAGAAAATTCTTCTTATCTAATTGTTGATGGTAACCACATCAAAGTTTACAACAAATACGAAGATAAGTATGAATGGATTCCAGCAGCATCTTCAACAGCGGGTGTTATGGCTGCAACAGATGCAGTCTCTGCTCCTTGGTTCTCACCAGCAGGTTCACGCCGCGGTCAATACGTAGGTGTCACAGAGGTACTAGTTAACCCAAGCAAAACAGAACGTGATGTTATGTACAAGTCGGGCGTATCAACCCAATCGTCAGCATGCCTGGCCAGGGCATTATGCTGTATGGTGACAAGACTCACCTATTCACGTCCATCTGCATTCGATCGAATCAACGTTCGTCGACTATTCCTAGTCATCGAACGAGCGATTAGTCGCGCTGGAGAAACGTAATGTTTGAATTCAACGATGAGTTTACTCGTGCAGAGTTCGTCAACATCGTAGAACCATTCCTACGTGAAATTCAGGGTCGTCGTGGTATCACTGACTTCCGTGTTGTTTGTGATGATACAAACAATACTCCAGAAGTTGTTGACCGCAACGAATTTATTGCATCTTGCTTCATCAAACCAGCACGTTCAATCAACTACGTAACTCTAAACTTCGTAGCTGTTCGAACTGGTGTTGAGTTTGAAGAAGTCGTTGGCACAGTATAAGGGGAAATAATCATGTCATTAAGAGTAGATGATTTCAAAGCAAAACTAAAAGGTGGTGGTGCGCGTGCTAACTTATTCCGCGCAACCGTAAACTTCCCAGCGTACGCCGGTGGTGATGTTGAACTAACATCTTTCATGTGTAAAGCTGCACAATTACCAGCATCAACATGGCGGTAATTGATGTACCTTTCCGTGGTCGTCAGTTCTAAAGATCGCAGGTGATCGTACTTTCGAACCGATGGACAGTAACATATTGAACGATACCGATTTTGAAGTACGTGACGCAATGGAACGATGGATGAACGGAATCAACGGTCATAGTGCGAATTCGGGGATTACTAATCCAGTCGGATATCAAGCGGACCTAGTTGTAGAACAACTAGATAAGGATGGTTCAGTGTACTAAAGACATACAAGTTCCGTGGTTGTTTTCCTAACAGTGTTGGTCATCGATTGAGCTAAGTCATACGAGACTAACGATGCTGTCGAAGAGTTCGAAGTAGCATTCTCAAATTCAGTACTGGGAGTCAAATACCACTAGTTAAAGGTATTATAAGTAATATGACGGGGGTGGTTCTCCACCCCCAATTTATTATAAGAGGTTAATATGGCAGACAATGTATTCCAAGCATTTGGGTTTGAGCTAAAAAAGGTTCAGAAACTAAATCAAGAAAACGAGAAAGCTCCTTCCATCGTCCCGAAGGTGGATGAGGACGGCGCTGGATACGTCACTGCCTCAGGTTCGTACTTCGGTCAGTATGTCGACATGGAAGGCACTGCTGCGAAGGACAACCAAGAATTAATCAAGAAATATCGTCAGTATGGCAGAACACCCAGAGTGTGATGCTGCAATCGAAGATATCATCAACGAAGCAATCGTTTCGTCCGAACTAGAAAGCTCCGTCACTATCAATCTAGACAAGGTTGATACTACTCAGACAAAATCAAAAAGACTATCACAGAAGAGTTCGATGGAGTTGTCTCCATGTTGAACTTCGAAGAGTATGGTCACGATATGTTCCGTTCATGGTATGTCGACGGACGAATCTATCATCACCTAGTAGTGAATGACACGAATCTAAAAGCAGGTATTCAAGAGGTACGCCCTGTTGATGCAACTAAGATTCGTAAAGTAAAAGAGGTGCAATATAAAAAGGATGCGAAGACAGGTGCAAAGGTCGTAGACAAAACTAACGATTTCTACATCTATCAGGAACGTGCCGGTGCGAATAACGGCATCAAGTTAACTTCGGATTCTGTTTCGTATGTCACTTCAGGTCTTCTAGACACCAGTAAGAAACGTGTACTGTCGTATCTACAGAAGGCAATGAAACCCGTAAACCAGTTGCGTATGATGGAAGACTCATTGGTCATCTATCGTCTCGCACGTGCACCCGAACGTCGTATATTCTATATTGACGTGGGTAACTTACCAAAGGGTAAGGCGGAACAACATATTAAAGACATCATGTCTCGATATCGTAACAAGATTGTTTATGATGCGAACAATGGTGAAATCAAAGATGACCGTAAGCACATGTCAATGCTCGAAGACTTCTGGTTACCACGTCGAGAAGGTGGTCGTGGCACAGAGATAAGCACATTACCAGGCGGAGAAAACCTAGGTCAGATTGACGATATCATTTATTTTCAAAAGAAGTTGTATCGTTCATTGAACGTACCTCTATCGCGTTTAGAGCAAGAGTCTCAGTTCTCTTTGGGTCGTACAACAGAGATCAACCGTGACGAAGTCAAGTTCCAAAAGTTCATTGACCGTCTGCGTAAAAAGTTTGCCCAGTTTATTCATCGGTATTCTAAAGAAGCAACTTGTTGTTAAAAGGAATATGCACTGAACAGGACTGGGAAGCTTGGAAGAACCAAATTCAGGTTGACTTCTCTAGGGACAACCATTTCACTGAGATGAAAGACGCGGAACTACTGCGTGAACGTCTACAGACTATGGATCAAATCTCTAGTTATGTCGGTGAATACTTCTCACGTGAGTGGGTAATGAAAAATGTAATGATGTTCAATGATGAGGACATCGAAGATATGGCAAAACAGGTCGAATCCGAAAATGCCAATAGTGATGATACAGAAGAGGACTTTTAATAATGAGTGAAGTAGAGCAAACAATAGAACAAGAAGTTGAAGTGAACCCAGCATTGGATTTTGTCAATGCATTACAGACGGGAAGTTTCAGTAACGCAGAAAGTCTATTCAACGATATCCTAGGCGATAAAGTTCAACAATCTCTTAATGCTGAGAAGGTTGCTGTTGCAGATCAAATCTTCAATGGTGTTGAACCTGAAGAACTGGATGTCGATGATTCAGAGATCGAAGCTGTCCTAGATGCAGATGATTCTTATGAATCTGAGTCAGAAGTTGAATAAATTTCAGTTATAAATATTTTTTTGTATAAATACTCCTAAAGGGGACTTATTGTGAAAACTTTTCAACAAATTCGTGAATCAAAGGACAAGGTAGTCTTCAACAAGAAGATGTCCAAGTATCCTGTTGTTATCACAAAAACTGCGAAAGGATTTCACCTAACTATCGATGGTGATTCTGTCGATACGTTTAAGTCACAAAAAGAAGCGGAGTCAACCGCGAAACAAGTCCTCAAAGACTTAGGAAAATAAAATGAAACTGATTAGCGAATACGTAGAAAACGACGTTCAGTGTATCGTCGAAGCTAAAGAGAATGGTGAGAAAAATTTCGTCATTGAAGGTGTATTTGCGCAAGCAGACAAAAAGAATCGTAACGGACGTATTTACCCAAAGGCCATTATGGAGAATGCGGTAAATAAATACGTTGAAGACCAAGTTAGCAAGAAACGTGCTGTAGGGGAACTCAATCACCCTGAAGGACCAACCGTTAACTTGGATAAAGTTTCGCATCTCATCACAGACCTCAAACTTGAGGGAAATGATGTGGTCGGAAAGGCACAAATATTAGATACCCCTATGGGAAAGATCGTAAAAGGTCTCTTAGAGGGTGGTGTTCAATTAGGAGTGTCAACTCGTGGTATGGGAAGTCTTGAGAGTAAAGGCGGCATTATGTACGTCAAAGAAGACTTTATTCTGAATACTGTAGATATTGTACAGGACCCTAGTGCACCTGAAGCTTTCGTTAATGGGATTATGGAAGGTGTTGACTGGGTATGGAATAATGGTATACTTCAACCTCAAGTCATTGAAGAGATAGAGACTGAAATCAAGCAAGCGCCGATTGCACATCGTCCAGAAGTGCAAATTCGTGAGTTTAAGAATTTCCTCTCGTTAATCAAATCTAAAACATAAAGGAGTCACTATGACTGATTTAAATCAAGTAGAAAGTGAAATCCGCGATACTGAGATTGAGTCTAACGAAATCGTGGAGGAAACTCTCGAAGAAGCACAAGCTCCGTCGGCTAAAGGCGCAAAAGGTGATGGTCAGGAAGTTTCTGAACCAGAATCAATTGCATCTGTAGACAAAGCAGCGGACGCAACTTCTAAGGCAACCCCGCCTAAGCCGAAAACTAAAGCAGGCATGTTGAATGCAATGTATATGACCGCTTCTAAAATGAAGAAGAGCGATCTAATGGCAGCATACGACAAAGTCTGTGAAGGTGTTGACGCAGAAGACTTAGTTGCAGAACAAGTTGAGACTCAGTCTGAACTAGCTGCAATCGTTGAAGGTGAAGCAACTCTATCAGAAGAGTTCAAGGAAAAGACATCGGTAATTTTTGAAGCAGCAGTTAAGTCAAAGCTGTCTGAAGAAGTTTCGCGTCTTGAAGAGCAATACACTGAAGAACTTGCTGAAGAAGTCGATTCGATTAAAACTGACCTAGTCGGTAAAGTCGATTCTTACCTAAACTATGTTGTTGAATCTTGGATGGAAGAGAACAAGTTAGCGATCCAATCCGGTCTACGTACCGAAATCGCTGAAGGGTTCATGGCAAAAATGAAAGACGTATTTGTAGAGTCTTACATTGAAGTCCCAGAGTCTAAGGTAGACCTAGTTGACGATCTAGCATCACAAGTAGAAGAATTAGAAGAGCGTTTGAACGCTACTACTGGTGACGCAATTTCACTTGCTGGAGAACTAGAAACTTACAAGCGTGAGTCAATCATCGCTGAAGCAACTCGTGACCTAGCAGACACTCAAGCGGAGAAGTTAAAAGACCTTCTAGAAAGCGTAGACTTTGATAGTGAAGAAACATTCACAACTAAAGTAAACACTGTCAAAGAGTCATACTTCTCAAAAGAAATCCCAGAGCAAATCGAAGAATCAGTTTCAGAAGAAGCTGAAGAAGAAGTTGAAGTATCTTCTATGATGGAAGGTTACATTACTGCTCTGCGTAAAACCTCTAAGAAATAAGGAATTAGAAAAATGAACAATTCATACGATCAATTGATCGAGAAGTGGTCACCAGTACTAAATGAAGAATCTGCTGGTAAGATCCAAGATCATCACCGCAAAGCGGTAACTGCTGCAATCCTAGAAAACCAAGAAAAAGCAATGATGGAAGAGCGTGCTGCATCTGCTGGTTTCCTAACTGAAACTCCAACTAACGCACAGAACGGTGGTGCTGCACCAATCGGTAACTGGGACCCAGTAATGATTTCCCTAGTACGTCGTGCGATGCCAAACCTAATGGCATATGACGTATGTGGTGTACAGCCAATGTCAGGACCTACTGGTCTTATCTTTGCTATGAAGTCGCACTACGATACACAGATTGGTGACGAAGCTCTAGGTCTAAACGAACCAAACTCAGCATTCTCTGGTTCTACTGGTTCATCACAGACTAGTGATTCATCAGGTATGTCTGGATTCAATCCAGCTGACCTAGACCCTGCATCAACTCGTGAACTAGATGCTGCTGGTCGACCAATGAACACTTCTGTTGCTGAATCTCTAGGTAACACTGGTCCAGACTTCGCAGAAATGGGTTTCTCAATCGAGAAGCAATCTGTTGTTGCTAAGTCACGTGCATTGAAGGCAGAGTACTCTCTAGAACTTGCACAAGACTTGAAAGCAATCCACGGTCTTGACGCAGAAACAGAACTAGCGAACATTCTTTCAACTGAAATCCTAGCGGAAATCAACCGTGAAGTGATTCGTACAGTAAACACTCAAGCTGTTCTAGGTGCACAACAAGCATCAATCGCTGCTAAAGGCGTATTCGATCTAACTGCTGATGCAGACGGACGATGGTCAGCAGAGAAGTTCAAAGGTCTAGTAATTCAATTAGATCGTGAAGCGAACGAGATTGCTAAGTCAACTCGTCGTGGTAAGGGTAACATCGTAATCTGTTCTTCAGACGTTGCTACTGCACTTGCTGCTTCTGGTCAGTTGGACTATCAAGTAGGCGCTGGTCTTTCTGTAGATGATACTGGTAATACTTTTGCTGGTACTCTAAACGGTAAGATGAAAGTTTACATCGATCCATATGCATCAATCGATTACATTACTGTCGGATATAAGGGTTCTAACGCTTATGACGCTGGTGTATTCTACTGCCCATACGTACCACTACAGATGGTCAAGGCAGTTGGCGAGAATGATTTCCAACCTAAGATTGGTTTCAAGACTCGTTACGGCATGGCTGCAAACCCATTCGTTACAGATGCTAACGGTGGAGCAGGTGTACAGAGTTCTGCTGGTAAGAACACGTACTACCGCATCATGCGCGTAGACAACTTGATGGTAACATCGTAAGTCTAAGTAACATATAAAAATTAGAACTAGTTTACTAGTCGTTTTTAGGGAGTCTTCGGGCTCCCTTTTTTTTGTATATAAATAACTGTGTTCAAGAACTGAACAAAGTAACAGTGGGGGGATGCCCTATATGGGTAAGCGTTCGGAATCTGGTCATCCAGTAATCTAGAAAACAGGAGAATACTATGCGTTTTATTGCAATTGCATTCGCATTAGTTTTATCTGCTTGCTCAACTGTCGATGCAACCATTGACGGTACTGGTGGTGTTATTAAAGGTGTCGGTTCCGATGTCTTTGGTGTGACCGCAGGTGTGTTGGATGTAACATCTAATTTGATTAAAGATGTTGCAGACAAGACTGGCACAGATGCAACTTCACCAGAAGAGGAATAGAGTAAGATCGCCAAGGAAGGCACTTATCAACCTGTATAAATAAGATGCATACAGAGGACATATTATGGCACTTACAGAAAATAAAAACTTCTTGCAACCTACCGGATTCCGTGTTGTCATCGAACGAGAAAACTATGGTAACTTAGAGTTCTTTGCGCAGTCGGTACAACATCCAGGCTCTACAGTGGGTGCTGCTGTTATGGCTAATCCAAGACTTTCGGGTGGATTACCTGTTCCCGGCGACTCTATTGATTATGGTGAATTAACGTTGACACTAATACTAGACGAAGACTTAACCGCATACAAAGAAATGCAGAAGTGGTTGGAGGGTTCCGTATATGGAGAAGGAGATCCATACCACGATATTCGAGTCATTGTGTTAACTAGTCATAATAACTTCTGTGCACAAATACTATATAAAAACTGCATTCCTACATCATTGGGGTCAGTTGAGCTAGCATCAACAACTGGTGATGTCACCTATGTTAACTTTGATGCGGGATTCAGATTTAGTGAATTTGTTCTGTCATGAGCCTCAAGAAATACTCAAATCAAGAATGCGGGTGTTTTGAGTATTCTCGAAGACTTCCGGTATACTTACCGTGAACTATATCAACCGGAGGAAACCAATCGATGCATGTTTCCGGAGATGGAGGGTATGGCGGATCACTATACTGGTGAAGATGAAATGTGGAGAATCATCGACATGGGAGAAAACCATGACGGTGCCGCATCCACTTCGGTATGTTATCCTATCAAACCCGACCACTACAAGGGTACACACCCAGAAGAGTACGCAAAGACTTGGCATAATTTAAATGCGTCTTTGACCGAAGAACTGGGTGTACAACATAGTGCCCTTTCCACGCTATACCCACCCCAAGGGTTTATCGGTTGGCATAATAATGCAAACGCCTCCGCATATAACCTCATCTTTACTTGGTCAGAAAGAGGAGATGGGTGGTTTAAATATGTAGACCCAAAGACCCAAGAAGTCATCACTGTTCAGGACGAACAAGGTTGGAATCTAAAGGCGGGACACTTTGGCGCATATGGTTCTGGTGATGTGGTCTACCATGCCGCAAGGACCAACTGTTACAGGATGACCTTGAGTTATGTGCTAGGTCATGACGAAGATTATTGGCAAGATTGTGTTGACTTTATAACGACTTAGTGTTATACTATATACCTTATATGATTAAGGTTTCTATATGATTGATTTGGAGAGTGTCCTATTCCGAATGGGATGAGGACAGTAATATACCGCAACACCAGTTAGATGAGGTGTCGCGGCAGACACCTAAGTTACATGCAAAGTACTTACAGTATCTTGCTCTTGCAAAATTGCAATTGAAACGTGCTGAGAACAACCAGAAAACATTATTGAAAGATAAGTGGTTGTACTATAATGGGAAGATGGACGAACAGACTCTTCGTGAGAAGGGTTGGGACTTAGACCCATTTGGTGGACTACGAATATTGAAAGGTGAGATGGATTACTACTACGATAGTGACCCAGAAATTCAGAAGTCTGAGGAAAAGGTTTTATACCATAAGACTCTGATAGATACCTTGGTGCAAATTGTTGACACTTTGAAGTGGAGACACCAGACCATCAAGAACATGATTGATTGGAGAAAGTTCGAAGCCGGTGGATAATAAGATACGAATCACGGATGAAAGACCATTCCCACTTTATGGTAGAGGCACATCCAGCACAAGAAAATGAATTGAGGGAGTACTTCTCCTTCTTTGTACCTGGCTACAAGTTTATGCCAGCGTACAAGTCTAGGCACTGGGACGGTAAAGTAAAACTTTACAATATGGTGTCTAAACAAATGAACGTAGGTTTATATCAACACCTACGTCGTTTTTGTGCGGATCGTTTTTATCAACTTGAGATACTCGAACATGAAATCTATGGAATACCGTCGTTTAGAGACGACATCGATCACCCTGCTCTGGTTGAGTTTTTATCTGTTCTTGATGCTCCCTTCAAGCCTAGGGACTATCAGTACAGAGCTATTTCTCACGGAGTTGAGCATCGACGCTGTATACTACTTAGTCCTACTGGTAGCGGGAAATCATTTATCATTTATAACTTGCTTCGGTACTGCTATGAGGTCACTGACGGGAAAATTCTGGTTGTAGTCCCTACTACTTCTTTAGTGGAACAGATGTACAAAGACTTTGCAGACTATGGGTACGATGTCGATGAGTTCTGCCATAAGATCTACTCCGGTAAAGAAAAGGTTACGGACAAACGCGTGTCATAATTTCTACATGGCAATCAATCTACAAGTTCGGTAAAGAATGGTTCGAGCACAGTTCGACACTATCTTTGGTGATGAAGTACATCTTTTCAAAGCAAAGTCATTGTCCACTATGATGGACAAGTGCACAGAAGCACAAATACAGATTTGGTCTCACAGGTACTCTGGATGGTACTGAAACAAACAAACTGGTGCTAGAAGGTTTATTTGGTCCGACGTTTACGGTGACACGCACCGTGGAACTTACAGAAGAACAAAAGAACTTGCAGAGTTGGATATCTCAATATCTGTTATTGCGGTACCACAATGATATATGTAACATGATGAAAGACAAGAAGTATCAAGATGAACTTGATTACATTGTCACATATGAACCACGTAATAAGTTTATAAGTAAGATTGCGTTGGATCAAAAGGGCAATACCTTAGTTATGTTTCAGTTTGTAGAGAAACACGGAAAGGTGTTGTATGAAATGATCAAAGGATCTTTCACCAGAAGGACGCAAAGTATTCTATGTGTCGGGTGAGGTGGATGCCACTGATCGTGAACAGATACGAGGTATCGTAGAAAAAGAAAATGACGCTATTATTGTTGCCTCTCTTGGCACTTTCAGCACTGGCATCAACATCCGCAATTTGCATAATATTGTATTTGCGACTCCATCGAAATCTCAAGTTAAAGTGCTCCAGTCAATTGGTCGTGGCTTGCGCCAGTCTGACGATGGTAGGACTACTAAGCTTATTGATATCGCTGACGATCTCCATGTCAAATCTCATAAGAATTTTACTTTGAAACATAGTGCCGAAAGAATAAAGATATATACTAAAGAAGGGTTTAAATATAAGATTTACCCTATTGACCTAAAACCTATAAGAGTAGAATGATAATGATGAAGATGAGTTCTTCGGTTAGACATTTGAAATTAATAACGGGTGAGGAACTTATCTGTGAAGTATTAGATGAGGCCCCAGAGTCTATTGTAGTTAATAACGCAATGAGTTTGATGCAGAACACACTGAAGAATGGTGAAAAATTCTTCACGTTTAAGACATACATGGTATATCAAGATACTCCAACCAATTGTATTTTAATATTTACTGATAAAATTATGTCTCTTGCGGTTCCTGCTAAAGAAATGGTTCAACAGTACCGGACTGCTATTAAGGAACTTGCTCATTATCTTGAAGAAGAAGAGTTTCAAGTCTTTAGAAAATGATTTTGATGAAGAACCTAAATCATTAGATGATTGGTTAGATGAAATGAAGGAAGAATCAACCGAAGACGAAGAATTGGACTCCGATGTCGACGGAATGTTGATGAATTAATCTGCTATATTACCCGGCGGGGACAAGGCTAGATTATACACTATAAAATGAGATATGTCAAGGGCAAGTGAGAAATTAATGGTAATTGGATTTACATGTTCGTCATTCGACCTTCTTCATGCGGGTCATGTCGCTATGTTACGAGATGCGAAAGCACACTGTGACTATCTCATATGTGGATTACAAGTAGACCCCTCATTAGACCGATCTTTTAAAAACCCCCCTGTACAATCTATTGTCGAGAGATACACTCAGTTGAATGCTGTGGGCTATGTTGATGAAATCATCCCTTATGTAACTGAACAAGACTTAGAAGATATTCTTGCCATGTACCAAATAGACTTGCGTATCATGGGTGAAGAGTATCGAGATTTAGATTTTACAGGAAAGGATATTTGTCGTAAACGCGGCATACAGTTATACTTCAATGAAAGGTCTCATAGGTTCTCATCTAGCGACCTAAGAAATAGAGTAGTTGATAGTAACCGATTGACAGACCAGTAATATTTTGGTATAATACGTACTAAATTAAACGAGTTATATATTATGAAGCCTAAAGAAAAACCGCACTACGTAAGTAACAAAGACTTCTCAAATGCAGTTGTCGAATATTGTACCACTGTAAAAGAAGCAAAAGAAAACGGTAAGGATCATCCTGTAGTAACTAATTATATTGCTACATGTTTTCTAAAGATCGCAGAAGGCCTTTCTCACAGAGCAAACTTTGTCCGATATACTTATCGGGAAGAGATGGTTATGGATGCTGTCGAGAATTGTCTCAAAGCAATTGAGAATTATGACATCGAAGCAGCTACCCGATCCGGTAAACCTAATGCATTTTCATACTTCACACAGATATCATGGTATGCTTTTCTTCGGAGAATCCAAAAAGAAAAGAAACAACAAGACATCAAAATGAAGTATATTGCTGAGGCAGATATCAGCGCATTCATGGATGGTGACAATGAGGATGGTGTATATCAGCAACAATCATCTCCCTTTGTTGACACTCTCAGACAACGTATTGATGTAGTAAAGAGTGCAGACTCAGAATTCAAAGAATACGTGAAAGAAGAAAAAGCAAAGAAAGAAACGTGCTGTATACGTAGACTCAGACCTATCGGACTTTATAGAATGATGTGGACTTATGAGTGCAAAGCAGGAACCTACAAAGAGGATTCCCTATTTTGTTTGCTGTGGACTATCTTCACACACCGACTACACCACCTCATAAAAGACGGAAGATTTTCAGATTAAACTTGACAGACACCTTTTTTTGTAGTATAATAGTCGTCATATAAATTGAGTTGAGTCATTTATGAAAATAGCAATACTTAACGACACCCACTGCGGATGTCGTAATTCTTCGGATATCTTTATGGATTACCAAGAACGCTTCTACAGTGAGGTGTTCTTTCCTTATTTGAAACAAAATGGTATTACTCAGATTTTACATCTGGGTGACTACTATGATAACCGTAAGACTATCAACCTCAAAGCGTTGAACCACAACCGCCAGATATTCTTGGATAAACTCCGTGAGTATAATATTCACATGGATATCATTCCTGGCAACCACGACGTTTATTTCAAAAACACTATCGAGTTGAACTCTCTCAAGGAGTTGATGGGTCACTATATCAATGAGGTGGACATTCTCATGGACCCTATTGTGCGTGATTATGGCGGTGTCAAGTTTGGTCTTGTCCCTTGGATATGCCCTGAGAATGAGAAAGAGTGCTTGAAGTTCCTAGAGAATTGTGGTGCAGATGTCATTGGTGGTCACTTCGAACTCGCAGGGTTTGAAATGGACAAGGGTTTAGTATGTAAAGAGGGTATGGACCCTAAACCTCTACAACGCTTCGAGACCGTGCTGTCTGGACACTTCCACACTAAGTCAAGTAAAGGTAACATCCATTATCTTGGCGCACAGATGGAATTCTTCTGGAACGATGCACATGATAGAAAGTTCTTCCATGTCTTTGATACAGAGACTCGTGAGATGATGCCTATTCAGAACACGGTCACACTGTTTCATAAGATTTATTATGATGAGAACACCATTAATTTCTTCGAGGATCCTCTCATATCTAGATGGTAAGTTTGTCAAATTGATTGTGTCTAATCGTTCAGATATGCAGAAGTTTGAAAGATATGTCGAGAGAATCCAGCGACAGAAGATTCATGAGCTCAAGATTGCCGAAGATTTTAAAGAATTTCGTGGTGAAAATGTCTCAGATGAGGATTTAAGGGTTGACGACACGGAAACTTTAATCTATAATTACATACAAGAGGTCGAGACTGATTTAGATAAGGAAAGAATCACCGACGTAGTATCTGAACTAATGATTGAAGCACAGAGCGTAGAAATTGCATGATTAAATTTGAAACCCTACGTTGGAAGAACTTTCTTTCGACGGGTGATTATTATAATGATATAAACTTCCTAGACAGTCTACCAATCTTATTGTTGGTGAAAACGGTGCAGGGAAGTCTACAATGCTTGACGCGTTGTCGTTTGCATTGTTTGGTAAGGCTCACCGTAAGATCACCAAGAACCAATTAGTTAACACGATCAATAACAAAGGATGTGTTACTGAAGTAACCTTTGTTGTAAATGGTATACAGTACCGTGTAGTGCGGGGAATCAAACCCGCCAAGTTTGAAATCTGGAAAGATGGTACTATGATCGACCAGAGTTCACACGCAAGAGAATATCAAGAGATTCTTGAGAAGAACGTCCTACAGATGTCTCACAAGAGTTTTCACCAAATTGTTGTTCTCGGCTCGTCGTCTTTTGTCCCGTTCATGCAACTCAACTCAACCTCTCGGCGTGACGTGATAGAAGACCTTCTTGATATTAACATATTTTCCAAAATGAATGTGATACTCAAGGAGAAAATCTCTCTCCTCAAAAGCGAGCTCGAGGGCAACAACCATTCTATTGAGATGATCAAAACTAAGATAAATTCACAGAAGAAGTACATCCGTGATTTAACTGCAATCAACACTCAGCATCGTAAAGATAAAGAGGGAGATATCGCAGAGCTCCAGTCAGAGATCGCGGAACTCAATGAACTGAATGTTACTTTATCTGAGACTGTCAATAATTTGATGCCTACCATTACAGATAACTTATGCAGTATTCGTGCCAATAAGAGTAAGTTGGATGAGTATTATGCACAGTTTAAGTCACAGGTAAAGTCTGTGGTTAAAGAGGCAAAGTTCTTTGATGATAATGAGGTATGTCCTACGTGCGACCAAGACATTGCAGAAGACTTGCGAAAGAATAAGAAGGATGCTGCGACCTCTAAGGCGAAAGAACTAAAGTCTGCAATGGATAAGGCAGAGGAACAACAGAAACAGTACCAGACAGAGATAACGACCCTAGAGGAACAGATGTCTAGCTGTCTTGCAGATCAGAATACTTTAAACAATAACAATCAGACTATTAGTCGTCTGCAACGATCTATCGGTAAGATACAACAAGACTTGCAAGATATGACTAACAGCGACGGTGATATGGGCCAGGCAAATACAGATCTAACAATGCTGGATTCCGAATTACACGGACTGACAGATGATAAGTTTGTTCTGAATGAGAAATCATCGTATAACCGCATTGCAAGTGAGTTACTACGAGACACTGGAATCAAGACTAAAATCATTCGACAGTACGTGCCGGTCATCAATGAGTTGACCAACAAGTACTTACAGATTCTAGATTTCTTTGTCCACTTTGAGTTGGACGATAGTTTTAGTGAGACCATCCGGTCACGTTACCGCGACACGTTCTCGTACGATTCTTTCTCCGAAGGTGAGAAACAACGTATAGATTTGTCTCTACTATTTACTTGGCGACAAATAGCCAAGATGAAAAATTCGGTATCTACTAATCTGTTGATACTAGATGAAACGTTCGACTCTTCGTTGGACGGTGAAGGTGTTGATAACCTTATGAAGATTATTGACACGTTGAAAGAAGACACTAATGTCTTTGTTATTTCTCACAAGACTGAACTGGAAGATGCTCACTTCGAACGCAAGTTGTCGTTTGTCAAGGACAAGAATTTCAGCAGAATGCGAGAAAGTACTTGACAGACGCGTCAAAATATTATATAATGTGTAACATATTAACTGAGGAATCAATCAATGGAACTATCTAACCGAACGGTCGAGATCTTGAGAAACTTTTCGACTATTAACCCAAACATCGTAGTCAATGGCGGCAACGTTCTCAAGACTATGTCTATTGCAAAAAACATTGTCTCCCGTGCTGAGATCGATGAGAGCTTCCCGAATACGTTCGGTATTTATGACCTCTCTGAGTTCTTGTCAGTATTGACATTGGTAGATCGCCCATCAATTACTTTTGGTGAAAGCTTCTGTACCGTATCTGACGGCAGTGGTTTATCATCGGTGAAATACTTCTACTCCGACCCTGAGATGCTCTCTGCACCTAAGAAAGATATCGTCATGCCTGAGTGTGAAGTCAAATTCTTACTCACTAATGAAACCCTAAGTAAGATCAAACGTGCATCATCTGCGCTCGGTTATGAAAATATCTCGATTCGTCCATCCGGAAACTCTATTGAAGTTACGGTTGTGGATACAGAAGATTCTACGTCTAACTCATTCTCTGTGTTAGTTGAAGGTCAATTCCCTGAAGGTGCTGATTTCAACTTCATCATGGGTGTGAATAACATGAAGTTGTTGGGTGAAGATTATGAGGTTTCTATTTCAACTAAATTGATCTCACACTTCAGATCCATTAATTCTAGCACGCAATACTTTATTGCGCTTGAAAAGTCATCTACTTACGGAGCATAACATGACTGAAGATCAAAAAAACTTAAACGACCTTTCTAACCGCGTATCACGTTCCTGTGTCGCGGTTGTAGATACCGTTGTGACTCGTGGTGGTTTCAAAGGTGAAGAACTTACTACTATTGGACAGCTACGCGACCAAGCAATTCAGGTTGTGGCTCTTTATGAGAAGGTAGCAAAAGCATTTGCTGAAGAAGAAGTAGCAGCTGCCGCAGAGACTTCTAAATCTAAGAAAAAGTAAATCCCCCTTTTCGGTCTTTTGAATCATTATGTCTTTACCCTGAGATGCGATTCGAACTGATTAAACACTATATAATGAATTATTTGATTCAAAAGGCCGACCCTTATGAAATGGTACGATAGAGAAGTTGCGAGAGAAACCCTTATACACGTTTCTTTAGGAACTTTAATAAACTACCCACTAAATATTTTCTTCACTTGGTTGGTGATTGTCCAGTGGGGAAATACAGATCCTATAGTTTTATCCACAACACTTACAGCAGGTATTTCAGTCGTGGCCTTCACGCGGATATACATAGTACGTACACTTACAGAAAAACGTAAGAAACGAATGCGCTCGGATAGCTCAGTTGGTAGAGCAGCTGACTTGTAATCAGCAGGTCGCAGGTTCGACTCCTGTTCCGAGCTCCATTCTTGGAGAGCACTGTGAAATTTACTACTAAAATATCTGACACTTTAGCCAGATCTCAAACTGCATTCTTTCGCTTTTTTGCGGACACATTCTTCGGTCAACGGTACGGTCATCGTGCACTTGTTTTAGAAACAGTTGCAGGGGTTCCCGGCATGGTCGGAGGAATGCTTACCCACCTAGTGAGCCTTCGTCGATTGGAACGCGGGAACGGCCATAAGATACAAGAGCTTCTAGACGAAGCAACCAACGAAAGAAAACATCTAATGTTCTTTATGGAAGTGGTCCATCCATCTATACTAGAACGTATAATAATCATCATCGCACAATTTATCTTCTGGCATTACTATCTGGTGCTATACATGTTGTTTCCCAAGACAGCGCATCGTATGACAGGATACTTCGAAGATGAGGCAGTACGTAGTTATACCACTTATCTGGAACTTATTGAGTCAGGTGAGATTGAGAACGTCCCTGCGCCACAGATTGCGATTGAGTACTACGGACTACTATCCGATGCAAGATTGTCTGATATGATAAAATATGTTCGACAAGATGAAATGCGTCACGCCAAAGTGAACCATAGATACGCTGAATAGTGATCAATGGGGCGTTATTTATTATAAATAATTGTCTACAGATGGTTTACATGAGGGGGGATTTTGTAGTATAATATCCCCCTATTGAAAGTTAATTTATATTATGGAGTTGTAATGAGCAATGAGTTTTTATGGGTTGAAAAGTATCGTCCGAAGAAAGTTTCCGAAACAATTCTTCCGGAAGATTTAAAACAAACATTTCAGAACATTGTGGATGGTGGTGAAATCCTCAACATGATGTTCACCGGCACGGCCGGTACTGGTAAGACCACAGTCGCACGTGCGATATGTGAGGAACTAGACCTAGACTATATCGTCATCAATGGGTCGGAAGAAGGCAACATCGACACACTGCGAGGTAAGATCAAACAGTTCGCATCGTCCGTGTCTTTGTCCGGTGGTTACAAGGTTGTCATCCTAGATGAGGCAGATTATCTAAACCCCCAATCGACGCAACCTGCTCTCCGTGGGTTCATCGAAGAGTTCTCGAAGAATTGTCGTTTCATTATGACGTGTAACTTTGAGAACAAGATTATTGAACCGTTACACTCAAGGTGTTCAAAGTACGCCTTCAATTTCAACAAGAAAACTATGACCTCGCTATGTGGTGGGTTCATGCAGCGTCTCCAAGGAATCTTGCAAGAGGAGGGTGTGGAGTACGATAACAACGTGGTGGCAAACGTCATCATGAAACATGCACCAGATTGGAGACGCGTACTGAATGAGTGTCAGAGAGGATCAATCTCTGGAACGCTCAATGTCCCTAATAGCGTGAGTGCGGATATCTCAGATACTTACACCCAGCTATTCAGTGCGATTCGTGACAAGAACTTCAAGAAGATGAGGACGTGGGTAGTCAATAATATAGACGTTGATCCGGCGTCAATCTTCCGTAGCATTTATGATAAAATGTATGACCACGTCGCACCAAACAGTATTCCCCAGTTGGTTCTTATCCTCGCGGATTACCAGTACAAGAATGCGTTTGTTGCTGACCACGAACTGAATCTAGTCGCATGTATGACCGAAGTTATGGCGAACGTGGAGATTAAAGCGTGAGTCCATTTGACTTCCTAAATAGTATCAACACCTCTAAAATTAACTTGGTAGATAAAGATCCGGAGTGCGTAAAAAAATACAATGGTTTCCTAGTTAATAGATCTCTGTCATACTTTCCGGACACGGTTTTTTTGTCCAACGAAATGAATAGATTACATCACTTAGATGGTAAGATGCAGTACGACTTTCTTATAAATATTGTAAGGAAAAAGAAACGATTCTCTAAATGGGATAAACCTGATGAAAGGGCTGACATGGAATGTATCAAGGAATATTTTGGTTACAGTGAACAGAAGGCAAAGCAAGTCATAGGGCTCTTAACGGAATCACAAATAAAAACTATCAAACAAAAGGTTACCAAAGGTGGAAGAGAATAATCTCGTTCAGTGGAATTCTGATATGATGTTGGAAATCAGTCTATCAGAACCAGATGACTTCCTAAAAGTCAGAGAAACATTAACGCGTATAGGGGTTGCTTCGCGTAGAGACAACACCTTATATCAATCGTGCCATATCTTGCATAAGCAGGGTAGGTACTTCATCGTCCATTTCAAGGAGTTGTTTTTACTGGACGGCAAAAAATCAAATCTAGAAGTGTCTGATATTGAAAGACGCAATACGATCGCAACACTATTGCAAGATTGGGGCCTAGTCGCAATAGTCAATAAAGAGGTTGCTCGTGACTGTGCTCCTATGAGACAGATAAAGATAATCTCATATAAGGACAAGTCTGAATGGACACTGCAACCAAAATATAACATTGGGAATAGCTGATGTCAAATACTTGTTATGATATATTTGAAGATCGCGAAGAGAATATTCGCACCAAGACTCCGTTCGTAGGCAAACTTCCGTTTGATATGAAAGAGACTTACAATTGGAACGAGTTCATGCAAATGATGGACTCGCATCCAAATGACCTATACGACAGAAACTCAGATAAGATGCGTATAGGTTTGAACAACTTCCATACTCGTGGTAGTTCACCAGAGTTTGCGAAGAACATCTATACAGAGTTACAAGATGTGTTCACGCTGCACCAGAACAAAATCACTAACATTGCGTTTAGTGGTTTTGGTCGTGCAAGTGGTTCTTATCCATGGCACAAAGATGCTATGGATGTGTTCTTAGTTCAGGTTATTAGTACTGTCGGTCTAAAGGTGGAAGGCATAAACGATAATGAACCGTTTGACTTTGAGCCGGGTATGTATGTTTACTTACCTCGTTCAACTCATCACCAAGTATTCCCTAGAGAATCTCGTGTATCCTTTTCATTTGGAATAGAAGGAATTCCGGACCCATCAATGTACTATTAAGGACGAAGTATGTCTGGCAAAAAGAACAATATAATTTCTCTTGCCAATATAAGTGCAAGAAAAGTAGAAAAAGAACAAGAATTAGAATTTTATCGTAAGCATCTCGAAATGTGCGAGAGAAAAATGTCCTATATTCAGATGGACATAAATGTTACGTTAGAAATAATCGACATGATTGAAAATGAGAAGGTTGTGTTGGTTGATGCTTCGTTGCCTATAATTAATATTGATGACGAAGATAATTTAGAATAGTAACACTTTTGTTACTTTTATTCTCATAGTTTGTATATATAGTACCGGATATGCCGAATGGTCGGGTATCCATAATAAACTTGCTAATATAATTAGGAGTCACAACATGACATTAACAGCAAAGCAATTGTTCCCACGTTCAGCATTCGTTGGTTTTGATACCATGATCGATGAATTAGATCGAATCTCACGCAACTCTGGTGATACGTTCCCCCCGCACAATATTCTAAAGACGGGAGAGGATCAATACCTAATCGAGTTAGCCGTCGCCGGTTTCGCCGAAGACGAACTCGAAATCGAAGTAAAGAACCGAACACTGACCATTAGAGGACAGATAAAAGATTCGGATCGAGATTACATCCATAAAGGAATCTCAACGAAGAAGTTCGAAAGACAATTCCGCATGTCGGAGTATGTTGAAGTAATGGGAGCTGATTTCAGGAACGGGCTACTTGCCATCCGTCTGGAGGTAATAATCCCTGATTCTCAGCGGCCTCGTAAGGTTGAAATTAACGGTTTAAACACACTTGAACCACAACTTTTAAACGAGGAGAGTTTAGATGCAGCAGATAAAGGACTACATGGCTAGACGTGATTCTGAAGACCTAGAAAAATTTGGTCTCATAAGTATCAATCTACTATGTATGACTACGATGTTATTTTGTATAACATCTATTATGTAAATAAATAGGGAGACATTGGTCTCCCTTTTTTTTGGTTTCTATGAACTACGATATAACAAAATTTGATGAACTAGGTTACGTGATCATTACTGATTTCCTAACAGTTCATGAGCATCAAATACTTAATGATGAGTGTGATAAGTATCGAAAGTATGCCGTTAGACTTTTCGATAATCGCAACGGGTGGGTTATAAACAAAAGAGGAAATCCCTGTAAGTTAGATGGGGCTATGATGCGCAGTGAAGTATTTGGCGAGTTGGGACACAACGAAAGGCTCGTGGACACTGCTCGTTTCTTATTAGATCAAGAAGACATAGATACTTACATCTCAAAGTTTTTCCCTATGGTACCCCATGAGGGGTTTTCTGTAGGATGGCATCAAGACAATCATTATATTGAAGCTGATCCAAACCGTCTGGTTAGTTGTGATGTTTTTGTTAACGGTGCTGATAAAGAGAATGGTTGTCTCAGAGTGGTACCTAAATCTCATACCAAATATTATGAACATAATCATCGGACACATGGTGTGTTCAATTGGATGAGGGTTGACGAAGAAGATTTTGATATAGTAGATGTGGAACTAGATCGACCATTTGCAGTGTTTTTTCATCCTAACTTAGTGCATGGATGTTATAGAAACAGAAGCGATCGATACCGTTATAGTATTGCTTGGGAGTATATTCATAGAGAACATGTTCCCAAAACACATAATGATCATCAATCACAGGACAGGTTACCCGTAGAATGAAAGCGATACAGATTGTAATGAAAGGTGATGAACGATCAGAAGAGTACGCATCACTCTCCCGATATTCCTTTCAACGTGCTATCGATGATGGTTACATTGACTCCATAGAAACCTTCGATGCCATCACACCAGATTCCGAAAATTTTGAAGAGCATGTAGATAGTTACACATGGTCCAAAAGTCTCATGACTCTAGACCTAAATTCAGGAAATGGAAAGGAAGACCACTCACCTACAGAGAAGGCAGGGATGTGTTCTCACTGGGAACTCATGCGACAACAAGGTCAGTCAGACGAAAAGTTCTGGATTATGGAGCATGACACTTGGTTACTCGAAGAGAGATACGAATCATTCAAACTACTATCTGAGTACGCAGAGAACACGCTCTACGCGAATATAGGACTGTTCATGGGCATGTACTGCATGGACAGGAGTTTCGCACACTGGTCCCACCATATGATGACTCAGAACAATTTCCCGATTAACTGTGGACCTTACTGTGTTCTACAACGTCTTTTCAGAACATATACCACAACCTATCTACATCGCCCAGATATTAATTATTATGGAATTCGTAATACCGCCTTGCATCCTTGGAACGAATGTGATACAATAGGTGTTGGTCGTGACATTGGGATTTACTTCAATAAGAGAGACAGACATCGCACTGGGATACCTACGCCAACTACTCAGGTGATTTCAAAACGTCTTGCGGTAACTCAGGACCATCATGGGTACTCAGATAAGAAGCAAGAACAACCGTGGACTCGACACAATTTTTTTAAGGTAATTGATTGACACACCCCCCTGAATTCTGTATAATGGCTGCATGACAAAATTTTATACCAACGTGCTGCGCATGGGCAGCAACATACTTTATCGTGGATACGTGAACGGACAGCAAGTCAAGAAACGTATTCAATTCAAACCCAACCTTTATATCGCAGGCGACACTCCGTCCGATTGGAAAACTCTAGATGGCCAGTCCGTCGTAGAGTGCCAGATGGATTCTATGTCCGATGCGACAGACTTCTTGAAACGATATGCAGACGTATCTAACTTTGAAGTATATGGAAACAACAACTATTGCGCACAGTATCTTGCTCAAGAGTTTCCAGACAATATATCGTTCGACCGTGAACTAGTTCGCGTTCTCAATATCGATATTGAGGTTGCATCCGATGCGGGATTCCCCGAACCAAAAGATGCGGCACATCCTATCATCTCAATTGCGATTCGCAAGAATGACGGCAACTACTGGGTCTGGGGTCTTAATGATTATACGCCCACGCGTGAGGACGTTCTGTTTATCAAGTGTGATAATGAGATTGACCTAATCCGAAAGTTTGTAGATCACTTCCAACATTATGCTCCCGATGTCATTACTGGATGGAACACGCGATTCTTTGATATCCCATACATCATTAATCGCTGTGTCAAACTGTTTGGTGACGACACGTTACTAAAACGTCTCTCACCTTGGGGTGCGGTCCGCGAACGCAACGTGACTATCAATGGTCGCCCTAATCAAGAATACATCATTGAGGGTGTCGAACATCTAGATTACCTTGAGGTGTTTCAAAAGTTTACCCTGAATACCTTGGGTCGGCAAGAATCCTATCGACTAGATCATATTGCCTATGTGGTGTTGGAAGAACGTAAACTCTCTTATGCGGAACACGGCAATCTGCACACTCTGTACAAAGAGGACTATCAGAAGTTTATTGACTATAACGTGAAGGACGTGGAGTTAGTCCATAGAATCGATGAGAAACTAGATCTTATTTCTCTGGTACTAACCATGGCATATCGCGGTGGGGTTAACTACGGGGATACCTTGGGTACCACGAATATCTGGGACTCGATCATTTATCGCATGTTGAACAAACAGAACATCGTAGTGCCTCCCAAGAAAGACAAACCCAAAACATCATATCCCGGCGGTTATGTTAAAGAACCACAGGTAGGTTCTCATGATTGGGTTACGTCATTCGACCTTGCATCACTTTATCCGAATATCATTGTGCAATACAACATGTCGCCTGAGACTGTTCTGGATGGTATTGTGCCTAATATGTCTGTAGATAAAATACTAGACGGTACTATGTATACTGACGACTTTGATTATTCTAAACTCTGTCATTCTATTGCCCCTACAGGTGTCAGATTCTCTCATGACCGTGAGGGAGTTATTCCTACAGTAATTAAACAATACTATGCTGAACGTAAGATCATCAAAAACCAGATGTTAAAGTTGCAGCAACAATATCAAGACACTCCGACCAATGGTCTGGCATATAAGATTTCATCTTTGGATAACCAGCAGATGGCAATTAAAATCTTGATGAACTCACTCTATGGTGCGCTGGGTAATCGCTGGTTTAGATACTTCGATCAACGTGTCGCAGAATCTATTACCCTTGCGGGACAACTTGCAATTAAGTGGGCAGAGAGGGCCGTTAATAATGAAATGCAAAAAATACTTGAAACTGAAGAAGACTATGTGGTGGCCATTGATACGGACTCTGTTTATATTAGGATGGGGGGCCTTATTGACAAGTTTGCTCCTAACAATCCAGTAAAGTTCCTAGACAAGATTTGCGCAGAACACTTCGAGAAAGTTTTGAAAACATCTTATGCGGATATGGCTAAGGTGACTGGTGCATATGAAAATCGTATGGAGATGGAACGAGAGATTATTGCTGACCGTGGTATCTGGATGGCTAAGAAGAGGTACTTGTGTAACGTAATAAATTCGGAGGGAGTACAGTTTTCGGAACCCAAACTAAAAATGATGGGTATTGAGGCAATAAAATCTTCGACTCCACAGGTGGTTCGTGACAAGATGAAAGAGATCTTCCGCGTCATCGTAGAAGGTACTGAGGTAGACACCCAAGGATATATCCGTGACTTCCGTTCTCACTTCAAATCCCTTCCGCCAGAAGAGGTCTCGTTTCCTCGTGGTGTCTAATCTTGATAAGTGGAAAGATCGTAAGACTATCTACAAGAAGAGTACCCCCATACATGTGCGCGGCGCATTATGCTATAACAACGCGATCAAACAAAAGAAACTTGATATGCAGTATGAGACAGTCAAGACGGGTGAGAAGATCAAGTTTGTCTACCTAAAAGTTCCTAATCGTCTGGGAGAAAACGTGATTTCATATCCGCTCAATCTTCCGGAAGAGTTAGGACTGCACCAGTTTGTAGATTACGATCTCATGTTTGAGAAGACTTTCCTAGATCCTCTAGAGCCGATTCTCGACGCGGTTGGTTGGACAGCAGAACCACAGGCATCACTAGAGGACTTCTTCGGTTGACAGTCATTAATGATTATGGTATAATGCTTGCATGAATTATGAATTAACTATCTTCAAGAATCAGTTTGATAACAAGACTCATCGCCACATGGTACTGGATGAGTGGGATAAGTTTGTCAAAACATTGAAGAACATGTACGGTGAGAAAGGAGAGAAAGGTGGAAATAACTCTAGTCCTCTTATTAGTCCTGCTGTTTTCGAAGTGGGTACGACGCGCAGTAATAAATCTACTAACTATTGGGGTGGCTGGTGTTGCGTTGATGTTGATGATCACAGTTACTCTAGTGATGTACGAGTCCTTAATGAACAGTTGTATGAAACCTTCGGCCGGTACGACTATGTTGTGTACAACACTGCATCAAGTCGAGACGACCATCTCAAATTTAGAATTGTCTTTAGACTAGATGAAACTATTGATAATGACCGCATCAAGGCATTCTGGTATGCGCTGAATACCGAACTTGGTGATATCGGAGATCCTCAGACTAAAGATCTCGCACGTATGTATTATGTCCCTGCCCAGTATCCTAACGCCAAAAGTTTTTTTATCACCAATCAAGGTGACCCCCTTAATACCTCTGAGTTGATTGCAAAACATCCATACCACGAGAAGACGGGTAATACTTTTCTAGATAGATTGCCACCAGAGATGCAGAGTGCGGTAATTCAACATCGTAAGAATAGTCTAAATAACACCGACTACAGATGGTCGTCATACCGCGACTGTCCGTTTTGGCCCTAAACGGTTAGGTGTTGAGTACCAAACAATCAATGAAACTGGTTGGTATTCTAAGATGTACAAGATAATGATTGCGGTTGCCGGTAATGCATATGCGAAAGGTTATCCCATCACCGCAACACAGATTGCAGACCTATGTCGTGAGTTTGACCGTGAAACAGGTAATTGGTATGAGAACCGTCCATTGACAGTTGAGGCGGATAGAGCATTGGAATTTATATACAGGAATAGTTGAAATGAATAGAGTATTAGTAACAGGCGCGGCAGGATTTATCGGAAGTCAGTTATGCGATAGATTACAGAAACGCGGTCTGACTGTAAAGGGTTTGGACAACTTTAATAATCATTTATACACCCCCTCATTAAAGCGCGATCGTATGGTCCACTTCGATATTGATATTTGGGGTTGCGATCTTTGTGATGATATAAAGGTAGAGGCGTTATTGCGTGAATTCAAACCGGATACTATTGTCCATCTTGCCGCAATGGCAGGCGTTCGTGACTCTCTGGGTAAAGAGAAGTCCTACCACGCAAATAACATAGATGCTACACAGAACCTTATTGATATCTGTAAAAAACATCTACCAGATACTCGTATTGTTTATGCATCTACTTCGTGCGTATACGCGGGATCACCAGTACCGTGGGTCGAAGGTAAAGAGACAGGTAAGCAACTAAACGCATACGGTTATACTAAGTGGGCAAACGAATGTCAGATGCAGTCATCTGGTCTGGACACTGTCGGTCTGCGTTTCTTCACAGTCTATGGTCCTTGGGGTCGTCCAGACATGGCGTTGTTTGACTTTACTAAAAATATACTTGACGGTAAGGAAATAACCGTGTATAATTATGGTGATATGAAACGTGACTTTACCTTTGTGGATGATATCTTAGATGGCATTGAAGTCGTCTTAGATAACACCGACATTGAGTCCGGTGAGATTTTCAACATAGGACGTGGTGAACAGGTTGCGTTGATGGACTTCATCAATGAAATTGAGAAAAATACGGGTAAAGATGCGATTAAGAATCTTGCTCCAAAACATCCAGCAGACACATTAGAGACTTGGTCTGATACCACCAAGCTGAAAGCACTAGGGTACGAACCGAAGGTAAGTATCGCTGAAGGTGTTGAAAGATTTTACGAATGGTATAAAACTTATAATGGGATTGAATAATGTCTAGAATAATGCCTGAGGGTAACCCTTCCCGATTCCGTATTGGAATCATTGGTCATGGATTTGTGGGTCAAGCGGTCGAGTATGCATTCACGCATCCTCTCGTAGACTTCAACTTTTATGACCCGAAGTATGATACTTCAGTTGAAAACTTACAACACATGCCGCGAGAGAACCACCCACAGTGTTTCTTCGTGTGCGCTCCTACTCCATCGAATGACGATGGTTCGGTTGACTCTACTATTGTTGAGGCAGCAGTTGCGAACTGTTTGGTCTATACCGATGCATTGGTAGTCGTGAAGTCTACGATTACTCCGGAGTCAGTTGACCGTTTATACTCTGCAATGAACAGAGAACAAGTAGACCGTTTCGTCTACAACCCAGAATTCTTGACAGAGAAGAATGCGAAGGCAGACTTTGTATGTGCGAAGTTTCATGTCATGGGTGGTATGCCCGAGGCAGTAAATGACTTGATTGACATCTACGAAATCTTCAGTGCGTGTGAGTCTAATGACTATCACCGTATGACCGCGTATGAGGCGTCGTTTGTGAAGTACACAATCAACTCGTTCCTGTCTACGAAGATCACATTCTTCAATCAACTATATGATCTAGTCAACCTTTATGGTTGTAACTATAACACGATTGTTCGTGCCGCCGGCAAGGATGAACGTGTAGGTATGGGTCACACCCGTGTGCCAGGTTTTGATGGTAAACGTGGGTTTGGTGGCGCATGTCTTCCAAAAGATACGAGAGCGTTTTTAAACTTCTCTACACATGAATTTGAGGATGGAACTGAAACTAGTTTCGATTTATTGCAAAAAGTACTTGACATCAATAGTGCTTATCGTGTACAATATGACCTCGATGAACGTGAAAAAGTAAACAACATTACATTTGTAGATTTTGGAGGCAACAATAATGTCGATAATGGACAAACTGAAGAAGAACTCGAAGATAAAGGAGACGGCGACACTCTCCACTAGTAAGTTCTTCACAGAAAAAGATATGGTTCCGACCGACGTTCCAATGGTGAACGTCGCGTTATCTGGTTCCGTAGACGGTGGTATCTCGCCTGGGCTGACTGTCCTTGCTGGACCATCAAAACACTTCAAGACATCATTCGCATTACTTATGGCGGGTGCATATCTCAACGCGAAACCAGACGCAGTCATGTTGTTCTATGATTCAGAGTTCGGTTCGCCTCAGTCATACTTCACTCAGTTCGGTATTGATACTAGTCGGGTATTGCACACACCGATTGCAAACGTTGAAGAACTCAAGTTTGATATGATCAACCAGTTAGAGAACCTTGACCGTGAAGATGATGTCATTATTGTCATTGACTCTATCGGTAACCTTGCGTCTAAGAAAGAGCTGGAAGACGCACTCAATGAAAAGGGTGTCGCAGACATGTCACGTGCGAAGGCACTGAAAGGTCTGTTCCGTATGTCCACTCCATACCTTGCGATGAAAAACATTCCGATGCTTGCAATCAATCACACTTACAAAGAGATTGGTTTGTTTCCGAAAGATGTTGTAGGTGGCGGTACTGGTATCTATTACTCTGCCGACAATATCTGGATTATCGGTCGTCGTCAAGATAAACAAGGTACTGAAGTAGTTGGATACGACTTTGTCATCAAAGTTGAGAAGTCTCGTTATGTCAAAGAGCAATCCAAGATTCCAATCGGAGTATCGTGGGAAGGTGGTGTACAGAAGTACTCTGGTCTTCTTGATGTTGCCCTTGCGGGTGGGTATGTCGACAAACCGTCCAATGGTTGGTATCAACGTGTTGACTTGACTACAGGTGAGGTCCTTGGTTCTAAATTGCGATTGAAAGAAACCATGACCGCTGACTTCTGGGAACCTATTTTTGAGTCAAGTGATTTTTCTGAATTCCTTGCCAAGACCTATAAAATAGGGTATAATAGTGTCTTAAATTCGGAAGAGATAGTTGAGGAAGCAGTGTAATGAAAGATCTAGACTTGGACAAGCCGTCCGAAAACTTAGACTATAAGTTAGTCCCCGCAATCGGGGATGATAATAGTGACCTATGGAACGTAGAACTATTGCGTTCTCCATATGAGAACACCACGATTCGGTACAATAATGTCCGCATCAATGGTGAGGCGGGAAACATTAGTTATAATTTTGATGTCGTCGCCACAGAGAATGTTGAGTACACCATAGACAATATTAGTTTGCAAGGATTTGCGAGTGAAGTATTGGGTGATATTTTAGACGTTGCAATCAATGAAGGTTACTTACAGACTAAGGATACAAATGACGGAAATCAATCTACAGCAGACGATTCTTCGAAATCTACTGACTAACGATTCGTATATGAGGAAGGTCGCCCCCTTCCTTTCCCCTGAATACTTTGAGGGTACTTACAAAAGTATCTTCAAAGAGTTCAATGCGTATATCGCCAAGTATAGTAATCTTCCATCCAAAGAGGCACTCAAGATTGAGATTGACTCAGAAGATAGAATGTCGGATGAACATTATCGTCACACAATGGATATACTCCCAGACATCTTCAAGTATGCTGAGGAGGATCTGTCATGGTTAGTCGAACGCACTGAGAAGTGGTGTCAAGACCGTGCGGTATTCAATGCAGTTATGGAATCTATAACTATCATTGATGGTAAACACCAAGAACTATCCAAGAATGCCATACCCGATGTTTTATCGAAGGCATTATCTGTAACGTTTGACACTAACATTGGTCACGATTATCTTGAATCTGTGGATGCACGATATGACTTCTATCATGAACAAGAAGAGCGTATTCCGTTCGATCTGGACTACTTTAACCGAATTACTAAAGGTGGAATACCTAATAAAACCCTCAACATCGCGTTGGCGGGTACGGGTGTCGGTAAGTCTCTCTTCATGTGTCATTGTGCTGGTGCTGCCTTGTCACAGGGGAAGAATGTCCTTTATATCACTATGGAGATGGCTGAAGAACGTATCGCAGAAAGGATCGATGCGAATCTACTCAACGTCCCGATAGATCAGTTGGAACATCTGAGTAAGGACATGTTTTCAAATCGTGTAAAGGGTATCGCAGATAAGACTAACGGTAAGTTGATTATCAAGGAGTATCCTACGGGACAGGCACACGCCAGTCACTTCCGTGCGTTGCTGAACGAATTGAAACTAAAGAAGAAGTTCACACCGGATATGATTTTTATTGACTACCTGAACATCTGTGCGTCTTCTAGGATGAAGTCAATGGGGGGTTCTATCAACTCTTATACATATATCAAGTCTATCGCAGAAGAATTGCGAGGTCTTGCTGTTGAGTTTGATGTTCCTGTATTCTCTGCAACGCAGACTACTCGTTCTGGTTATAGTAACGATGATGTGGGTCTGGAGGACACGTCCGAATCGTTTGGACTTCCCGCCACAGCAGACTTGATGTTTGCACTGATCAGTAATGATGAGCTGAATGCAAACGGACAGATATTAGTAAAGCAGTTAAAAAATCGGTATAATGATCCTAGTACATATCAACGATTTGTTGTGGGCATTGACCGGAGTAAGATGAGATTATTTGATGTAGACCAAAACGATTCTCCCCTAAATAAAGAGGTAGATAATGGTCCCGCCTTTGATAACTCAAACTCCGGTCAGAGAATTTCGTCCGAAAAGATGAACTTTGATGGCTTCACACTATAAGGATATCTGTAATGGACCCAATTTCACAAACTATTATGACATTAGTACTAATGGGTACCGCAAATTATATCGGCAAGAAGATGGGAAGACAAGAGGGAATTAATGCCGCAGTAGCATATCTTTTAGAGATGGGTGCTTGTACCGAAAACGATCTAAAGAAAGCTAATGAAAGATTTATGAATGGAGATGATATTTAATAATGACTGAGGTAGTTATTCGTAATAAAGAGTTGTTAGAGACTCTAAACAGTTTCTCAGATGAGATGCTGTCTAAACCGTCGTACAACGACGAAAAGTATTGGACTTATCATGAACGCAAGGATGTAGACTTGGGGTCGTACTACACATCTCGTGAGTACCTCGAAGACTGTTTGTCTCGCGGCCGTGATGGTCTGGTTGGCCCGCCCGATAGATACTTCGCACAACCAATCTCCAAAATGGTGCGTGAAGACAAAGAGATGTGGGGTGGATTTATGCAAAAGGTCAAATATGACTTTGCGTCAGAACTTGGCGCACATACATCTGCCCTACTATCTTACTATCCGCCTGGTGGGTTTGTAGGTTGGCATACTAACTTTGATGCCAATGCGTATCAAGTCTTGTTTACGTGGTCAGAGACCGGAGATGGTTTCTTTGAGTACTATGACAAGAAGAACGACGAAATCATAAAGATTCCGGATGTGCCTGGCTGGCAATGTCGTCACTACTATTTTGGTGCGGGTCATGAAGAAGACCTACACTGTTGGCACGCTGCATACGCTGAGTGTCAACGCATTACCCTCGCATATAAATTTGTGAATAACGGTAGTGTAGATAACCCTGAAGATGCGCAAGCAAGACAGATGCGTGATATGTTAATTGAAGAGATTGAAAATGAAGAATAATGATGTGGTGACAGTAGTCACAGTAAGTGGAGAATACGTAGGTCGTTTGGATGGTATGAATAGTAACGGTACAGTTACTCTCAAAGACCCACGTATGTTGATTCATGGCGATCAAGGTATCGGTTTTGCACGTGGTGTGTGTATGACAAGTAAGGAAAATCCTGAGAAGGTTTCTTTCCAACAATATGTTCTATGCACACTAACTAATGATGATTTTTCCGCCGCATGGACGGAAGCAACAAGTGGAGTGAAATTAGTAGTATGATAGGACCAGAAGATAAAAAGAAAGTCGCAGATGCGATTAGAGAGATGTCTGACAGTATGTTACGTATTGATGCAGAGAAAGAGTTGATGAAGGACATCGTCGATGTCACTAACGAGAAGTACGGTGTTGATAAGAAGCACTTCCGTAAACTTTCTACTATCTATCACAAGCAGAACATGGAAGAGTCTCGCACAGAGGCTAATGAAGTTTATGAATTGTACGAGGAACTATTCCAGTAATGCTTTTGACTGCCGGTTGTAGTTTCGTCTGGGGAGACGAACTGAAAGGGTTTGATGATGTCCCACCGACCCATTGGCCACTAACCTTTACTCATCTGCTCGCGGATAAACTCGATATAGAGTATGAAAACCGTGGGTTTTGTGGAGCATGTAATGATAAGATCTTTAGAGAGGTCATTGACTTCTTGCACTCCAACCCTAATAAAGTTACTCATATAGTAGTCCTGTGGTCTGCATGGCAACGCAAAGAGGTTGTGGAGTACATGCCGCCTAAACGAGAAAAGAGTATTGGTAGGCAGACCAGTACCACGCAGTTTTCTCAATTGCGCACTAATACCATATATGATAGAAGCTTTAGGGACTCTTATGAAAACATGTTTAAGAACGCATATGATTCTAAGACAGACATTATGCACACTATCAGTAAGATGAAATCACTTGAAGTAATATGTGATGCGGCAGGGATACAATTGATTCAGGGAGTGTTTCATTCAAGGAATTGGTCTAACATCATGTCGATACTATCAGACAAGTGTCCGGATGATGCTTCAGGAAAAATACAAAATAAAGAGTTTCTTATCGATTCCATTCCAGACTACAAAAAGTGGTTGTTAGATTCTATAGGGTCTTTGAAGAATACTAGTCGTATAGGTATGGGTCGAGATAAAGACCTATTTACCATCTGTAGATCAATAGATGATATGAAAGAGTTTGGTCATCCAGGCGAGAGGAGTCAAGTCATCTTTGCAGACTTTCTACACGAAACTTTCGCAAAGATTGGTCAGTAATTACTTGACACCCCCCTCATAATATAGTATAATTCACCTCATGTTACTAATAACTATTGAGGTGTTTTATGCTAGTTCAACTTGAAGTAGACGATGATAGTATTGATCAATTGATGGTCAGAACATTGTCTGATCATATTCCATACCTATGTCCCAAAGAAGAAATCGAACTCATAGACGCGATGAAATGCGTTTGTGACTACTTTAGCGTGGAGGGTATATAGTGAGTTATCAATCAAACATTGCCAGAGAGTACGCTGTACTACTCGCAAAGTCGGGTTCTAACCCCAGTCCTAAACAAAAGAAAGAGTTAGCGAAACTTCTAAAACTACTGCGTAAGACAGTCTAATGAGATTGCGCATATTATCGTTCCTCGTGTCAATATCTGTAATTGGATATATAAACTATGTCAACGCACAAGATGATGATATGAATGAAGAAGTCGAATGTCTGGCATTGAATATATACCATGAAGCAAGGAGCGAAAGTCTTGCCGGACAATATGCGGTTGCGGATGTTACTCTCAATCGTGTGAAAGATCGACGTTATCCATCATCTATATGTGGGGTCGTCAAACAAGCAGTACTGAGTCAATGGGGAACCGACAGAGGGCTTATAATACCTAGACGCAATATGTGTCAGTTCAGTTGGTATTGTGATGGTCTCTCAGACGAACCAGTAGAAACATATTCTTGGTTACGTGCAAAGGACGTGGCACGAGATATGATTTTCTTCCGTAAGTACAATGGAATAACAGAAGGGTCTACACACTACCATGCTAATTATGTAAAACCTGAGTGGAGTTCCCACGAACGGATGAGATTGATTGGTAGGATTGGAGACCACATCTTCTATAAAGAGGAATACTAATGTCAATCGATTATGCATCGCTTCCAACGGGGTTGTTTCCAGAAGAAGCAGAGGTAAATAATGCATATATATTGTACGATTATACAGGTGGACTAATCTGTGTGTACGGTGATGCAGAACGGGCGATAGACCGCGCTGCAGATGAAGTGACTAAGGACTACCAATACAATACAGTACACGTTGATGTGTTTGATTGGGCTATCACAGTTAGAGGTGATTTAGGAGAGGTGACGATCCTAGTAGAAAAAATCAACTAAAGTATTGACAAAGACGTTGTCTTTTGTTATAATACTGAAAATGTCCCGTTCGTCTAGAGGTTAGGACACCGCCCTTTCACGGCGGTAACAGGGGTTCGAGTCCCCTACGGGATACCATACATTATTGTAGGACTATACTATGAAAAAACGAGATTATTCACAACAGGATGTGAATCGATTACAAGGCACGGTTCAAATCGACCATACCCTCGCAAAGATGGGTGCGACTAAACTGCGTCAGTTATTCGAAGATAATGAGTACATCAATACTTTTGGAGCATACAATGGCCAACAAGCAGTACAACACGTCAAAGCAGGACTCAAAGCGATATATCTTTCGGGATGGCAAGTGGCTGCGTCGGCCAACTCTCATGGCGAAGTTTATCCGGATCAGTCGTTATATGCTGTCGATAGCGTTCCTAATGTTGTGCGTAGCATCAATAATGCATTTCGACGCCAAGACCAGATCGAATATCTGGAAAATGGAAACGGGTTTGAATTTGCCCCTATTATTGCCGATGCTGAAGCAGGATTCGGTGGAGTTCTAAATGCGTATGAACTTTCTCGTAACCTCATTGAGGCGGGTGCTGCCGCTGTTCACTTCGAAGACCAAGTTGCTGCCGAGAAGAAGTGCGGACACTTGGGAGGAAAGGTTCTCATACCGACTAGTCAAGCTCTACGCAACCTTAATGCCGCTCGCCTTGCGAGTGACGTTGCTGGCACTGATACAGTCGTTATTGCTCGTACCGATGCTGAGTCTGCTAAACTAATCTCAAGCAACGTCTGTGAACTTGATAAGAAATATATTAAGAGACACCGACAAGGTAGTAGTGGATCTATGACTGCTCGCACACAAGAAGGGTTCTACATGCTCGAAGAGGGTAGAGGTTTAGAATTCGGATGTGAACGCGGACAGGCATACGCAGAATACGCAGACCTCGTTTGGTGTGAAACATCGACACCCGACTTGAAGGATGCGAAGCGTTTCGCTGACGCAGTCAAAGGTGCAGTCCCCGACGCAATGTTGGCATACAACTGTTCACCGTCATTCAACTGGCGCAAGTCAATTCCAGGCGATCAAGAACTAAAAGATTTTCAACGTGAGTTGGGTAAGATGGGATTCAAGTTCCAGTTTATCACACTTGCAGGATTCCACCAGACTAACTACTCTGTCTTTGATTTCGCAAACCGATACAAAGACGAAGGTATGTACGCATACTCGTTGTTACAAGAAGCAGAGTTTGCCGCAGAGTCACGTGGATACACAGGTGCGAAGCACCAGAGAGAAGTGGGTGTCAGTTACTTCGATGCCATTACAACTACATTGGGTTCTAAATCAACTGCCGCGATGGCGGGGTCTACTGAAGAGGGTCAGTTCTAATGTTCAAGAGTATCGGATTTGCGATTTATGACTTCTATAGATATTTCTTTGATTTGAAAGTCAATCCACTGAGACACATTCCGAATGAACTTGTACAGTTTATTCTCATGTTCTACTTGTCGGTGATGTGGTCAGTAGTGTTCACTTTCTGGGCAGGGTACACGTGGATGTATGGAATCTACAGTGTAGGTGGCCACCTTATGGTGCTTGGTGCATTCTTCATCACTGTTGCTATATTCAGTGACGCGGAGAAGAATGGTCACTTGTGGGTACAGAGGACTAAGTTACCCTCAGTGCCGAAACGTCGTATTGTTTGGGATGTGGAGAAGGAAGGATGATTGAGATTGCGGAGTCGCCTATTTCCAAAACAGGTAACTCAGAGTGGGATGACACTTTTAACGAGTGTTTTTATGAAAACGCAAAAACCGTGATGTGGCCACATAGTTGTATGCATGACGGTTACATATATGTCGCACGAGGAGAAGAATGTTCTTGGTGCGGTGGAAAAGAAGAAGACGAACCACAGGGTAAAAATGTTGTGGTCCCTATATTAAAGTTGTGAGGTAACAATGCCAATTAAGTACAAAGAAGATAGTATCGTGAAAGATCGTATGACATTAAAGGTCACGACATCACGTTTCTATGTAAAGAACCTTTCGACGGAATCGTTGTGGAATGAGTTTTTATCATGTCGCACACCTAAGTTGAAACAGAAGTTCCGTAACGAATTAGCGAAACGCAAAGTCACCCATGAAGAGATGGTGGAACGGGCAAACGCGTGATTCTTAAATTGGGTATTCTTGCGGTCTTTTTGTGCCCTATGGTATTTGGCGGTATTACGATGTACTACTGTCACAAAACTATACATAAAGAGACACTAAGACGATGGGGTAAAGATGAAGTTTAAGATTGTGTACAAAAGCGAGAGCGAGTCTATATTTCCTTGGAGGTCTCGTTTTCGTGGTGTAGTGTTATGGCCATATATGATCATGCGTCCACGTAAGTATGCTACAGGGTCGGTAGCACAATCAGAATTGATGACACGGCGATCTCTTGTTAAATTATATCGACATGAGTTGCAACATTGTTATCAGATAAAAGAGAGGGGTGTTGTAATGTTTTATTTGCGATATGTCCTTCTCAATCTTACTAAGGGATACCATAATCATCCTGATGAAATAGAGGCGCGTCAGTATGAGAACGAAAAACTGACCCCTTTAGAAGAAAAGTGGCTCCATGAAGGGGTCGTGAACTTAAACGATTTGGACACTTGACAGTCCTCTTAGTTTTTGATATAATATACACATAATTTTGGCGAGTAGTTCAGTTGGTAGAACGCGTGACTGTTAATCACGTTGTCGCAGGTTCGAGCCCTGCCTCGCCAGCCAATATGCGAGAGTGGTGGAATTGGTAGACACGCTGGTTTTAGGTACCAGTGCTTCACGGCGTGAGAGTTCGAGTCTCTCCTTTCGCACCAATAATTATGATCCAGTGAGAGTAGTATGACTATGAAGGCAGGAAAGATTTGGGGACAGACAGAACTCATTCATGCGAATGGCGTTCTAGAGTTTCATCGTATCGAATACAAGAAAGGTTTCAAGTGCTCCGAACATCTCCATGAATATAAGTGGAACGGGTTCTTTGTAGAATCTGGTGAGATGATCGTGCGCGTATGGCAAGATGACCAAGACGGTCTTGTTGATGAAACCCTACTACGTGCGGGTGAGTTTACCCAAGTCAGGCCTGGTAAGATTCACCAGTTCGAAGGTGTAAAAGACGGTGTTGCATTTGAGTTGTATTGGGCAGAGTTCAATCACAACGATATCGTTCGTCGTACTATCGGAAGTAAATCGTGAACGGAGACCCTCAAGTAAGAGCAGACGGTCGAACTAAACCGGATCGTTCGTGGTACCCCGATGACTTCGATTGGTATCTCAAGTGGGTCGCTTCTATTTTGATTTTAATTTCAATGGCGATGCGTTCTGCCGGACCAGATTATCGCATGTATGACTTGACAATCGGGTTCGCAGGCATTATACTATGGACTTGGGTATCTGTTATCTGGAAAGACCGTGCGTTGATTATGTTGAACACGGTTTCATTGTTTATGTTAGGCACAACTATATTGAGAGAATGGTAATATGAGTAAAACGATTTATGCACACACTCCACCTTATACTAATGAGACGGTAGAATTTGAGAGATACACGAATGGCGTGACAATGCGAGAAGCTGCTGATATTAGTACTGTGGACTATAAGTTTAGTGAAGGTAAGTTGATTGATGAGTTCAAGCAATATATCGATGCCACATACAATCAGCACTATGCCAAAGACAAGTTTCAGGCGACTGAATTCATTGTTGACGGTGGTCATGGTACAGGTTTCTGCATTGGTAATGTTTTAAAATATGCGCAACGTTACGGTAAGAAAGGGACCGATAACGATGCTCGGAAAGATTTAATGAAGGTTTTGCATTATGCGCTTATTCAACTACACGTTCACGATAATAGTTAGTTTAGTTTTAGGCGGTTGTGCCTCAAGTGGTGTAACTAACACATATCGTTATGGTGCGGATGACTTTAAGTTCCTTGTAAAGGAATATGAGAATCTAAGCCCAAAGGTTAACTTTGTTTTGTTGAAGAACCAAGCTGAGTACAACTCTGCTCGTAAGAAAAAGTTAGGTGTAAAGTGGGATTCGGTGAGTGCGTTTACTCTATGGATTCCGTCAACGGGTGAGTGTACAGTTTATATTAAAGACCCTGAGTGGCAATGGGAACCAGAGTTGATTGGGCATGAAGTTGCTCACTGTATCTGGGGAAGATACCACCAAGGTAAAAAAGGATTGAAACCATAATTATTGGAGCGGTAGTTCAGTTGGTTAGAATACCGGCCTGTCACGCCGGGGGTCGCGGGTTCGAGTCCCGTCCGCTCCGCCAACTTTATAGAAAGGATAGTTTATGAGAGGAAAGCATGTAATCAAGCACCGACGTGAAGGTGCACTCGAACGACTCAAAGGTTCTAAGTTCTTTGAGAAGACTAGTAAGAAAGGGGTTGCTCGAACTGAGCAACAATGGCAGAAGCGTAAGGATAATGAGATCGAGATTCTCGAAACTTATCTTGGTATTCGTCAACCCGCTAAGAAGAAAAGAGAGGAGATTATCCTCGACTAAATATCGGGGAGGTTCCAGAGCGGTCAAATGGATCAGACTGTAAATCTGACGCGAGAGCTTCGGTGGTTCGAATCCACCTCTCCCCACCATTTAGTCTTGAGATGACTCTAAACTCACTCTGGTCGTTACGCCCGTCACCTGAGTATGTGGAAAACTGCTCCTTTATTGTACGGGGATTAGCGCAGTCTGGTAGCGCATTCGCTTTGGGAGCGAAGGGTCGTAGGTTCAAATCCTACATTCCCGACCAAGGAATAAGGGTCTCATTCCCCTTACTAAATAACTGAATGAGTGGTGCCCAGTAGAGCAAACAGGTTTGGGGTGTCGCCAAGTGGTAAGGCAACGGGTTTTGATCCCGTCATTCGTAGGTTCGAGTCCTTCCACCCCAGCCAACTTTCTACGCGGGTGTAGCTCAGCTGGATAGAGCGTCGGTCTACGAAACCGAAGGTCATAGGTTCGACTCCTATCACCCGCGCCAGAAAGTATAAAAATTAACGAGGGATGGCAGAGCGGTTGAATGCACCAGTCTTGAAAACTGGCATACGTTAATAGCGTATCTAGGGTTCGAATCCCTATCCCTCGGCCATTTTTTTGTATAAATACATACAACTACCATCAACAGATACTATTACAATGAAATCTTTTAAAACATTCTTAGACGAAGGCGTAAACGATCCAGCAATCTTCAAGGCAATCTTTCTTGCGGGTGGGCCAGGTTCTGGTAAGTCATTCATCGTCGGTAAGACAGGTCTGACTTCTATGGGTTACAAGGTTGTCAACTCAGATGACGCATTCGAAGCTGCTATGAAGAAGGTTGATATGGATATGACTCCGGACAACATCTTCTCTCCGAAAGGACAAGAACTCCGTGGTAAGGCAAAGAAGCTTACAGGGAAAAGGGAAGAGCGTTATCTGAAAGGTCGTCTTGGTCTCGTAGTAGATGGTACTGGTAAAGACCCAGATAAAATTGCTGAACAGGCAAAGAAAGTAAAGGCCATGGGTTACGATGTCGCAATGATTTTCGTAAACACAGACCTTGATACTGCTATCAGCCGTGATGCAAAACGTGCTCGTACCCTAGGCGAGAAAGGTGTTACTGAGTATTGGAAAGCAGTACAACGCAATATCGGTAAGTTCCAACGTATGTTTGGTAAACCTAACTTCTTGGTTGTAGATAACTCTGAAGGTAAAGACTACGAGAAAGAAACTCTAACTGCATTCCGTGATGCTAAGAAGTTCACTGACAAACCTGTCTCTAAGAAGGCACAGAAGTGGATTGATGCAGAGAAGCAGGCGACCAAACGAGTTAAAAATAAATAACCATTTACCCTTGACAAGTCCTCATATTTTATAGTATAATTCCTTTCTAACTTGAAAAAGAGTATTTGAGAGGCTCTTATATTATGAAAAACCTACTATCTGTAGTATTATGCACGACCGTCCTTAGCGCCTGTTCGGGTGGCACTTCGGATTCCGCACCACAACCAGTGACGGTGGCGCCTCCGGCAGTACCAGAACCGACAGCACTTGAAATCTCCATTGGTGAACTCCGTGAGATTATGGACAGAACCTCACCAACAGGTTCCTATGAAGGATATATTCTCCCAGAGAGTGACGACTTCCTAAACATTCCCCAAGACCCCAGTAACCCAATCACCGCAGAGAAGGTAGCACTGGGACAGTTGATCTATCATGAGACTGGTATCACCGACGGCAACATCGCGGGTATGGAAGATACTTTCTCTTGTGCATCATGTCACAACGCACAGAACGGATTCAAGTCCGGTATTCGTCAAGGTATTGGCGAAGGTGGTGTCGGTTTTGATCATCGTATGATTGCTGAGGGTGTCAATCCCGAAGACATCGATGTACAACCCGTCACATCACCTACAGTACTGAACACTGCCTACCAAGAAGTCATGTTGTGGAATGGTCAGTTCGGTAACGTCATTGGTGGTATCGTCAATGTTGGTATTGATCCGGATCGTCACTTTACAGAAGGTACTCCCAAAGAGGCTAACCTACGTAGTCTCGCCGGTCTAGAAACACAGGCAGTTGCGGGACTTGGTGTTCACCGTATGAATGTGGAAGAGGGTTCTATCCTAACCACCAACGAGAAATATCAGATGATGTTCGAAGCGGCATATGGTACGTCACAACCGCACGATATGTTGGAAGCGGCATCTTTTGCAATTGCCGCATACGAGAGAACCATTCTCGCAAACCAAGCACCATTTCAAGACTTCCTACGAGGTGACGAAGAGGCATTGACCCTAGAAGAAGTAGAAGGTGCGAAAGTATTCTTCGGTAAAGGTCAGTGTGCCGGTTGTCATAACGGTCCCGCTCTTTCATCTCCTGTCGGTTCTCTTGCCAGTGAGATGTTTATGACACTTGGATTTCATGACCTAGATATATGGGATGACGTAGTTGGTGATGTAAACGAAGCGACCAAAGCGGGACGTGGTGGTTTTACGGGTGACGATATGGATAAGTTCGCGTTCAAAGTACCACCACTTTACAACCTTATAGATACTACTGTATTCGGTCATGGTGCGTCGTTCTCTAGTGTAGAAGATGTAGTACGATACAAAGTTGCCGCATCACCTCAACATCCTCAAGTAGAGATTGTTGATCTAGACTATAGGTTCACACCACTTGACTTGACTGAAGAAGAAATTGCTAACCTAGTTACGTTCTTAGAGACAAGTCTGTACGATCCTGAGTTGATGCGATACGTACCGGAAGAATTACCTAGTGGTTTGTGTGTCACTAATAATGATGAAGAATCACGACGTGACTTAGGATGCGACTAAATGTATTGCGGGTATAGCTCATTTGGTAGAGCGCAACCTTGCCAAGGTTGAGGCGGTCGGTTCAAACCCGACTACCCGCTCCAATAAACTGATCATAAATGACATCAAAATGGTAAGTAAAAACGACATCACCGGAGACGCAATACAGTCCAAGACGTTATCAAAACAAGGTAGAGATAACTGGGATAAAATCTTCGGTAAAGATAAGGAAAAGTAAGATTTTGGGGTTATAGCTCAGTAGGGAGAGCGTCTGGTTTGCATCCAGAAGGTCGTGGGTTCGATTCCCTCTAACTCCACCAGTTTCCCCACACAGTACAGGGCTCGGTACACGAGATGAACAATGCGCCAACCATCGCGCACTAACTTAAAACTGCGATCTCTCAAAACGTGCATGTGAAAATGCCAAGCAGTTAGTTACGGTTCACCGACACATAAAGTACCCTTCGGAGCCCTGTACTTGTGGGGATTCTTATATGACTAGTATGGTAAAAATAGTCACGATTTACTATTGACAGATACGTTTTAATAACGTATAATACTAGTATTAAATTGATTAGGTTATATTATGTTTGAACATGTTCCTGTGGAATTGAATGAGATGACTGCCGTAACTACGGACACTGGTCGTCAATACGAAACTCCCGAAGGTATCACCTTACCTTCTATCACTACTGTACTCTCTATACTGTCTCGTGACTCCATTGCTAAATGGCGAGCACGTGTCGGTGAGAAAGAAGCAAACCGTGTCTCCTATCGCGCATCTACGCGTGGTACTGCGGTTCACGAAATCTGTGAACAGTATGTCAACAACGATCCAGACTATGACAAGTATATTGCCATCAACCCCGACAATGGGGAGACGAAGATGGCCAAACGTACACCGGATCTAATAGATTCTTTTCTAAAGATTAAACCAATTCTTGACGAACGTCTGACTACTGTCCATGCTCAAGAAGCACCACTGTACTCTACCCATTTGGGTGTTGCTGGTCGTGTGGATTGCGTAGGTGTCTTCGATGGCAAATTGTCTATCATTGACTACAAGACTTCGATGAAACCTAAACGCCTTGACTGGATTAAGAACTACTTCATGCAAGAGTCTGCCTATGCAATTATGTGGGAAGAACGCACTGGAATGCCTATCACCCAACTTGTGACGATTATCTCTGTTGACAACCATGAACCACAGGTGTTTATCGAACATCGTGATAATTGGGTGCGTCCTCTCCGCGAAACTATCGCTCAATATAACGAAGAAAATAGTTCAACTTCCCTTGACATATAAATAGTGTTATCGTACACTAACCACGTCAACTTACTAGGGAATTTGGTCAATGTTATCATTTAAGTCGTTCTTATCAGAAGAGGTCAATACGTCTGATCTTCCGGACGTATTCGGGGACCTTCCTGTTGAGAAAAAATCCGAAAACAGTAAGACCACAGTATTTGTTGTTCGGTCAGAAGACCGTCTCACGGACAGGGATGAGATCGCTCGTGATCTAAACCAAGCGGGTGTCAAGGCAGAAGTTCGTGAGAAGTCTGGGCAGTCAGTTGACCCTATATTCATTGATTCTGGTTTCGATACCAAAGTAGTTATTCTGGTAAAACCTAAGTCCGGTGGTATCGGTGAGACCACTCTAAACGCATCTATTACAGAACTGTTCCCTGCCATCGCGTGGGAAACGGGTTACACGATGACGACCAGTGTACAAGATTTCTATGATCACCTATTGAAACAGGACCCTAAAACTCTAACCTGTGTTCAACCGTCCGATGCTCAAAGCCGGCAATCGATACCATCCAGAAGGCGTCTGAATCTTCCAAGTTCACTGAGAAGATGTTGAACGCGATGGGCGTCTACAAGTATCTGCAAGAAGAAAACAAGAACAAATCAATCAAACAGGTCTATTGGGGATATCGTGCAAAACCTACGGGTGTCCCTAAGAACCATCCCGGCGATATCTTTATTGAGTTTACCGATGGTGCAATGTTGGGAGTATCGCTCAAAGCGGGTGGTAAGAAGACCAAAGAACCTAAACTCAACACCTACGTCAATCCTATCTTCACGTCCTTCAAGAAACAACGTAATGTAAGTGTCCTTCGCAGACAACTGCACACCGATGTCTATTCTAAGATACAAGGTATGCCACCTAGTGGTGCATATGACAAATCCAAGAAACGAGTTACTTCTGGACTACTAGTAAAGTTGAATCGTGATGACAGTGCCAAATATGAGGAACTGTACGACAAACACTTGGAGACATGTCGTAAGGCTGTCATTGACCTTTTCAATACAGATAAGGATAAGACTCTAGACTATATCCGGACAGAAATATTGAGGGACGCACCCGACGTTCCTACCAAAGTTATCAAAGCGGTAAAGGACGGTTTTGAAGAGATCACTTCGAATGATGAACTAGGTGTATTTTTGCCTATGGTAAAGTTCGTTCGTGCATATCCATCTACCACATCAAAACAGAATTGGTTCATTGAACTAAAGTCGAAAGACGATAATGTGACTATGGAGATGTCCATACGAACTAATAAAGCGGGTAACGCGGGTCAAAAGAAACTGGGACAATTTTTCAATTTAGCAGTCAAATATAATTCACTGAGTACATAATGGAAAACTTCGCAAACTTCATTACAGAGCAAAAGAATACGCATATGACTCACATCGAGGACAAAGTCCTGTACGGTGGAGTTTCTGGTACACGTGAAGCTATCAATGCGTTACGTGGTTTGCGAGACATGTTAGCGGGAAAGGGTGCGGGTAATGTATCTGTCAAATGGGACGGTGCGCCCGCAATCTTTTGCGGTATAGATCCAAGTGACGGAGAGTTCTTTGTGGCGAAGAAAGGTATCTTCAACAAGAACCCGAAGGTCTACAAGACCGACGCAGATATCGACGATGATACGTCGGGCGATCTGAACTCCAAGTTGAAGGATGCTCTCAAGTATCTACCAGACCTAGGTATCACGGGTGTTGTCCAAGGGGACTTCCTGTTTGGTAAGGGTGATGTCTCTACCAAGACCATCGATGGTCAGAAGTACAGTGTGTTTCATCCAAACACCATTGCATATGCAGTACCCTACGACCAAGCAAAAGAAGTACGTAGTGCTAAGATCGGTATCGTATGGCACACCACATACACTGGAATACTTTGAGTCGATGCGAGGCATCATACGGTGTGGACGTGTCGAAGTTTCGCAATTCTGTAAACGTATGGTCACAAGATGCGATGTTGACCGACGTGACTAATGCGACGATGAGTGAGCGCGAAACCAAATCAGTCAATGATCTACTGACACAAATCGGTCGTCTATTCAAACAGACATCTGCTACAACACTGAAGGCGCTAGAAGATAACCAGAACCTTGCACAGGCGATTGAGACTTACAACAACTCGTTTGTTCGTGCAGGTACCTTACTCCCAGACTCAAGAAAGCATGTTAGAGGATTGATAAGTAATAGACAAGCTTACTACAAAAAAGAGATTGCAAGTAAGAAATCTCAACGTGGTAAGGACACTTGGAAACAGAAATGAAGGATGAGATGGACTTTTTCTCTACTACAAACAAGGCAAATCTAGATAAAGATGTTTGAATTGCAAAAATTGATTGTATTAGTCAAATTAAAACTTATAAATAGTTTGGACAAACTTAAATCGATTGATACTTTCGTGAAAACTTCTAATGGTTACAAAGTGACTGGTGAAGAAGGATACGTTGCAATTGATACACTTGGTGGTGACGCGGTGAAACTTGTTGACCGTATGGAATTTTCATACAACAACTTTTCATCCGATATATTAAAGGGTTGGGATTCAGCCCGTAGATAATATGGAATAAACCAATAGAGGAAAATGACATGCTGTCATTTAAAGACATGGTATCGGAAGTACTCGACATGACACAACGTCGTAAACTCGCGATGCGAATGAAAAAGAACAAAGCACGAATCGCCATGGCGCGTAAACGTGCAGAAAGAAAAACTGCATCAATGGATGTCACTTGAAGAAACGTGCACGTAAACAAGCACGTAACGCATTGGTATCAAAGATTACCAAAGGACAAGATAAGTCCGAGATGACAGTCGCTCGTAAGAGAGAAATCGAGAAGCGACTGGACAAACCGGCAATGCAGTCAAAATTAGATCGTCACCGCCCGAAAACTCATCAAAGTCGTTCGTAAGCAAGAAATGGAACGTAAAAGAAACAAAATAAAGGCGGGCGATAAAAAGTGATTAAGAATTTTAGTCAATACCTTGTCGAAGAAGAACGCGAAGTCTATTTCACGTTTGGTCGTATGAATCCACCTACGATGGGTCACGGCAAGGTAATGGATGCGTTAGCACATGAAGTCTGGGAAAGCAGACTATAAAGTATTTGCGTCACAGTCACAGGACGCAAAGAAGAATCCGCTATCGTACTCCGACAAAATCAAACACACACGTAAGATGTTTCCGAAACATGCACGGAATATCATGGTGGATAAGTCGGTCAAGACCGCTATCAACGCCATGGTCGCACTGTATGACCAAGGTTATAAGTCAGTAACTATGGTTGTAGGTGACGACAGAATTACAGAATTCGATGTCCTGTTGAACAAGTACAATGGGACAAAGGCCAGACACGGTTTCTACAACTTCAAATCTATCAAAATAGTATCCGCCGGTAAGAGAGATCCGGATTCTGTTGGAGTTGAGGGCATGTCTGCCTCTAAACAACGAGAGAACGCATCAAAGAATGATTTCGTTGCATTTTCGCAAGGGGTTCCTAAGTCAATGTCTAACCCAGACACACGTAAGTTGTTCAACGACGTGCGTAAGGGTATGGGACTGAAGGAAGCCAGCGAATTCCGTAGTCATATAGAACTAGCGACAGTGTCCGAAGCACGAGAGAAGTTCGTGCAAGGCGAACTGTTCGAAGTCGGTGATATGGTAGTGATCAAAGAAAGTGAAGAGGTCGCTACTCATATCCGATCCTAGGCGCGAACTATGTTATCGTTGAGACTAACGATGGCAAGAAGATGCGCAAGTGGTTAGAGTCTGTGGAGTTGATCTCCGAAGACGTGACCCAAAAGCAACTCAATGATTTAGAAAAGTTCGGTGACCGTTTGTTGAAGAAGTTCGACATCGACATCGAATTTACACGACACTTCGCAGACCGTATGAACGATAAGAGAAATGACCCTGCTATCAAGGTTACAGAACTCCAACGGTTGTTTAAGAAGATCGCAAAGAATAAGGGCAAAGACGTAAAGAAACACGGAGATGCGGAAGCAGTATTGAAAGATATGCAGTCCGATCTAAATCTCCCTGTTGTGGTGAACTATAAGAACGGTGAGTTCGAAGTAGTGAACAAAACTATCATGCGTAAGAAAGACTTCAAGACATCGAGTCCTGAAATCAAGTACGAGTCACAGGACCCAGATATAAAGGATCGTGAAGGTACTCAACCATCGCGTTACCATAAGGGACTAGAAAAGTCGACCAAGGTCAAACGTGATGCACACTTCAAGAAACATGGTAAGAAGGCAGACGATGATGAGTCTGCATACAAACCAGCGCCTGGCGATACAACTGCCAAGACTAAACCATCCAAGTACACCAAGTCATTCAAGGACATGTACGACGAAGATTGTTGGGATGGGTACAAAGAAGTTGGTATGAAGAAAGAAAGGGAACAAGATGGTCCCTAATTGTGTTGCAGAAGAAAATGAGTTGTCTAGAAAACTGGGTACCAGACTTAATGCATAAGATCGGAGCCAAGACTATCAATAAGAATAAATACACTAAAGTTGCGCAATACATCAAGAAAGAATTAGAAGGTAGTCCATAAGATGGAAGGTCTGCAATGAATTTGCATGCTGCTGAATGCAATTCGTAAGTTTGGACTGGATATGATGTAAAGTACTTGCAAAATGATTAGGAGATTTGGCATGATAAAATTTAAAAAATATCTTGAAGAAAAAAGATACGGCATGTATGATACCCTAGACCTTGATGAAGGTCCAGATGGTATCGCAGCGAAGTCAAAGAAGTCTGGTATATCATCGGACACTTTGCGTAAAGTATATAATAGAGGTGTTGCGGCATGGAAAACGGGTCACCGCCCAGGCACCACACCACAACAATGGGGAATGGCAAGGGTTAACGCTTTCATCGTCAAGAAGAAGAAAGGCGGCCTGAACCATGACAAAGACTTAGCATAAAACTTAAAGGAATTTAGAACAAATGGCAAATCAAATTTTAGCGGGTGCGGTGTTTCATGCCGGTCAAGTAATTGCCGGTGTAGACGCAGACAACCCACCATACGTAGGACCAGAATCATCTTCTAGTGGCTCGACATCATCTACATCACCAGTAGCTGAAGGCACTTGGACTGTAGCCACTACTGCAATGTTCGGCAATAGCTTCGGTGGTCAAGCGTTCATCATGAATCAGGATGGTAACAACACAACTCTTCCTACTCCGAGTGGTCAAATGGTAGGTTCTTCTATCTTTATGGCCGGTGATAATATATTCGTAGGTAACCTGCACTATACTGGCGGTGGCAATAACAGTGGTCGTATTTTAGTTTTTGATAGAACGACTGGCAGTTTAGTACGCACACTATACGGACCAAACGTAACAGACGCTAACTTCGGTCAGCAAGAAGTACAATGCATCTTTAGACGGAAATCGACTTGCTACAAGATATTATGAATATGTATATGTTCAACAGGTTCTTGCTGTCGATAATGACTCTGGTGGATCTCTTGACATTCGGTAGAATCCAAGACTGTTACTGACGGAACCAACTGATCTTTACCCACGTAGTCTTTGGGTAGGTGTGCCATATGATGACCAAGGAGGTTATCCAAACTCAGGTAAAGTATACAGATTCGCGTTAGGTGCTGATGGTTTACCAACTGGCCAACAAAACCAAGAAATCGGCGACGGTTACAGAGGCGCAGAATACGGTGCTTTCACTACTTCAGATGGTGAATATGTTGCATTTGGTTATGGTCCAGCAGGACCAGGCCACGTAAACTCTTCTCCAGACTCTCCATATAATGGTAAAATCAATCTAACAAACACCATATATGGACCTGGCGCCCTTGCACTAACATCGGGAATGACGGATTACTGGACAGACTCGTCTCTAGGATCCAACTATCCTTACCCACCAAATAATGACTTTGGTGGTCAAAGCAATAGACTTATAGTAACTGACGATTATGTCATAGTAGATAACTCACAATCACAGATTCATCAACACACAACAATGCTAATGCGAATGGTGCAAACGGTGCGGTCTTATATTCTATGGTAGCCATATGGTGCAAATAATCACTGGACAACAACGACTCATGTTTACAGTTTCATTGCAGAAAACAATAGTCCTTCAATAGACGGTGTGGGTGCATGGTTAATAGAATGTGAAGGTAAACTTTACGTAGGTACTAGAACCGATGTCGCACTGGTATTTTCAACCTATCAGACGATACAGGCAGATTTAATTACTCGATTAAATGGATCGGCGGGTGATCAATTTGGTTCCTCTGTCGATACGCAAGAAAATCATTCAAGATTCCTTGTTGGTTCTAGTGCATACAATAACGCTGGACGTGTCCAATTGTTCGAAGAAGATGGAACTGAAGTGATGTCTATCGAAAGACCTACCGCTGGTGGTGGTGGTCAATTTGGTCGTAATGTTGCATACGGTTCTGGAAGAATTGTCGTTGGTGAAGCTCTGGACACATCTGTCGGCAGATTCTTTATCTTTAATGAAGAAGACGGGTCTCTTATCAAAGAAGTAACAGGCCCAAGAAATGACAACTTCGGAACTGGAGATATTGAAGTTGCAGGTAACTACATCTTTGTAAGTTCCTCTGGTGTTAACAGTAACAATGGTGCTTTTCTGGGTATACCGATCTAGGTCATGGTTGGAATGAGATACTCGTATCGACAACATCGGAGATAACTTCCGGATTCAGTATACGTTTATGATGCAAATGATCTATCTGCGCAACCAACCAAACTAACCGCGTTTGATGGTACTTCGGATGATAACTTCGGGATTACGGTTGCTACCACCTCTGATAAGATTATTGTGGGTGCTTGGTATGAAGGTGATGCGGGGTGGCCTGGACCTGGCTCAGTATACGTTTATGATGCAAATGATCTATCTGCTCAACCGACTAAACTATCTGCGTTTGATGGTGCTTCGGGTGATAAATTCGGAGGTTCCCTTGATGCTTTCCGTAATACTATTGTTGTTGGTGCCGAAGAGGACGACGACAATGGAGATCGAAGTGGTTCAGTCTATGTCTACGATGCCAGTGATCTATCTGCGCAACCAACCAAACTAACCGCGTTTGATGCTGGTGAATATGCTACGTTCGGTGAATCGGTCGCAGTAGGATAACATGAAAAGGTTTACTGAAATAAGAGAAGCAAGGCGGTCTGCACAAGACCGTCTAAAATAAGGAATAAATATGAGTAAGACTAAGAAACCTCGCAACAAAAAGATGTCTCAAGAGAAACGAGAAAGGTTGCAGTCTACTAGTTCTGAAAATAATAAGTTTAACATGACGGGGTCGCAAGGCCCCAGTCTCAAATTAAATAATACAAACCGCGCTCCATCTAAGGTATTTCGAGGCGCATCAAGAGGAAGTTAAAGTGAAAGATTTTTTTGAACTAAGAGAATCCGCAAATAAAGATAAGTTTGTGGTGAAGTACGCAATGTCAAAGAAAGGACCTATTCGTACGATGCCGTTTCACCTATTGACATACGCCAAGAAATTCCTTGCCGATAAGGAAAAGGAAGGATACAAGGGTATCATTTCTAAAAACGGCAAACCTGTAAAGGAGTCAGTTGAACTTGATGAAGCCGCAGATTTTGAAAAGATATCTAATGAACTCTTGAAACATAAGAAAAAGGGTATTGAGTTCGAGAAGGCCGCTGCATTCGCACGTGTTATGTTTATGAATTCCTCTTTAAGTGTACAGGATAAAGCATTCATGGGTTTGACTAAGTTGCTCAAGGATATGGACGACTTGGTAAAGAGGACCACTATTACTAAAATCCTAAAAGATAACGGATTCAGAGTGAAAGGTGGTAAACTTATGCGTGAAGGGTTAGAGGAATCAGTTCAGAAACTAATATTAAGTTCGACTTGATGAAAACAGTACCGCAAAACCATCTGAAATTGGTACAAAGCTTGCAACTAAAGGCATGGGGGTCTTGTCACGGATTCAGAGGCTCCTTCAAGATCAGAGGAACTCGTGGTGATGCAAAAACTTAAATGTGCAATTCAAAAAAGCAGTAAAGAGTAAAGGCGCAGAGATAAAGGTTCATTGAACTTGAAGAAGGAGTCGAATTGACTACGAAAACTACCGTATACGCAACTAAAGGAATGGGCGCATAAGAGAATGGGAATGGCGAAGATCACTAAGATGACCAAATCTGGTTATGTGGTCAAGGACGAAAAAGACGGTAAGTCTCGTACATTCGCTTTCCACGATCGTACGCCAAAGCAAAGGCATTACTTGCAAAATGAAAAAGTTTAAACAGTACGTAGAAGAAGGGTGTTGTGAGGCGTGTAAGTCTCTCGACGAAGAGTTAGAACTGACCGAAGCAGAGTATCAAGGTAAGAAAAGTTACTTTGAACAAACCTGTACGTGGTGGTTCTAAGAAGTTCTACGTATATACAAAGAACGAGAAGGGTAATGTCGTCAAGGTTTCATTCGGTGATCCAAATATGGAAATCAAAAGAGACAACCCTGCTCGTCGAAAAAGTTTTCAGTGCCAGACATAATTGTTCTGATCCTGGCCCGAAGTGGAAAGCGCGATACTGGTCGTGCAAAGCTTGGTAATTAATTCGTATAAATAAGAACGTAACCTTAACTAATAAGTCAACAGAGAATAATTACATTAAATTATATTAATTATATCAAATACGACTTATATAATTAACACTTAATGGGCTAATCGAAAATGGCAGATACTACCATATTACAAGAGCATGTGCAACGTGAAGAACAACGCCTCGCAAGAATCGAGGACAAGATAGACAAACTTTCCGATGCAATGATCGATCTAGCTCGTGCAGAAGAAAAACTTATAAACATAGAGAAGGCAAACTCACAACACTTTGAACGAATGAATAGATTTTCCATGCGTATGGATGATATAGAAGATTCGGTCCAAGAGCAAGGAAAGACCGTTAAAGTAATGCAATATATTATTACATTATCTGCGACCGTCTTTGCTGGTGTAGTCGTCAAAATGTTTTTTGACGCGTAAACTAACGGAGACTAATGATGTCAGATATCAATAAAATTATGGAGGCGTATTTGGGAATGGTCTCCGGAGAAAAAACTGTGGATGAAGCCAAGATCAGAGATAAAGGCGGAATTCAAGGTAAGGACGGTAAACGATATACTGTCCAGATGAACCAAGATAAAGGTAAGTTATCTTTCAAATTAACTAACGAATTTGGTGATTTCAAAACGGTTAGTGCTAAACAGATGGGTAAGATTTTCGAAGAAGTAGAACTCGAAGAAGTGTCTGAGAAGAAACTTGATCCGGTAGACGATAAAGCAAATGATAAGAAGTTCGCTGATCGTAAGGACAAGGACATCGACAATGATGGTGATGTAGATTCTTCTGATGAATATCTACACAAGAAGCGTGCCGCAACGGATGACGCGATCGATGGTGGTAAGAAACCAGCGAAGAAAGAAGAAGTAGAGAAAGACGAAGAAGAGTCCGAAGAAGAACCAAAGGACAAGAAGAAGAAACCTTTCCCACCTAAAAAGAAAGATGATGACTCTGAAGAAGAACCAGATGCAGAACCAGAAGCAGATGGCGATTCTGATATCAAAAAGAATCCTAAAACTGCCGACAAGAAAGCAGAAATCTCTAAGATTGAAAGTGTAGAGTTCCGTTCTGCATTTGAAGAGATGTGGTCCGCATTCGCTTGAAGCGGCTGACCCTAAGAAGGGTGCACTTGCTGGTGAAAAGCATGATGATCATTCATCCGAACATGACAAGAAAGTCATTGCGATGCATAAGAAGTCTGAGAAGAAAATCGAAGACAACGAAGAAGATAGTCATAATAAGACTTTCAAAGCGGGCGGTAAGGACATGAAACAATCCCCTGCTCGTAGCGGTGCAGATAATTTATCGAATGGTGATAAAACACCAGTCAAGTAATTGAATAGGTTATATTATTATGTTGGTCGATTATATTCTAAATCTTTTTCGTCAAGATCCGCCAAATCGAGTAGTTACTGAAAGGCACTGCATGGATCTTCGTCTGATCGAAGATATGACTAAATCGGAATTAGATAGGTTAGGTAAACTCCACGGCGTTAGATTAGATAAGCGTCGTAAGAAAGATGTCCTAGTTGCTAAATTGAAAGAAGCGGGGATCTATCGCGGATAGGTCCATGTCTTTTAAATATTATGTATTGACCAGTGGTAATCTAAGAACGTTACACCGTCAATTCAATACCCTAAAACCAAATGAGACCGTGGTCATAATAAACTCTCTGAATTCAGAGTATGTTGAACAGGCCTGCGGATTTCTGCGCGTCTAACGATATAGAACATCATATAACCGAATCAGACGGCACACCATCGACAGGTAAAAACTCACTACTCGATAAGTTCCTAGAAAGCGACAACGAGTACATGGTACAGGTTGATGGTGATGATGTGATCACCCCCTACGGTAGAAACCTCTATCGTACCGTTGCGCTAAGTGACTCTCCACCGGACATGATATGTCTGGCGAATCAATTATCTGTTCAAACTCCACGAGAAGACTTCTTCGATCTGTTTTCGAAACAGGTAGATAGTAGATCCGTAAAAAAGGATCATTTCTTTATACCGATGAAGCATAAGTGTTCGTGGACACATGATTTGAAAACAAGACAGACGCGACACACATATATACCCAAAGTTAGGGAACATGATATACAAAAGATGATGCGTGATGGTATTGATGAGTCGATTGCTAGGCAATGGATGGAAAACCGCAAAGTTGCTGAGGATTACACGATAGACTACGGTGATATGTCTAACACGCTCAATCGACTTGTATTCTACTCGCGTACGTGCGCACAGTATACTAGGTTTAGTCCAGACCATCGAATCGGTGAGGACGCACTACAATACTACCAATTAAAGAAACTTGCATACGAAGGCGTGTTGGATATGCGAGTGAGGAACGAGAAACCCAAGTACTCATACTTGTACATGCAAGACACTGACAGCACAACTCGCCATGGAGAACTTAATCTTGACTGGATTCAGGATCTTATTGATAAACTAAATAAGATGGAAATGTACCCCAAAGGGTACAGATTACCGGAGTTCGAAGACCCATATTATGAAGTTGAATAGTAAAAATATCGTAGTCTATGCTGCAAAACATTACTACAACCCCACGCACATCGACGGGGAAGAGTTCTTTGATGATCTCAAACGATTCAAGTATGTAAAGAGACTGGTCAATCGATACCACCAGAGTGGAGACCTAGCAGAAAGACTCATCTTAAACCACCTTATAGTTATCTTCAATGTCTTTGGTTATGAAGCAGGGGTGGAGATGTTGGCGTTGAAAATACCTCTAGAACAGTGGCCGACTATCAAACCATTCCTTGTTTTTCTTCAGGCAATAAAAAATGATGACATTACAGGTATCGAAATGGATAAATACGTAATAGATAAATTGAGAGAAATAAGATGGGCATCCTAAAGTCAGCCGCAGATGTGGTCTATACAATTCGTTTTCTGAAACTACTCGTTACTAAGTTCGAGGAAACAGGTGCGTATAAAGCAGGTATCATTGATGCCGAGGGTAAGAAAAATCCGGATTTTGATATGGATAAGATGGCGAACCGTGATGCATACCGTGATAACTATACCTCGTTTCATCGTCTAGTATTTAATCTAAAGAAGATTATGGCCAAAGCGCCAGGCGGTTCTTCGTTGGTTGCTCGATATGGTGCTGCACTTGCATTGATCAAAGAACACGGAGACCTTTCAGACAGTCAATTGCAGAAGATACACGAATCGACAGGCGTGGACATCATGGACGTTCTTATGGAAGATTCTAAATGGTATGTCCTAGAAGACGGAAACGTAGGTCAGGGTATGTATCGTATGCGCAATGAGTCTCTAGTAGACACCGGAGAATCTTTAGTTCGCAAAGATGACCAAGTTCGTGTT